CATTGAATGTTTCTTCTAATGCCATTAATAATTTCTGTAGATCCCCCATGTAAAAACCAGCGCAATTAACACAGTTGATCTCTACAATTCTCCAGCCATCTGGTGTCAAGCAAATATCCATCACAAAAGCAGGCGCCACTTGATACAAGCTGACCATCTGTTTTGCAAAGTCCAATCCTTCTTGGCTAACCTCAGGTTCAAATACGTAGTTGTTATGGAATTGGTAGTAAGAATGTGTAACTATCTTACCATTAACGATCCATATCCTAGCCTCCTTGTAGATTTTCTTCTTCTCGCCAACTTGAATCGTGCCACTAGCATCAACATGAGATTGCTCCATGTATTTTAATACACTAGTTTGTGTGTCCTCCCATTTAACTTGAGAGAACAACTGACCATTGAACAATTTGCTATCCTTTGTTGGACGAATGAATTTAACTTCATTTGGCTGCCATTCTAAAATGTCAGAGATATTGTGAATCTTACAATCACCATTAAGTAAGTTGTCTTTGTAATACTGTCTATAAACTTCAAAGTCGTGTGCGCCGCCATAAAAGCTGCCTGGCTTAAAGCTTTCTCTTGCAGCTAATCTTGCCATCTTAACACTACCAAAGCAGAAGACATCCTTTCTTTGAGTGTTGAATGCGAGCTCAGTTGTGAAAGGTGGACACTGAATCACTTCATAATCCAACCCTAACTTATCCAGACTATTCATTAATGTCATTTCGTTAACTTCACGGAATACACTTTGTTCAATTAGGTAAAACATAATTTAAAATCTTTCATTAAACGCTTTCAGTACGTATAGCATATCTGGAGTAATCATGTGTTCTACATAACCAGCCATTTTACTATCCATACCACCTCTATGTGCATTAGCCAACTCTGCCGCCATGCTAGCAACTGTATCGCAATCTCCGCCTATACTAACAGCATTACGAATTGCTCCTTCAATATCATCGCTATCTAAGAAACAACGAGCTGCCTGAGGGACTGTATAATCACAGCTCACTTTAAACTTATCGTACCTAGTTAATTGCCAAGGGAATAATAGACCATACCAAGCTCTACAGAAGCGTTCGTACTCTTCTTTGTCTTTCATTTCGTTCAATGCGCCAATACTACTTACAATAAACTTTGCAGCTTTAATAGCTTGTGGGTTATCGTGAGAGGATTTGGCAGATAGTGTAGCTTCGTCTTGAGCATAACCGACGTCATAAATAGCATAACCAATAGGTGATACCCGCATGGCAGCGCCATTACCAAAGCTATCGTTGCTGGTAAAATCTGGTCTATGAAGCCACTCTTTAAATAACTTACCATAGTAGTCACCAAAGTGCTTCATGCCCCAGTACTTATACTCGACTGTGTAATTAGAATTGTTTAGGAGTTTTGACATCGTAGCGATTGTCATGATGGTATCATCAGTGAAGTGTTCGTCCTTGTTAAAGAACTTGAAATTCTTCGTGTAGATTGGGTTCATTTCGTAAGGGGAACCAATTATGTCGCCGAGGATGGCTCCATACCCTTTGTGTTTGTTCTTTTCCATTATTCTAGCGAGTACATAACTCTCTGTCTTTGTTGTAAATCTGTCATTTTAAAAATGTTAACTTGTAAATAGTACCATCTAAAGCAGTTATAACATTGTCTAGTTCATTATGAACATTACTCATCTCTTTCGAAATGATATCATATCTACTATCTATGATCATCTTTCTCAAACCTTTAAGGTATTCTAATGGTTTAAGTGTTAAACCATAGCTCATTGCTGAAGAATCATAATTAACGATCTTCTCTGTAGCTCCTTGATAAGTTTCTATAACACTATCAGCTAACTCTGGAAGCTCTTTATATAAACCATCAAGCGCTATGTGCTGGGCAAAAGAAGATTCGCCTGTAGTTTGTAGATGTTTAATATGAGTCATAGCTGAAGCTGTTATGAGTAGTGTGAAAAAGTAAGGAGCTTTCACTTTATCCAATTTTGGTTTAGGTATTGGTACCAACGGTGTTGCCATATTATTAAATTTAGAGGAAGATGAGGGGATCGAACCCTCGCACCGCATTTCAGCGATGTACGGTTTAGCAAACCGCTGACTTACCACTCGCCCAATCTTCCTATATTAATCATCATTTTTTAAGTTTACACTATGTCCGACTTTTCAGTTATATACGTTGTTATGCTAATGACCTCTTTTCCGAGCGGGCCACAGGGACTTCGTTCCCTCAGTAACAGGCTAGTGAGACCTGATGCATTACGTACTACTATTCGTCAATTGTTATGGGTTGTATAGGCTAAATCTTGTAAGTTGCTCCGCGTGAGGACCTTCCTCACTTCAGTACTACGTTCAACGTCCTCCTATAAGAACGTTTAGAGGTGGGTGTGAGATTCGAACTCACGAGAGCTAGTCACCTAGCCCTGACAGTTTTCAAGACTGTTCCGATAAACCAGACTCCGGCAACCCACCTTTTCTATGACTCCTTGCAGAGTTTTTGTTTTTAGATTTATAAGTCTCTAATTGCGAGTCACAATTATGACAGATTAACCTTAAATTACTTCTCACATTGTTTGCAGCATTCCCATCAATATGATCTAATATGAAATTAAGTGGCTTATTATTCCACTCTCTATCTACACTACAAATTGCACAGCTATTATTTTGAGATTCATACAAATATGCTCTTATAGGTCCTCTTAAGGTAGTAGAAGTACCACAAGAAGTGTCTCCGGTATTCAACCATTTATCTACTTTTAATTTATCTTCATTATCACGGTAACACTTTTGGCATAAACCAGATATGTTACCGTGAGATACCTTCTTAGAACATACTTTACATTGTTTCATTTTTACTTTCTCCGCACTATCTGCGGTGAATAAGTGTTGTATTTACCGCAGTAATTCTTCTAACCTAGTACTATCACTAATGATAGTAATCAAAGCTAATTCTTTTTCTCTCATCATACCTTCCACTGCACGGTAAATAGGTCTCCAGTGATCTCCCACAAGTATTAACTTTGGTGGGTTCTTTAACTTCCTAATCACATCTAATACAGTGAACACCTCTGATAATGTACCAATTCCACCTCTACAGGCAATGTAAACATCAACACCTTCAATCAGATAACGTAGACGATCGTAGATGTCATCAGCTGCAATACAGGTGGTAAGATATTCATTACCTTCAATAGAGGGAAACGTTTTACAAGTGTAACCTATAGCGGTACTTTCTTTGTTAGCTCCTTTACTTACTGCTTCCATAATACCACGGTATCCACCGTTAACTACTATGTACTTATTTCTACCCAGTATTTCACCGATCTTAACTGCATCGATATACTCTGGTGTTGTTGTGTCATTAATTGCGCCTCCGAATACAGAAGCAAACTTTCCTTTTAACATAGATCTAATTTTTAAGCTGTGTAGGCAGGATTCGAACCTGCATATAGCACTTGTCGGTCTTTGTATTATGCAATTAAACTCACACTTTACTCTCGACTTGCTTCCCTACGTCTATTTTTATTTAGATGTGTCTGCACCATTCCACCACTACACAGTGCTCACAAGGATAGATTCGAACTACCATTCCATTTTCCCGAGACAGGTAGTTAATGGATAACTATCACCATTACTGATGGGTTGCGTTTGCCGTTTCGCCACATGTGAGTATTAGAGGGCATTTCACCCTTAAAGTTCTTTCTCTTCTCGTTTAGATTCACGGTAACCATATATAGCCATGATTACACCACCTATAAATAATAATATTGCAGCCATTACTTGTTGAACCAAACCACATGTGTGTACATTGGATCTACTTCATCAAGATTGTATAGATCAGCATACTCTCTACTCATAAATGTTGCTGTGGCTAGATATCCGTGACCATCATCGTCTATGAAACCACCACTTTCTACACACTCTTTGAATTCTTCTATTGGCATGTGATCACCGTAATCTGGTATATTACGTACCGTTTTTGATTGTACTTTAGTGTAGGCTCTATCAGCCTCTTCGTAATGCTTCTTTGCTAACTGCAAATTGATTCTTGCTTGCTCTCTTTTATTTGCAGCTTGTTCTAACTCATCCATATATCATTCAATTATAAAATCCAACTTGACTCTCGAGACATTCTGTTTATAAGTGTAGTCTTCTGCGTATCCGATTCGTTTAAGAAAGCGCCAGTAATCACCACCCTTATAACGTGAGCTTACTTTGTCTTTATACCAGCAGATACACTCATCAACACTATCAAACTTCATTAACTTACCTTTTCTCCTCAATCCTAAGTAGTTGTTTTTACGGATTGCGGGTTTGTACTTAAAGTTTGTACTTTCGTGTACTGCCTGTTGCAGTACGATCTTAGGATGCGGGATACCCGCTTTAACGATTTTATCATAAACCTGTTTCTGATTTACACGCTTGTTTTGTCCAATACACACAATGCTTAGCATCAGGAGTATTGTTAGTACCAATGTTTTCTTCATTAATTACTTTTATGTTTACATTCTGTTAATTAGTGGACGCGCGAGGAGTCGAACCTCGCATTATTCATATTTCAATTGAACTTCACAGTTCAATTCCCTCAGCCAGAGCGCCACGCCCATTAGGCTTTTAAGCCAGTACGCCTATACAGGTTTGGAAGCTGCATTTCGATTGTAAGTAAAAAGAGATTCGAACTCTCAATTTCAGCTATTCTCCTATCACCCAGGTCTCTGATATTCACTGATGGCCCCTTATAGGCTGTATTTACCGATTCTACTATTTACTCGCGGAAGTGATCGGAATCGAACCGACACAGTACCAGGGACTTACATGGTCTACCAAAGTTATATCCGATTCGAACGGAGCCTCTCGCCAACAAGTAACTTCTACCATTAATGTACACTTCCATTGGGGTGAAGAGAGGATTCGAACCTCTGCCAATCATATCTTATACTACTGCACAACCAGCCATGCTCCATCACCCATATAGTTGCAAGGGAAGGAATCGAACCTCCGCACATCCGAACTACCACTATTCTACCTTGCTATTTGAGCTTTTACACTCAAACTTCTTTAACAAGACCAATCACAACTAGTCTGACCATAGGATGCGTATTCACAACATCTACCATCAAATTCGTTTAGTTTTACTTGTCGTTCTTTCTTTTGTAAGCGTTTAACTTTACGTTTATACCTTCTCACTTGTATTCTACGTAAACCTTCAAGCTTGTACAAAGCTTCTATTTCTTTATTCTTTGCCATTTCAAGTCTTTCATTTTTAATGTTTCCAACATGTGTGTAATAGCCGCTTGGTTACAACCTCTCCAAACACCATCTTTACAAAGATACGTAAATTCTAATTGGATCTTACCATCTTTTCTGCTTTCTGTGTCTACTTCTACGGAAGATATGTCCTCGTTCATATGGGTATCTTTCTTTAAATTGTGCAAATGTTAATATAGCAGCACCTCTTTTAATTGATCTATCAAAGTTAGGTTCCCATCTGGGCGTAAACCAGTGAGAATCGTCATAAGAAGACTTCTCAACTACTCCTAACTCTTGCTCACTAATTGGAACTTTCATAATGTATTTGTGTTATGCTCCAACACTACATTGTGTGTACCCCTAGTCGGATTCGAACCGACACTTTTACGCTTCTAAGGCGTATGCGTCTACCAGTTGCGCCATAGGGGCGTATACCAGCTGATATTATTCACTATAACAACATTCAGCAGTTTCTATTTTAGGTGGACAATAACTAGCCCACTTTGCTAACTTTTTATTTAACACTTCAAGGATATCCATCCTTTCAACTTCAGGATTGTCAACGAAGATTAAGTCTAATGCTGTAATAATAACATCCACGCACTCTCCTGTTACTCCATCTTTACCGGGTTGTCTACGTTGATAGCCTTCTTTAATGCCAACCTCTTGAGCTAGCTCACCAACTTCTTCCATCATCTTAGAAAGTACATCATACCTAGTTCTAAATGGAGCAATCTTACTAACCTTTAATACTTCCTTTATCATCTTACCTACCTTTTATCAGATCCACAATTCTCATGAATCCTTCCATTACCAAAGCTATAAGTGCACTAAAGCTACCTACAGCAATCCCAATTAGCCCTAAGACTAATAACAATACTAACGCTATCATTTTCTCTCTCCTTTTGTTTGTGGGGAACCCCGGTTATGATCCGGGTCCTCCAGTTTTTCAGACTGGCGCTTCTACCAAGTTAGCTTGCTCCCCTTGTAAAGAACCCTACTTTAAGGGTTCTATATATTCTCTACACATTCTTACTTCAACATAGCTGTCATCCTCATAGAATGTATAAGCTGGTCTACCAGTGATTGGATGTATAATTTCACTCTTCACTGTATTCACTTTGAAGGTACTTTTAAAGGGCTTACCTGTATCCTTCTTAACTTTTAAACCGTCGATCATTTCAGTTGTTTTAACACTTCTTCAAAACTTGTTTCTATAGTACCACCTGTATACTCAATTGCATGTACAATCATTAGATTACGAGGAAGATCAAATTGTTCCACTATTGGAAATTGCTTACCAGCTCCGTATGATTTAGTAAGATTGTATAAGGTAGTCTCCTTAGTTGGTGTATAACCATATATCCTTTTGTCTTTGGCATAAGCGTAGCCAATCTCAAATGCTGTGCCATCATCAACATTAGGACCTCTAAATGGCTCAATGTTAGCAATTAAGATATCACACTTATCAATGAGTTTTGTATTAGCGTAGAAGATGTCTTCTGAACTAGTACTTTCATTATCAAAAGGTGAGATTGCACTATAACCATACTTAGCGCACAACACTTTTAGTTTTTCAAGATGCTCTTTGGCATCAACTCTGAACACATCTGGCCCAGCTAAATAAATTTTATCTTTCATACTCCTTCAAACTTCATTTTAAATGTAGATACAACAGTTCTAACTCTTTCTTTATATTCTTCTGGTGTCACTGATAAATACGAGAGATCCCAAAGTTTATGTGCTGTAAAGAACTCTGCATACTTAGTCGATACTAAATGTAAGCCACAATGATATTGTGAATGGTGAGAGCCATCCATAGTTACAAAGTCTAGTTGTTCGTCATTCTCCCAGTGAGAGAATTGTACTGGTTCCATTCGACAAGTGAAAAGCCAATCACCCTTTGTCGGTATTCTCTTTATAGGTATATACCTCACGGTGTCTTCACTCAAACGCCTACGACGTCCGTCAGTTTTACGTTTAACGCGGTGAGTTAGCCAGGTCTCTCCGGTTTTGGTACGGATAGTCACCATACCTTTATTTCTGTTTAGTATTGTTAACTGTCTACTCATATCATCTTTTAATTGTGACCCTAACAGGACTCGAACCTGTAACCACTAGGGAACGGAGTTTAAGTCCGCAGCGTTTGCCTTTTCGCCATAGGGCCAATTAGGGCCGAAGCCCTTTTATTTAGTCTTTAATCCAGAAGCGACCATCGCTTTCAGATGCACCGTAGTTTAGACCGTCTTGCTCTAAGCGTTCTTTCATAGCTTCGAATACAGGGCGAGTGTCTTCACTGATGCTGTCTCTTACAGAACTTACGTTTACTGCTTTTGTAGTTTTAATTGTCTCCATCATTGTATCAACCCTACGGGATACTGTTTCATTTACATTTGTCATAATCATTGTTTTTAAATTGTGGTGCGCCTGGACAGATTCGAACTGTCGATTTATCGGTTAAGAGCCGATTGCTTTACCACTCAGCTACAAGCGCAAACTGTGTGCCCACTTGGACTCGAACCAAGAACCTACAGGGTAAAAACCTGTTGCTCTACCATTAAGCTATGAGCACATTTGGCTACAGTTAATCTTCTGTAGCACTTTCTTCTATTTTTTCTTCTTGTTCAACATCTTTTCTCTGTTGATATGTGAAATTGCAACATGGCATCATGTGCATTATTCCCGGATTATCGTGGCAGTCACAGCTGCACATTTTTGTTTCATCATTCATCTTCTACTTTCTTTAAACCACTAATAAAATCACCATAAGCTTGACCAGTCCAGGAGTTCTTACGTGAACCTTTCTTTTCGTGTGATTGTGCAACTAATGTCTTCTTTTCCCCATCTATTTTAAGTATATACATTCTATACTTATTCTCCCCATCATCAGTACTCCAATGAGCGCCTTTAACTTTAGGTGTTGAGATCTCAATCTCCCATCCGTGTTTTAATCCGTATACCCCTTTAACATAAGCTCCCATGAAGTCACAAAAGTCACTGTACTTCATTTGGTTGGGAGAGAGGGAATTGAACCCTCGACCTACGCCTTATCAGAGCGTTGCTCTACCTCTGAGCTACCTCCCAATCTGTTATTCCTCTAACCAATGTGTTACCCTTTGATTTCTAACTTCCCAACTAGCATATGGTTGAAATGTATCTGGATCCTTATGGATAGTTACACTAGATTCCATTCTAGCTGTTAGTTTATGTTTGGGCATCATTGGGTGAGGACGTTCTGTCTTTACGATATACTTACCAGTCTTAGGTAAGCGTTCATCAATGTCAATCCATTTCATATATCTTTTATTATGGGGTGTTAGGTGGGCGACGACCCCACGTTGTCTCTAAAGCGTTTCTCCAGTTTCACAGACTGGCCCCGAACACCTCCACGGGTTGCTAACACAGTTGAGAGCAAGAGACTCGAACTCTTGATAACTGGTATGTAAAACCAGCGCTTTAGCCACTAAGCTAGCCCTCAATATGTCGCGAACGTACGACTCGAACGTCAACTCCTAGATCCAAACTAGGTATGTTACCAATTACAACACGCTCGCGATTATTTTAAATCTTTGTACCAATTGAACTGCTTTGCAGTTCTTAATCGATGACAGTTGGCACATCTGATATCGCATTTATCTATTTCATTTTGAATACTCTCTATTGATCTATGAGTGGCATTGGATATATTAAACGATTTTACTATACTATCTTTATGATCAAACTCTAATACTATGGGATTAGTTTCACCACAATCTATACAGGGATTTAATTTGAGATAGTCATAAATGTACTGTCTTGCTTGAATACGTCTTAATTTAATCCCGATCAGTTTACCTTCTTTAGAAGCATTAGTTACCTTCTCCCAATATTTCTTATCGTAACTTCTCTGACATTCTCTACATCTAGCCTGTAATCCATCAGGACGATTCTTATTCTTATTAAAATCGGAGTAGTCCTTTTCTTCTTTACAATGATTGCATACTTTCATAATACAAAGATAAGTAAAAAAAGTCGAATTAACTAACTACTCCGATTCCTTATAAGTCTCCTATTTCTTTCATTTCTTCTTCATCGAACATTTCTTCTTCTGGATCTTCACCATCTCTCTTTTTAAGAGCGGCAATGATTTCAGCTTTACTGTTCTTTAATTTATCCCGCATTATTTGCTTAACCACCCATCTAAACGCCTCACCAATCGCTTGTTCTCTGTAACCTAAGTCCATCATATCAAACGAATCAACAGCTAACTCTTTCAAGGTTTTAGGATATAAACCGGCATTAAACTGGTTTACCACGCCACTTCTTAATTTAGAATAATGATCATGTATGTCCGTATGTTTAAAGAATGGAGATGTAAGCATCTCAGGATAAAGTCTAAGATTCTCGAACAATTTCACCCTAGCTACCCAAGGGGACCATACATTAATAGCTTGTAGTGCTTTTAATCTTCTAGTAGTAGTACTATCAACTTTCAATTGCTCAGCGATATGCTTACCTTGCCAGTAAGCTCCACGAGTAGCAACCCAAATAAGTTGAGCAAAATCATCAATAGGTGGTTGCTTTTTTAGTTGCTCTACAGTGATGTGTGAACCGTAACCGTTATCATATCTGAACACTGGCGTCCACATATCCATTCTGATTATTAACTCCAAGCCTCTGTTAGCTACACCTTTATCCACCATCTTCTGTAACTCAATAGTAACCCTCTCAGCAGAGATCTTCTCCAGTTTAGCTTTATGCTTTCTAATGAGGGCAATCATTGGTGTATCGATAGTAAAATCAAAGCGGGCAGCAAATTGTACAGCTCTCAATATACGTAATGGATCATCAACGAAGGCCGCATCACTCACACTCTTTATAAGCCTAGACTTTATATCAGCTTGCCCTTTGAAGGGATCGTGAATAATTATTCCACCAAACCAAGGAATCTCAACAGCAATAGCGTTCATGGTAAAATCCCTTCTTGCAAGATCTTCTTTGATGCTCATAAATGGATCCACTATTATTTCAAAGTCAGTGTGCTTACCACCTTCTTTCTTCACGTCTTTACGAGGGATTGCGATATCAATCTCTTCCCCTCCTTTAGCTTTAAACTTTATTATACCAAACGATTTACCAACTTGATCAACTTTACCAAAGTTACTAAGTAATGTAATTAACTTATCTAGTTCAATGTTTGCTATCAAGATATCCAAATCTTTAGATTCCTCCCCTAGGAAGTGATCCCTTACAGCGCCACCAACACAGTATACTTTAGCTTTTTCAACTTGTAAACTGTCGAAGAATGGCAGCCCTCTTACTTTTTCTATACACTTCATTTGCAATGACAATCTGTTATGCTGTAACCACAGTAACCAAAACATCTAAATGGACGATGACAGAATAAACTCTCGCCTTCACCGTCATGATTCACATGTTCTTGTCCAGTGGTTAGCCAGCGTTTAAATATTAACCTTCTATTAAAATAGACGAACAGTTGATTATGTACTATCTCCTTTGTGATCATGACATTAATCTCCAAATATCTCTAAAATACAAACTAAAAGTTCACCTATAAACTCTATGATGTCTCCGACATACTCTTTTAATCTTTCCATTGTGTTTTTCTATTATGTTTCCACGTTCTGTAACTTCTTCTTTGATAAGGGTACAAGCCTTTACGTTTGTAGTATCCTACAAAGCCTCTACGAGCAGTGTTGATTAAGAAGTGACAACTATCATCCCATGGATCAACCCATTTCATCCCGCGTGTGTACTCTCTTCTATCTGTCGTTATTAATAAGTTTCTACTGTGCTTTCCTGTTTTCATTATGTTGTGTGTTTATTCACAACATATCATTTCCCTTTTTCATTTGTTTATAGATTTTGATTTCTTGTTCGACAAAACTCCGCATCTTATCAAACCTCCATCCAGTGGGATGCATCGCCCAATAGTTTGATTTAAGTACAACAGCTGATGGTGTGATATGATGGTATTCATCTACACACTTATGTGTATACCATTTAACAGCATCTTCAGTCCACTTAAAGCGCTTCTCAGTGTCTGACCACTCATAACTATTTAAGTTGTTGGCTGATAACAACATATCTCTTACTCTTTCATTCATAGAGCGCACGGAGAATTTCGAAATCTCGACCCGATGTTTGGAAAACACCTACTCTGCCTCTGAGCTACGCACGCTTATAGTTTTTATTGAGCAGGTAGAGAGAATCGAACTCTCATCTCAGACTTGGCAAGCCCGTGCACTAACCGTTGTGCTATACCTGCTTGTGAGGGGTAGCCTGGACTCGAACCAGGAACCGACACGTTAACAGCGTGTTACTCTACCATTGAGCTAATACCCCTTATCTTTTTTCTTTTTAGTTTTCCTATCTGCTGACCACATAAGGTATGCTGCTGTAGCAATTAAGCCGATCACACCGAATATATAGGTCATATGTACCACCGTATCGAGTAAATGTTGTATCATAGGTGTTTCATCATACAAACCTATAGGGAAGGTTACACCTATTGCAGCTATGTAATAACATAATCCTCCTAGCACTCTTTTTTGTATCTTAGTCATTTTCTTTATTTTAATCTTCCACGCCTTCAAACACAGGCTTCTTTACTTCTTGTTCGTCGTCTGGTTCGTTGTCCCACATAATAGAAAAGGCGCAGTACTGTTTAAGTATGCGCCTTATAGTATAAATTAAAAATAGTGAGCCTGGTCCATGATAGACTTACTCGGTAGGTACAATCGTTCGATTTCCCACGTACACCATTTGACCATTAACAACTTCGAAGTTATATAGACATACCGGTGCATTACTATTCTCAGCTTTTATACTGTAGTACGCATATAAGGGGCCGTTGCTATTAAAGCTCAACCCACTATGGCCGACGCTAATCGACACATTCTTAAGTGATCCCGGTTTGTTAATATTCTTATTCATTGTCTTTGTCTTTTGTACCAACAACTCTGTTGGCAAGTGGTAATTCTTTTGTCAATTGATCCGCTAATTTATGCGGTTGGATAGCTATTGCAGTCACTTCTTTCACATCCTCTTCGTAAAAACTGGCAAACTTGACACCTAAATTATCCAGGGCTTTCATCAGCCCCTCAAGCGAGTCCTTGTCGGTAGTTGCGAGTGATATCAAATATCTTCCAAACAATCTCCATTTGATGAAGCGGATGGGATATCGAATTGCAAAATCAGCAACTGCATGTGCTGTTTGTACTGTTTGATAACCAGAAGATAAATCTTGTCTAGTTACTGTTATTAATCGTTTTGACATGTGTTTTCAATCTTATAGAGTTCTACTATTTGTTCGACCACTCTCATGTCAATCGGAGTGTGTGGGTTTTGTTCTACAACTTCTGGTTCAATTCCTCTTATAAGAGCATATGCCATGTTTAAATTGCGGAGAGTCTCCCTGTTCATTTTGTGTGTTCTACGTGCTTCTTGTGGCGTAAGAGTTCTTGTGCCAGTATAGTAAATAGTTTTACGTTGTAGCTTTATGCCTAACTGCTTAGAAGCTAAGTCTTTGATTTTGTCTTTTAAAGTATTCATTGGGTGTAGTATTTAATAATGTGCATCTCATATTCTGTTTTGCTCCATCATTAAGGTGACCCTCTTACTCTAATCTAACCAAATACAGGTAATCCTCTTGTAGGACAACCACTGGAGCCTACTCCAAGTAACATAATGTCTTTTCTCATTGTTTTCGTTTTTACGGTTCGTAAATAATTGATCTTCTTATGTCATGTTCATCGATAAACTTATCGAACTCATCTTTGAGCCATTGTCTATGCTCTTCATCGCCATGTTCTACGCTTTTAAATAGTAGATCGAACATTTCTTCGACACTCATAACATCTTTATTAAATGCTGCATTTGTTCTTCAGCTTTTTCACGTGTTGCAAAGGTAATATTCTGATTTGACAATATCAAATTTAAAACATTAAGCGCTGCAATAATTTGGTTTTTATCCATTGAGCATTCAAACGGCCTCGAACCGATAACCTCCGCGTTACAAAGGCGGTGCTCTACCTACTTGAGCTATGAATGCGGGAGGAGCCTATAGTTTAACGTCTTGGCTCCGTAAATGGACGTTCCGTTTCCGAACAGATTAATCTTTATAAGTTAGGTTACTAAATGTTTTCCCATCACTAGTCATGATGTAATTGCCTTGTCCCTTATATAAAGGAATTATACAGCTACCGGCTTCATAAATGACAAAACAATAAACCTTTGGTTTAACATCGTCATCATAATCTCTTATCAAATGATCCCAACCCTCGTTGTGTTCAGTGACAGTAGAGTATTCACTTCCAATAATTTCATTGTGCTCTGAATACTGATTCTTCTCGTGCTCTTTAAAGAGCTTTCTCAAAATAAACATGTGTGTATGTGTATATTACAGCTACATTGCTGTAGTCGAACACTGGATCATGAATCCGCACAACACTTCCTAGTTAGTTTGTGGTGCTCGATATGTCGCGTATGGCAGGATCGAACTGCCGTCTCTACCTTATGAGAGTAGCGTACTAGCCGACTATACGAATACGCATTGATTTAAGCCGCTGCAGCGGCACCTTCATTTATTGTAATCCTCTATCCTGTAACAGTTGGACATATGCCTTTACGGTCTGCCCTGGAGCAATAGATTCTTAGAAGGTTAGAAGCGGATGCAAGATTCGAACTTGCGACCTGAAGCTTATGAAACTTCCGAGCTGACCTCTGCTCTAATCCGCATTATATTTTACGATATGATAACCATGATTAGTTAAAACTAGTTTACAGTGTTCAATATATTCATCCAACGTCATAGATGACTTTGATTGATTTGCTATTACTGTAGTGATACCTAAATTACCTATAGCATTATCTCCACCTTGAGAGACTGGATTAATGTGATCAAAATGATAAACATCATTCACTAAATCTATTTCGACTCCTGTCAAATAACATTTAGTTTTCAATTCGGGATATTTAGTCTTTAGACTTTCAGTAGTAATGTTATCTACAACATATCCTCCCCGTTTATTGAAACGCTTTATTTTACCATAAAGTCGTTTATACTTTAAAGTATCACCTTCACTATGCGTCTTTTTAAGATTCTCTCGTATCTTCTCACTGGTATGATAAAGAACTCCAGACTTAGATAAGCCTGTAATGTTCATTATCTCCTTTATACTTTTACCATCTTGTTTCAGTTTGCTTATGATTTCTGTCTTACTCATAAGCAAATATACAGAATAATAATGAATAAGTCAAATTTAGAGCGCCTTCGTGGATTCGAACCACATATCCTTACCGTTGCAGGGTAATAACTTACCATCCGTCCCAAGGCGCTTATTGAGCAACTAAAAGGATTTGAACCCCTACTCCGTGAGGAACACGATTGCACTCGTGCGCGTCTGCTCTGTTCCGCCATAGTTGCTTGTAAAAGGTGGAATCACACCACCTTAATGTCTTTGTATTCTTCTTTGTCGAATTGTTGTGCATGCTCATTATATAAAGCTTCAATCCATTGACCGTGTTGTTTAAACTTAATTGTTACAAACCCTGGTAATATAACGTGAGTTACAATACCTCTATAATGACAAGAAACATCATCTCTACCACTACATTTGATTTTTGGCTGTACCAATTTCATTTTTACTTTTTGATTAATTGTCATTGTCTTCGAATTCCTCAATCATTTGTTTTATTTGTGCTTCACTTTCTATTAAAGCCTCACGTGTCTCAATTCCATTTGTCGTAAACACATTGATAGTGATACAACCTCTAAACTGTAGGCTACCTTGAGTGTGCTCATTGTCTGGTGTCTCTTTAGTCGAAAAGCCAACTGTACTATTCACGTGGTTTACATAATAGGTTTTACCTTTATGTTTAATCACCCACATTGGAATACTCTTATCCTTGAGGTGCGCTTTGTTAAAGTGAAATACTATACGATCTTCTTTAATCGTACATAATTCTGTTGTCATCATTGTCATCATTGTCATATTCATTTCCATTTTGCGGGGCTGTAGAGGTTCGAACTCTAGTTCACGGTGTTAGAGACCGCTGCCTTAACCAATTAGACGACAGCCCCAAGTTAGCCGTTGGGCATTATTTACAAGTAGACACGGCTAAACATCTACACCCTGTAAACCTCGGGAGAAAGGAAACTCTTATCGCTCAACTGAGAACTCATATCTTGCACCGTAGGTTTCGCTATAACCTGGTTTGTCATAATATACAGTCCAACCTTCTTTACGGTAAATAGGCTCAAAGTCAAGCATGTGTTGATCAAATATAGTTTGTCTTGGTATTGTTGACACTTTCATAAAAGCCTCTAACAATTCATCCTGTTTAATAGTAACGGTATTTCCACCATTAAAACGCTTAGTCAGGAAATCATTTACCACTTGAATCATTTCTGGTGGTATTACATTGATTTTATTTGCCAGTGCATCAGCTGGACTTATTGGTTTTACTTCCATGTTATTGATTATTAACAGTGGACCCAAGAGGAATCGAACCTCTGATTCTAGTTGTTAGTCTTGAGGGAAAGGGGCTACCCAATATATCGAAGACATCTAGCGTGCTACCTCTACACTATAGGTCCTATTGCGTGTATAGCAAAGATTTGCGCTACACTTAATCCTCTCACAATTCTCTTCGAGAGGCACTTGTGGACACAGTCGGAATCGAACCGAATCATTCTCATTGCAAAAGAGACGCCCTGCCTTCGGGATCAGGCCCATTTATGTGGGGAACAGTGGAATCGAACCACCATAGCCAATCTGGCGCCGAGTAACACCCCAGTGGAAATCACCAATTCTTTCCTTTGATACCCCATTTAATTCTCAAAATGCTACTGCCATCGTGGTCCTATGTTCACGGCTTAAGAGTAAAGTACATCTCACTGTCACCCAGAGAATTATATTAAACAAAGTACTTATGCTCAAACTCATTGCCAAGTACTGTACGCTCATCACCATTACCTCTAATATCTTGTATTACAAAAGCAAAGGTATTCACCCAAGCTGCACTGTCATAGTGGGCGGGGCAGGAGCATGAGGCGTAATTTCTCCACTCACTAAGTGAAATATCTTTAGCTATCAATAGAAACTGATTATAGTACCTAATATTCACTCTGAAACAGGAGTCAGGATTAAGATTATCAACTTCGACCACAAATATCCAACCCAGATACTCAAGTATCTTACGTGTACGCATTAGATTAACTATTATTTCTTCCTCTTTCTTTCCTAAGTCATCTACACCGATGAAATCAGCTACTATTTTACTATTCTTCTTATTCATTAAATCCTTGATATTTTATATGCGTGAGTTTCTCACTAAGAACTTCATACTCTTCTCTTGTCATAAAGGTTTTTCCATTATCGTTATAATGATCAACCCAACATTGATATTGGTCATCTCTTACTAGCTTTCTATACTCCTCTTCAGGAAGGTTTTCAGAGTTGACGTAATACTTTAATACAAACATAGCAGTGTATACGGGAGTCGAACCCGCTCCGTGCGCGCTGACAACGCGACATCTTAACCATTTGACCTATACACTATATTAAACCCACTACCTTTTGTGATACATTTTCGATTGCTTCGTTATTTTATGTATTCTAAGTGGGTTTGTGTTACAAAGATAACATTTTTATATTAGTAATACTAATTATTACACAAATACTTCTTCTGCTGTTGCAACAGTCTGTAAATCAACCTCATGTATTTTACAAAGTACATCATACACATTCCGCAAACCTTTTAATCCTTTAGGATCAGCCGCTCTTAATGCGTCCATAGAAGCTATTGGCGCCTCCTCATTTTCTTCTGGTCTGCCTGGATAGTTCTCGAAAGCGTGTTCAATTAGTACTATTTCATCCATGGTGTAACCAGTGTTAGCGACTTGTAGTTGACCTTCAAGTATTTTGATTTGAGAACAATAACTTTTATTATTGGTTATATGCGCCCTCATAGCCACCCACCAACTTGTACTTTCAAGGTTAGGTGCACATTTATAATTAACTAGATTACCAACAGCACACGCGCAACTAGAACTGTGCTTTAATTTACCTTCTTCGTAGGCTTCTACTAATCTACTTACTGTTCTTTCAAACAATTCTTCATTTTTCATGTTTCAACTTTTAAACTGTTACTCGATCAACAATACTCTTTAAGTCTTGCTCCTCCCAGTGGATACTCTTTAGCACCTTCTTATCAGCTTCTCTCTTAATCAACCAAAGGTTCTCACCAGTGATCTGACTCTTAATTGGTGACTGCTCAATATAGGTGGGTACACCAATCTTAGTGTAGCTCTCTTGCGTGAGTCTAGCACTCTCAATAGTATCGCACGCTTTCTGCATGTTACTTGCATGCACTGCTTCAAATGCTTCTTGTGCAATTCCTTGCATACCGAATGCTAATATTGCGCCTTCCAGAACATAACGTATGTCTGTGAAAGCATCTAACACAGCAACAAGATCTCCTTGTTCAACTGCTTCCGCCAATTCTTTGACTTCTTCTTCTAGAAGAGATACTCTTAATGCTGCGATCTTAGATGAAGGCATTTCTACTTTAGCTTTCACTTCCTGACCAAATAAGGTCATAAACTCTTCTACTTGCTTTATTTGTTTTTCCATATTATTGATAACCAGGAGCCATTCTCCCATCACTCACTCTGTTAACTAGTGAACCAATTGGTTCACTCACCTCACTCTTTAAAAGTTCATCGACATTCTTCACTGCCACCTTACTTAATTCTTGCACTTCAGCATCATTATTACTCGCCCTCCTCAACAGCTTATAAGCTAAAACTGCATCCTTAATCTGCCTCACACAATCCGCCTCAGCATCATGAAGATCTTTTCCCGCTGGAGCTAATTTAAACTCTTTAGGGAAGAGAAGTTTGGCAAGATCAGTTAGAGTACGGCAACAACGTTTAGCTCGGTAGAAGAACGGAAATACCTCTTGTTCGAACAATGCTTCTACAGCTAATTTATCGAATGCTGTATCCCAGATCCTATACTCTTTAAAAGTTTGCTCAACCTGAACAATATAATCTAAAAGTAGTTTTCTAAATTCAGCTAACATTGTAACACCGCTCCATGTTGTAAGTCTAACCTTTGGGTCTTGCTTAGACCACCAATCTAGTGTATCTTTATCAACATGATAACCAAGTGCTATCTGCTCTCCAGCATTTAGCTGACATCGAAAAGTAAATTCCTTTTTCTCCTCACTTGTTAACTCTTTACCGTTTATATGAAACGGTACTATAGCGACATCAAGTACTACCACACCTGGTTTTTTACCAATGGTCTCAATATCTAACATTAAATCTATCATACTCTTTCTGTCTTTTGCTTTAAGATTCCAATGGCCTCTCTTAATGTTTCGTGCATACCTCTAACCGGAGCAAACCGCTTGGAAGAACACCATCTTACATCGTTAATTACTTCATAACAACTACCACAATCACAAGTCACAAAGCTTGTACTGGGATCACGAATACCAACATCAACCAACTGATGTCCACATTTACATGGCATACTGTTCTGTATGTGATAATCTTTATTCAACACCAATGGTGGCAACTCCAGTTTCTTTGTATGTGACATTGGGCCTACGTTTATACACACCACCCATTCTCCAACTTTCAATTCGCTCATCTTACTATCTCGTCTGTTATTAATTCAATATTCTTCACTTTTAACTTCTCCTTCACTCTTAAAGAGTTGTCTTCATCCAATATAGATTGAGTGGCTTGCTTATGCTCCCAGAAAGCTTCAGCTTTTGTTATTGCTTCTGTCCAGCTTTCAGCTAACACATGAGTGACCTCACTATATTTACTTCCAAAACTTACACCATACAACTTCTCCATAGAGGCGGTAGTCAGATTCGAACTGACGTACACAGTTTTGCAGACCGCGACCTGACCACTCGGTTATACCGCCTTATTTTTACCCTTCGGTTTTAAATGAAGAATGGGTTGTTACTAGATATCTAATCGCCGATAGAACACTCTCATGCATACCTTCTGCGTCTTTATCGTTAGTAAAACCCACCATTTTAAACTCAGCATTCCTATCAAAGAATGCTGCACTACCATTATTAATTACAATGTTGAAGCCTTTAGCTTGTAAACAGTCGATGAACTCATGTGTTCTATTCCAGTCGATTTCTGGACTCTCACATTCTTTACCGTACCACCAAGCATTGATATCATCAACCATCTTTTGCTTTTTCTTCCGCTTCATCTATTTAAAAGTTTAGATACCCCACCAGGACTCGAACCTGATTTATCTCCGTCAAAGGGAGATGTAATACCCATATACCATAGGGCAGTGTAGGTGATTATTCGTCACCTAATAGTTTCTTTTCGATTGCTAACCAATCTGGATAATCCATACCACCAAACAACATCTGTTCACCTTTAAAGTAGGGCCAAGGTATATCATCAATTAAGATATCGCCAATACATTTACTTTTATCAGGTGAGAATATTGTTCTGTTAAGTTGGTCTTCACCAAGCCATTTTACCACCCAGTCTGCCTTTTCTGTATAACAGAGTCTGTTTAGAATTGAAGGACGTGTTAAGATCCACATTTCATAGCGTGCATCCTCTCTTAATAGATTAAACACTCTAATAGCGTTGGGGAGAGGTTGTAAATCACGGAAGAAGTTGTGTTGTGATTGAGGCCATTGAATGCCTGGACACGCAATGATATCTCTTGCTGCTGCTCCAAAGAAGTCACATAAGGTATCATCCATATCAACATATATTAACTTCTTCCTCATTTCTTGACCCATAAATGATACGCTGACCATATCATCATTAACAATCCTATACCAATACATACGCCACTTACAACACCAGCTACTACTACGCTCATAATCATTTACATTTTAAGTTATTAACTTGTGGGATCCTTTTCTTTGTTCTTTTGGCGATCCTCTTCTTCCTTTTTATATCGTTGTTCTAAACGATCATTCCAATGCTTAATGTCTGCTGCGACACAGAGACTAAGTGCCAATAAGGCAACTATTACGAATGTAAGCATAATCAATATTAAATTAGTGGGCCTAGTAGGACTCGAACCTACGAACCTGTTAGGGAGGGGATTTACAGTCCCCAGCAATTGCCGCTATGCGATAGACCCGTATTGTTGTCTTGCAAATATAATAAAATTATACAAGCAAGACAACTTATTTTACTTTTTATTGATGTGAGCTTTGAATTGCTGACTGAAGGTGTCACCCTTCATTACTTTTCTCCGCATCTTACGTGGCATTCTCTTAAAGAACTCACTGACCTTCATTTGGTCTAATGCTGGATCACCATACTTTGCTTGCTGCTCTTTATGGAATTCTTCCATTAAAGCAACAAATTCTGGATCCTCATCTGCTTTTCTATTTTGTTCTTGTTGTTCTGGAGTAAGATTGCTTAGTAGCTCCTCCAAGTTTACTTCGTTATTCATAATCACGTATTACTGTTGCAACCGGTAGAAATGGTATTCCATCCGGAGTAAGGTTAAAATACTTAACTGTAACCATCTTACCAATAAGAGTTTCAATGCTATTTGCATAACCAATCTTCAACTCTCTTGGGCCAATAGGTTTAGCCTCAAATTCTTTATCTTCTTTGGTAATACATCTGAAACACATGTCTTCAGCACCACGTAAACCTTCTTTCATACCAATGATCTCGAACTCCGCATCTTGGAACTCTTTAATCTTGATCATCCGATCGTCTCTAGTGCCGTAACCATAAAGAGCGCTAGCATCTCTACAGATAGCACCTTCGAAGCCGTCACCAACATAAACATCATGTACACTCTTAATGCCCGCATAACTACTTAATTTAACTTGTGAATTAATTTTAATCTTATCTGTTTCGTCAAAGCTGGAAGCCAAACTATTTAGTAAGATTGCCCTCTCTTCTGCAGTTGAAGTATCATCAGCGTAATCGAAGATCCAAAACTCTAGATCATCGTGTCTATCCGGTGTGTACTCTTTAAGTGCAGCTTTACCAGCAAGTGTTTGTAAGCTGATACCATGTATGTAAAGTTCACCATCGATCATTTTATCATTACCAATCTTCTTGAACAGCCAAGCGAGCTTAGCCGATTCAAAGATCTTACTAAATGCAATGTCGAGTGATTTACCCGTACGTGAAATTGCTGAGAAGCCAGTTTCTAACTTAGCCACACCAGCCCGTATTCCATCCAGTTTTCTACTCACCCACCAGTCTTTACTCCAGCCCAATGGATTTATAGTACCATCCTTGTTGTAATACTTACTGACCCCTTTAGGATCTTTAGCAAGCATCACCTTCTTCACTGATGAAGCATACGTTTTACCCAACGGTAACCTTCCCGCAATTGCAGCATGGTCCATAGGATCAGGTACATCACTGTCATCAGGAAACAACTCATTAAGTAATTTATAGCCTTTATCACGTTGTTTGTTTATTATACTGCGTAGTTCAAGTTCAACTTGCTCGAGTACTGTCCTTTTCACTTTACCGGCTTTAACAGTTTTCACTGGCCCGTCTGTAAGTTTACCATCAAGTAAACCACTTTTCCTTCTTATCTCGTAATAGTCTTCTACCTTGAACATCGAAATAATGAGTACTCTCACTTTATCTTTCGAGTCGCGGCTATATAGGTATTGCGCCATTTAAAATGTTATTCTCCAACTCTCTTTCGAATCTCTCTGATCGCTTGGAATTTTAGTTAATTTGTACCCTAAATTAGTGAAGTAATTGTACACACTATTATTTATGGTAACATAAGCTATTGTAGAATATTGACAGCTAGCTATAGCTCGATGAATCGCAGTGCTAACCTCTTCTATAAGCTTCTTGTTTGTAGCATTAGTTAAGTCATCAACTCTTGCTCTTGCTTCTTCTGCTTTTATCATCACCAACTTATTTCGTAATCGTAACCAGCCAGACTATCATAATAATCTACACTTTCAACTTTATATCCGCGCTCTTTAAGCGCAGCTATTGTCGCCGCATATAGAGTGCCAGCAGCTACACTCCTACATCCCCTTTCTGCAGCATTTTTAATTGCCTCTGAGTAAGCTGCTATTTGTTTATTACTCTTTTCTTCGTTTTGCTTGGCTAACACCGCTTCAGCGATCTTAGCTGCCTCTTTTGCTTGTATCATTTTACCAACAGTTTATAAGTTAAAAACAGCTGCATGTAGTGTAATATTTGATCAAACCCAATGCTCACAAAGAAGTTATGTGTATCACCCTTCTTCCACAGATAACTATTCAATCTACTTGTGTAATAGTCAGTTATAGTGTGGGAGATGAAAGTAATAATACAAAAGTATAAAAGATACACTGCAGAGGATGCAGTCAACACAGCATACACAAAGCCACACACGAACCAAGTAAGAGTATAAGAAGTAGTATGAGAAAGTAAATGCCCCATATTACTAGATTTTCCTTTCGCATCCTTGTCTGTCTGAAATATGAAATCTGCCACCCAGTGGATTACTAGGAAGCAGAATATTGTTAATATTGTCATCTTAATTGGATAATGGATAGTCGACCTTGCCTGCACTTTCGTAGTTTTCAATTATGAAAGTATCAATGTCAAACTCTTCTATCTTTCTGTAAATCTTGTCTGTTTTAAAGGATAACGTAGGTAACTTGAATGTTTCATTCAACATCTGCTCGCCTATGAAAGGCACCTGATCAGTGTAAATGTGTGTATCACCTAAGTATCCAATTAAATCTCCAGTCTTCATATTAACTATCTTAGCCAATAGTTCCAATAAGAAACCATAGCTAGCGATGTTAAAAGGTAAGCCAAGAGGTGTATCAACACTACGCTGATTCCAAGAAAGAGATAGCTCTCTTCGTGGTACGTTAAGTTGATCAAATATGCTATGCGCAATGTCAGAGCTGATGTGATAGTTTGTAATGAAGTTGAGTGGAGTTGGATCCCCTAACACCTCACTTCTCTCTTCCAACGACAACTCTCTAGTATAACATTGAAAACCGTAATGACATGGCGGCAACACTGAATTAGGTACATCAGTTGGATTCCAAGCAGTTACCATTAACCTTCTGGAATCTGGATTAACTTGTAAATCATGTATTAATTGATTCACTTGATTCAGACCGCCGACATTAATTCGTTGACCAGTATCAACGCTAACCTCACAAGCTCCTTCAGCCACAGCTTCGTGGAGTTCATCAAGTGTGGTAACAGGTGTGCAGAGTTGATCCGTTGTTACACGTATATATTCATCTTCACCCCATGAACACCACTGCTTGCCGTAGATTGGACCTAAATCACCCCATTCTTGAGCAAACCAATTACTCTCTTGTATTCTAGTAATGAACATCTCTCTAGTAAGAGGCCCATTATTGATCTCGTGTGGAGTAAGACGAGGTGAGGGAATTGATTGTACGTTGTAGTTGGTAGGATTGTCAGCGGACCACCAGCGTTTCATATATTCGGGAAACTCCCTAACATAACGTTTATAGGCATCACCGACCCAAATATAACATTTGTTATCAACAAGGTACTTAATGTTAGTTCTACCTAAATGCTTATATTCCTCATCAATCATATGGACACCAAGAAACCATAACAGTTCTGTTATTATCCCTTTAGCGTACATCTTCTTTGATGTTAATAGTGGAAAGCCATCAGACATTTTATGCCTAAACATCCTACCAAACACGCTACGTGTGCCAGTACCAGTACGATCTTCCTTCTTCGTCCCATTAGCCATAATATCAGCAAGTAATTGCTTATACCAATGATCTAATTCATTCTTATGTGGTGGTACTGAAGTACCATTCACTTTTGTTATTTCCTCTACCATCCCATGTACTTTATTGTGTTCTTAAATACACTGATCAACTGACCACTTAATTTAAACTTCTTCTTGTTATCATCTATTGATTTGCATAAGTTGCCATTATTCTGTCTCTCACTAGCAGCCTTCCAATCGAAGAACATCTCCATGAGATCGAATAGGTTCATTCCGTTAACGCCATTAGCGTAATGTTCCGGGTGATGAGGGTTGTTGGCATAGTGATGATCTAATGCAGGTTTCAAAGCAGTTAAGAAGGTTTCATACTCTTCACTACCATACTCACATGCAGCGAGCTTAGGTGTTAAGAGATCAAACAGCTCTTTCTCTGGTGAATGAAACTTACTTGCATCGTGTACTGCAGCTCTCCGCATTAATATACGACAAGCTTTCATTAGCAACTCATTGACTCTCTTAACATGTAAGAGAGTCTGAGCAGTGCTATCGTATTGTTGTTCTGTTTCCATTTTTAAAAGTTACCGTACTCAACCTGAAGACATTTCAGGCCAAGTTCTTCTCTCCACATGTTCACCACTTGATCGCGATCATCAAATACAGCCTCAATGTAATATTTGTCTTTGATATGCTGATGATAGATCTCTTTTTTAATGATGTTGTCCTTCCTGAAGTCATTTGTCGGTCTCATTAGAAGTTGTTCATATTCTTGGCCATAGTATACACCCAACCAAGCTTCTGTTTTCTTCCTCGCTGAACCATCTCTACCAGAGAGGAATATCACTTTATAAAAGAGTGATAGTGTACGTACAATGTTAAGTACGTTCTCATCCGGATCGTCAAGATCAACCTTCAACCAATCATATGGACCACGGTGATCACCCATGTGTGCAACTGTACCGTCAATATCAACGATAATCGCTTTCGGGAGATTAGGATTTTGTTCGCCAACCACAATTGTACCTTTAGGTGTCGCTGTTTCTGTTATAAGTTTAAGCAGGTCTGCTTTCGCTGTAAGGACACTCTTAAAACCTTTGTACATTTTATCAATTACATCTTCTGGTACAACCTTATCGCGTTGTAAATTTTGAGCTTTGATCTCTTTAATAGAGAGCTCTGCTCCAATAACTTTAAGTACAATCCGAGCATCTTTACCAAACTTAGTAATAGTCTCTTTAAGTGTCTTTAAGTTACAGTGTGTATTGTCAAGCAAGACATTGTAACCGTGACGAAGAGCTGCAAAAGTTGCAGCATCGATATTCGCGCTTACTAGATCTTCTATTTCCTCACCAGGATACCACTTGTCTGCTAACATGTGGCGGAATTCATCTCTGGATAATTTCACATATCCAGGGTTTGATTTTAGAAACTGACGTGCAAAGGTAGATTTTCCACTACCTGGTACACCTATCAATATCATTATTTCGTTACTCTGCGGTATCAGAGTTTTCTTCTTCTTGTTGGGCATCTTCTATGTTTTCCTCTCCTTTGTCTAACTCTTTAGTTTCATGCTCTAAGAATCTAAACGATTTTAATTTAAGTGCTTCTGGGTTACTGTAACCTTCTATACGTAGAACAATACCTTCTGCTGGCACTTTATTCGCACAGAACTGACAGTCTTGATCGTACACATAAGCTGACTTAAGTGCCTCTAAATACTGTTCTCTCCACTCTTCAAGTGTAAGTACAGTGTTACCATGTTCGTCTGCTGCATCGAACCAACCATTAGCTGGTCCAAAGTAAATCAGTGGACAAGTTTCTACACCTAACTGCTCCGCCCTTTCCTGCACCATGAAATATGGGAGGTCGATGACTTTCCCTTGTGTGGAAGTTTGGGTGATACGGTAGACGTAGATTTTGTATTCATTCTCTTTGCAGCCATAGTCATATCCTTTTTGGATATACCCACCGTCCTTGGTGAAGCCCACGCACTCGCCATAGATAGTTTCGCCATCGAGCAGATTATCTTTGAAGTGTTCGTTAATATCCTTCCAAAGATCATACTTGTAGTAATGCTCCGGATTCGTGTTAATATCTTCATTCTTAATTACTTTTCTGCTAGAGTAGATATTGTCATATTGAGTAGTTGACACCCCGACTCCGAGCCATTTTGCAAACTTTTCATACCATTTGAGTGGTCGTTTACATAGTACTTTAGAGGAAACGAAACTTGTGCCGTGGAGTTTCCATGAGATCGAAATGATATTGTCTGGTTGCAGTCTATGCAGATTCTTACCGAGTTGTGCCGTGTCATAATGAAGTCTAAATTGATTATCAATAATTTTCGATTCCCGAACTTTTTTATTGTGTTGTGTGGTAAGTGAACCAGTTCCTTGTTTCTTTACCACATACTTTTTAACGATTTCCTCCCCGTTAACAGTGTCAAATTCTTCACCTACTAAAGAGGTAAGGTCACTTACTTTATCGCCTAAGATGTAAGCTAAAGTGTCAATAGGGGCAACATAACCCATGGATTTGTTACCTCTCAATCGAACTGCCTTCACTCTACCTTTCTCCTCGAAGAAGCCTGGTTTAGCATTAATGTCAGCATTTAACTCTTTAGTCTTAAACTCGTTATTTGCTTTTAAATAGCTGGCAGAAATCTGACACTCAAGTGGAAAGTAGATACCAATAGTACCTTCCTTCGTTTGATTACTTGTGATGATCTCATTACCATCCACATTAAATACTAATAAGAAGTCTGAGTTATGTGCTGGTCTCAGATTCTTTATTTGAATTATCTTTGCCAGATAATTCGGGTTGTGTTTTGTTGATTTGCTTAACATCTTTCTCTTTTTCTCCCTCTCTAAATCTTTTCGTTATTATTACCGCACCAAGTCTATTTAAGGTACGTTGCAATGTCAAATACCGCGCACGGTCTTCGATCATTCGGTTCACACGTAAGCGCACTTCTCTCTGATCCCGTTCATTACTATCGTAATTATATGGGACTCCACGAGAAAGTACAATCTCACTTATGTAGTCACGTTCAGTGAAAGACATCTTCTGCCAAGGCCATATAGGTTTCTTGACTCTTATATTGACTCTCTTCTCGTAACTCTTTAAAAGGTAAATCTCCCCAGATACATCTAGTAGTAGATTGCCAGTTAGTTTAATCAGCGCTTTTTGTAACTCTTCCATTGGGCTCGAAATAATAATGAAACACCTCACCTCTATAATCACTTGGCAAGTCAAAAGTTGTATCGCCAGGTGTGTCGTCGTTTATATGCGACCAGTGTACTTCCTCACATAAAGGAAGCAACTGCCTATAGATTTGTGATCCACCAATCACCCAAATGTTCTGCTCGCCATCAAAGAGCCTTGCGTCTTCAAAAGCTTCTTTTACCATCTCTAATAATGAACCACTGACTACGTTATCATTCTCTTCGAAGCTGGCATTGCTTACCACATAATGCCATCTACCCGGTAATGGTTTACTACCAAAGCTTCGATAAGTATTGCCACCGAGAATTACCAATCCACCAATGGTGAGCTTCTTGAAATGCTGCATATCTTCCTTGCACTTCCAAGGTATTTGTCCATCTTTACCTATAACCCCTAGGTTATTTGTTGCTACGATTAGCTTCATAATTGTACAAATTAAAAAAAGGGTAACTATTGCTAGTTACCCTTTAGGTTAGTTATTCACACGACACCACACGGCGCCGGCAACCTGATTAGCGATTTCACCATGCACATTAAATAATGTTAATGGCTGCACACCAGTATAAAGAAGCGTACGTAAATCTCGCCCGTCTACTAATTTTAAGCAAGGATCACCTTCTAAGAAGCTATCCAAGCTTTTGTAGTATTCCAACAATACGTAGTATTTAACTTTGCCAAGAAGTTCAGTGAAACTGGTTTTATCAATCGTAATCACCTCTTCACTTTTAATACCAATCACTATTGCTATACTAGTAGGCTGTTCAACATTACCCCAACACCTCAACGGTTGGTTTATTTTTAAATACCTCATTCTTGTGTTCTCTTTGTTCTTTTCTTTCTACAACTTTCTCTTGCAGATACTTCATGATTTGAATTGCTAAAGGATGTCTAAAGTTCTCTAGCAGCTCTACTACGGCTACACCAGGGAACTTAGCATGTATGTCTTGTACGAAGTTTGCAGCTGAACTATGTTTGTCGTGTAAATCAATCTGATTTAGATCACTGGTGAATACCATCCATGAGTTCGGACAAATCCTAGTAACCAGCGCAATCATGTCATCAACCGTCATGTTTTGACTCTCATCAATAACGACGAAGACATTCTTAAAGTTCTTACCGCGCACAAACTGTACTGGCAATACTTCAATCTTACCTGCTTCGATCATATCATCGATTTCCTTCTTCGATCTTAAATCATACATCGTATCTAACAAGGGTGAGATGTAAGGCGCCATTTTTCCCTCGGTGGCTGAATTACCAACTCCGGGTAGGAACCCCATATCCTTACCTACAACCTCAATAGGTCTGGTTAGAATGATTTTGTCAACGTGGCCCTTAATCAGTCGATCAAGTGCAGCATGGCATGCTATCGTAGACTTCGCTGTACCAGGTTCACCTTTTAAAAAGGTGACTACATTCTCTAAAACCGTAGCCTTAGCTAATTTCTGTTCAGCTGTTAGGCGGATATGGAAAGTAACTGGACCTTCTTTAATCTTCCTAACTTTTTCCACCTTATCCACCTCACGGTCATTGATAAGGGAGTCTAGCACGCTTGGAAGGCTTACCGCCTCTGCTTGTTTTTTCTTACTCATGTGTGTTTAGTTTAAGTCTGCAATATACGAAATTAATCTTTAGACTCAGAACTATCTTCCACTTTAGGTTTAGAGCTCTTTACTTTCTTACTCTTATGTGTCTCATCCTTAACCACTTGCTCCACGTGTTTTACGTCACCTTTGAGTTGAGTGATTGTTTCTTCCGGAACTTCCACTTTAAGCTGTAAAGCTTTCACCTCATTAAGTAAGGCTATTCTATTGTTATAAGTGTACCAATCTAAGGTGTGTTCAGGTGAACCATCTCTAAGTTCAGTTTCACGAGTAAGTAGTTCCTCAAACTTATGTTGAGGTATGTTAATCAGTACCATTTAGCTTTTGTTTTATGACTTCTGCAGTAGCTGCACCTTCTTCGTAATAGTGTGCAGCATATATATCCTCTTCATCTTTGAATAGTAACAGTGGAATGTTAGTTGTTGCAAACTGCATCAAATAACTCTTACCTGTTCTACGCTCTACGAACTTAGTGGATTCGATGTTATACTCCTCCAACTCAAACTCTGTATCTTTCTTTACCTCATCAAGAACCTTCGAGAGGTCTTGACAAGGCTGACAATTTGATTTATATACTTTGATTACTGTTTTCATTATCCCTCACATACTAAACATTCACTATACAGATCCCGTTGTAGGGCTTTATCAGCTTTCAACTTACTTTCACTCTTTAAGTAGTACAAGCTCTTCAATCCAACCTCATATGCTTCCATATGAACTTTATTGATGAACTTTGCTTCAGCATCCTGATAGAAGAATAAATTTACACTCTGACCTTGATCAAGGAATGTCTGTCTAATACCTGCTTGTCTCACAACTTCGAGCTGATTGATTTCGCGGGCTGTACGGAACACTTCTTTCTCGTCTTTGGTCAAACCCTTAACGTTACGAACACTTCCACCATCGGCTTCTATTTGATCCCAGATAGATTCTATGTTCATGAGTTTAGCTTCTAAATAGTCGACTAACACTGGACACCTTTTCACATGTAAACCTTTTGCCGTATCATCAATAAATTGATTTGCGGTATCGGCCTCCGTTGACTGACTTATACCACCTGCTAACGAAGCGCTACTTCTATTAGGGGCAATAGCCATATTTGTTAGGTTACGAGTACCTTGGCCCTCGCACCATTCTGGTTCTCCATACTTAACGGCCATATCAGCGCTTGCACGCTTACTCTCTTTCTGAATGTGACCAAATATGATTCTGGTCCAAGAGTTGGCTTGTATTCCAGTGAATGGAATCATTTTGCTCTTTAAGAATGAATGCCATCCTAATGCACCTAACCCTAAGGCACGTGATTTAATGGCAAATCTCCGAGCGTCTTCAATACCCTTAATGTCAGCACTCTTCTCAATGAACTCTGACATAACAGCGTCAAGGAACATAGTGGCTAAATATACTGCATCAGTGTCTTTCCATTCATCCCACTTGAATAGGTTCATAGAAGACAGGCAACATACTAGTGTGTGATTTTCATCAGTTGGTAAGAAGATTTCCGCACACAGATTACTGTGACGGACTACCAGATTCTTCAATTTCCACCATTCTGGTAAGTTACGGTTTACGTTGTCAGTGAAGAAGATATAAGGTTCACCAGTTTTTACTCTAGTCTTTAGAGTGGCAAGCCATAGCTCCCTCTCCACACCTTTTTTCTCTATCACCTGTTGCATAAACGCATCGTCGAATTTAGCTCCTTGGTGAATGATATGACATTGTCTGTTCAACTCACCCTCTCCAGTACGTAAACGTAGGAACTCTGGATATTCTTTATGTGATGCATCGAGATATATCGCTACAGCTCCTCTGCGGGTACTTCCTTGCTTAGATGCTAATATGGTACTGTCGAACGACTTAATAAACGGCACAATACCGTCACTACTACCATTCTTACCACCTTGAATAGGAGAACCAATTGCCCTGACTCCAGAGAAGTCATAAGCGGTACCACCACCATGTTTAGATAACATCGCCATTTCAAGATTCTTACGGTAGATGTCATACATATCATCACCCACAACACCTGAGAAACATGATATTGGCAACCCTCTTGTAGTCCCCATATTACACATTACCGGCGTGGATGGAATAAGCCAACCATTCCATAGAATCTTATAGAATCTATCTTCCAATTCTTTATCTTGTAAATAGTGCGCTGCTGTGCGCGATAATCTGCGGTATGCCACTGAAGGTACTTCATCCTTTAATAGATAAGCACCCTGAATAGTTGTCAGATAATGGGAGTTATTACCCCATACAGGGTAATCTTCTCCTACAATCCAACCTTTCTTCGCGGCTAACGGGTGTGTGGTAACTTTTTTGTCGCTCATTAAAATATATCGTCATCATTCCAATCCTCATTTGGCTCGGAATAGTTTGTTTCGTGATTATCAAAGAAATCACCATTAATGGTTCCACCAACAAGTTGATAAAACCATTTCATCTCACCTAACAATTGTTCGTCTACTGTATACTGAGCGGTGAGCCCAAGCTCTACTAACTTTCTATTGGCTCTATCGAACATGAAGTTCTTCAATTGCTTTCTAGTAATCGTAGTAAGATCACCCATTTCAAAGATCTTATCGATGTACTTAAACTCTAAGTCCAACGATAGAGCAATACCTTCTCTCACAGACTCTTTAAAAGCTGAAGTCCAGATCGATGGATTCTCTTCAATTAGTGTACGAAACAATTTACATCCACTCTCCGAATGGAGAGATTCATCACGAATTGAATAAATCATCTGCTGACTTATTCCCTTCATCCTATTAGATGGCCTAAACGATAACATTACTGCAAAGCTACTAAATAACTGTATTCCTTCTGCACAAGCAGAAAACAGTCCAATACTTCTCGCAATATCAGATAACTCAACACCATTATCCCATTTACTCTCAGCCCACTTTTTAATTGGTCCAGAGAAAGGAATCCAGTCAGGTATATCTTTAAGGATACTTACCCAGTCATTAGAACTATTAACTGCCATGAGAAGTTCTAGTTTGTTCATTGTCGCTTCATCTTGCAAGAAAGCTTCAAAGTCATTTAATCCTAGGGTCTCGTTTAAATAAGAATACGCCTCACTATGAATAGTTTCAGCGTCTGCAAAGGCGATAGCCATCTTCCTGATTTCTGGAACAGGGAACCATTTTGTGACGTAGGTAGACCAGTAATCTTCCACTTCAAGCTCTGTTTGAGCGAAGCCTTTTAGGATATTACCAATAACATTCTTCTCTTTCTCATCTAAGTTTTCATTCCAATCTCTTATATCAGATTGCATCGGTATTTTGTGATGCATCCAATGAGCACTATGTTGTGCAAACCAAGCGTCAAAAGCCCATTGATATTCAAATGGCTTGTATGCTATTCTTTTGTCTCTTAAACCCATTATTTGTAATATTCTGTATGGACACTCCTGTTGTCACCACAAGCAGTGCAGGTAAGTCTGCCTGAGAAGGAGTCCATTAGGGACACGATTTTATAACTTCCTTGACAGTTGTTTACTATACAATCATTGCCCTCATCTAACATGAAAGGTGTAGGACCGTCTTCAACCAACATTTCACCTTCATCGTAGTCTTCATCTTCAAACTCTTCGTCTTCACCACTAATGTAATCTAATGGATTATAACCAGTAGTGAGATCATGTTTGAGAAATAAGTTTACGAAAGCGGGTTCATCAGTTACGAAAGTAACATGCTCTTCTTCCAGCATACCATGAACTTCAGAGTGTTTACCAAGGATCTCACCAAAGTAAACATAGCTGCCAATAGCGTTGGCAACTTCCTCTTCTGTGGCGACAAATACTGAGGTAACCTCACCAGCTCTACCACAATCCCATTTAAACTTAAATATTGCTTGCATTATTTTACAGATAACAATGTGTTGACCATCATTGTCTTTTCGAAGCGATTCATAATGTCCTTAGTATCATCAGTGATCACTTGCGTGAACGCATTGTACACTTCATACATGCTCGCTTCCCTAGACGAAGGTACGAAATAATTAGAACTTTCATCAATAAAAAGTGACTTATACGCCTCTACAGCTACATTAGGTGATATCTTTACATTTTGCATACCATTATAGTAGTTCTGACGTAAAGAAGCATCTACCCAGCTGCCTAAGCGCTCAGTGACTTTCTCTTGTGCAAGAAACTCGCCTTTAAGCTTCTTAAGTGTTTGCTCAAATCCTGAAGATAATTCCAGCATCTTCTTGGTGTCAAGAGGAATACTCTCTCCAGGTTTAACTTCATTGACTACAAGCCATTTTGGGTCAAAGACAGTAAGGTTGGTACAAGCAGAGTTCAGGAAGCCACGATATAGTTTAGTGATTGGCTTGCGGACATCTAACCCGTATAAGAAACCTACCACTTCTTGGTGGCCATCGACGTTGTATTCTTTCGGAAGAACGGCTTCAATCAACACTCTATTATAAGTGATGTTCTCAGCATCGTCAATTTTAGTAATTTGATCAGGCAATTTAACTTTCACCCTAAAGTCTTTAGTAATACCACTCATCTTGTCGATGAAAGGTTGAACATAATCCTTAGTAGCTAAGTATTCTTTATTTTTAATCATGGTCGCTTGGCCATTCAGTAATTCGCTTAGTGTAATTTCCATTATATGATAAGTTTGTGTGTTTCACCTTTTGCATTTACGAAATATTGGAAGTTAATACGTTTAAAGAAGTCTTTAAAGCATTCATCTTTGAGACGAAGCGAATCTTCAAACCTATAGAACTTCTCCTCCGTTGAGGAGATGTCGTCCAACAATACTATAAATTTATTATCTTTTATGTATTTTTCATATCTTGCTTTGGTGTTACCGTCAACTTTTTCACCTATACATAGTATGGAGCCGGCCTCAATCGTAAACGTTTGTCTACCTTTCACTCGTTCTATCGAGAAATTACTCTTTCCTGTCTTCACATAATCGTACGTGAATTCAGTTGGATGCTCTTTCAATGCGAAGTCTGTTCTACTTTCACCGAAGATATAGTCGAGTACGCAATTAACGATCTTATCAGACCATTTTAGCACACTACTATCTTCTGGATCATAACTCTTACAACATGATGGTACAGTTGCGTTATGTAGAACTACATTCTTACTACGTTTGAAATGGAGATAAAGAGCATTCTCCAGATTACTTGCATCACTTTCGTTAAAGCCGTTGTCAGCTAAGGTGATAATAACAGCACTGGTCAAACAGTCCTTCTTAGAATTATCTGCATGCTCAGTCTGTCGTCTAGCTAAATCTCTCGACTTGCCTACATACACTTCAAGTATACGTGACTTGGAATAGTATTTATATAGGACATAGACACCTTGTGTATTATCTAGTTTTGGTAAATCTTCCACCCTAGAGTAGAAGACAAGTTTTAGCGTTTTATTTAAAAGCCTAACTGTTTTACCACCATTCAACTTCTTCTGCTCAAAGGCAATTGGAGCGAATGGCTGACTAACATGTCCATTAAGTGCATTTGGAATGATTAAAAGCTCAGTTCCTCTTGCTGGATCAATTATAAAACTCATATAACGAAAAAAGGGAATGTATTGCTACATTCCCTGTGTCTTTTTGATTTTTTTACTCGGCAACGATACCGAAGAAGGTGTAAGTACCTTCAGTTGTGTTAACTGAAGGAGTGTAATCAACAACCATTGCAACAGATTGTGCAGGTCCTGGTTTCACAGTCTCTCCTTCTTTAACTTTAGATCCGGTCACCTCTTTTCCAAGACGTACGACAACCTTCACCTTATTGTCAGTCACATAAACCTTTGCTGCTTCTTCAGCATCACCTTTAGTGTCTTTGGTTAGAACCAAAGTACCACCTAAGCCGGTCTTTTCATCAGCACCTACGAAACCCTGATAAACAGTTTTCCACGTACGTGCTCCTTCGGTAACTATATTGGTAACCTTATAAGGTCTTTCTCTTGAATCGGCAACGCCTGACTCATTGGTGATAGAGAAACCGATCCCAGCGGCGCCTTTTACTTTTTTCTCGATATACTCGCTTGCGAATGCGTCTAGGTGACGTCCTTCAGGTTTTCCATCTTTTTTGAATGCTGTAGTGGCTTCGAATTTCAAAGCTACACCGTTCTTAGCTAATTCAGTTTTAGCAAATGCTTCATCGCGTGAGAAACCTTTAACGGTCTCAATTTTAATTTTTCCCATGTTTTCTATTATTACTTTTATTTGTTATTATTTCCTTTTGTTACACAAAGATAACGAAACTTTATTGATCTACCAAATCTTTTTAATCTTTCTGACCCATATTGAAGCCAACAGTTTTTGCTTTACCCTTAGGTTTATGGAAAGTGGTGTTTTCTATAGTATCCGCCTGATCCTTGATCTTTGACTTAGCTTTTTTATAATCGAGATCCAACAGAATTACGCTGATAAATAACTCTTTTAACTCAGCCAATGAATAACCATTCGTGTCCTTAGCCCACTTCACTGCCTCCGCTTCTTCCAATCCTTTGTTTATAAGGTAAGACTTCCTCACCTCAAGGTCCGGTTTCTCCACTTCAATAGCATAATCAAACCTCGATGGACGTAACAGTAAGTCGTTTAACTCATCAAAACGGTTAGTAGTAGCAATGACCACATTGTGATTTATACTATCATCACCATCTAGGAAGTTAAGTAGTGCTGATTCAAGACCACCACCATCCATGTACTTATCAATATCTTCAATGATGGTAATAATAGGACGGTGAGGTTCTACCACTCTTAAGTGAGAGTTCGCAAACTCTACAAACCAGAAGAACTCCGTTTGATTAGCTATAGTAAATACTAAACCGCCATTCTTGATAAGCGCCAAGCAAAGTAGATTCTTAATACTGGTTTTACCTGTACCAGGGTGGCCATATAACATCAATCCACGTTTGTGTTTCAGTTTATACTTTTCAAATTTGTCTGCCTTCTCCCAGAAACTAGCCACCTCTTTGATAATCTCATTAATGTGGTTATTAGGTAAATAATACAGTTCATCCGTTTCTGGATCAACCTTTTGCGCATGAGTTGCACCACGGGAATCTTGGAAAACGGCATACATGCCAGCCTCCATTTTGTCTACAATGTTACTATCGGAACAGCTACTATAAACATCATCAGAGCTTTTAAGCCACTTCATGTTCTCCTCATCTTCATCTTCATCTCTACGTTCACCCAATCTATGAGGGTTACTTAAATCCAGCAGAAAGCTGAATATACTGTCATTTTGTGCTTCTTCACTCATCGTTTGTTTATTAAAACGGGATCCAACTGTCAAATATTCGTTTCACTTCTGCAATAACTGACTCCTTAGAGTCTAAGCCAAACGTACGGAACTTACTACCATATGTGAGAAACATCTCACACATTAAGCACACACGCTCTCTCACAAAAGTATCATTCTTACCAGTTGGTTCACCTAGTATAGCTTTCACTATCTCACGGGGACCTGCTAATGGATTCTTCTTCCTTGCGGAAAGTACAAACGCATTGATTAAACTAACCACTGTTAAGAGATCTTCTCCCACAATAGTTGTTCCATCCAAACCAACATTAGAAGTGAGATAATCTCTCTTCTGTTCATACGTTGGTTGAACGTACCTGGTCTTGTCCCCTTCTAACCCTAACCAATCATGTATTAGGTCGATTTCACCTCTCTCTTCTAATTCTTCCATATTATATCGATGTAATAGTTTTTAAGTTAATGTCAGTGAAAGTATCAAAGCCATGAACCTTATGGAAGGCTAACCTCTTCAATAGAGTGGTAAACTCGAAGTCACCTTTACTCAACCATTGTGGTCCGACAGCAAACACATGTGATAGATAAGGAGCGTTAGTCTCCACGACTAGCATGTTAACATTAAACGTCCAACTATCATCAAAGCCATACTCGTGTTCAGCATAACTTTTTAAAATGAAGGCGTACATAGCCATTTGTCGATAGTAGTGAAACTTTTGAAAGCTACCTTCAGCTCTCTTAGTGTACACATTACCATCAAGACCTCCCACTTCAAATGTCGTACCAGCAAAGGTGGCAATTGAAGCACCAGTTGTTTTCAAGTCATTTAGGGTGAGTATTTTATTCTCTACATCAACAGACCAGTTGTCTATTTTAGCTTTTAGAGAGAACACTATAACTTCATCGTCAAACTTATCAGGATTCGGTGAATCCATACTCGCTTGCACTTGCATTGTCATTACATCCTCGTTATAACTTGGGCATCCTGGTTCAAGTAGTTTCATGATCAGTTGATTCTCAGTCACACTTTTCAAGCAAGCATTAAGTTTTACGTTCTGCTCACTAGTCAATGTAATACAACCGATACACTCACTCACTGCTTTTAAGTGTTCAAGATATACTTTGCCAGCTTCCAACACATTATCAATACGTTTCTGTGTCAGATTACTGGTATAATAATCACACTCTTTACAAGCTAAGAGTATAGCTTTGTCTGGGCTATATTCTTCACTTAGAAGTCTATGGTAACTTTCCATGACTTGTGCAACCTTCCCGGCTGGTTTCTCTACGTCATTAACGTAGTACTTCCCCTTCTCAAGGATCATTTGATGTACTGCAGAGCCAAGCTCTAGAGCAGCACCGTTCATACCTCCAGTGTATCCTGTTAGGAACTTGGTTGGCGAACCTCCCTCTTCAGGGTTTATAAGCTTCAGTAAAGAATTTGACACATAGTCTTTATACTTTGGGCCAAAGTAATCAGCATCGCTTACATTGTCTAATCTAGTTGTTGTTTCTGTCCTGTATTTTAATTTGATTTGATTCAGGTTGTACATTCATGTTACATAAACATGTTTAAGTGTACAGATTAATCATCATCTTCATCGTAATTGTACGGCATCCAATTAGACTCGCGATCTATTAGATGTGTTTCTACAAATGAAAGATGATCGTCTTTGCGGTCATTTTTATAGGCATGGTAAGCCTCGGTGGATTGAAGTTCATTGCTAAGAACTTGTGTCATTCTGTAATTAAACATAGTGGTAAATTAAAAAAGGGTGACCGTTTCCAGCCACCCTAAGTGTGTATTACAATGCTGATAATTCAGCTGTCTTTGTTTTGATTTTTGCAATCTTCTCTTCGCCAGCAGCAACTGCTTCAGCCAACATTTCTTTCCATTGCTCATTAGATCTCTCTAAATAAGTGGACTCGTTGTACCTACTTCTGTTTGCAGCAAACAGTGCAGAGTGTGCAAAGTATTCAAGAACACGGATGGCTCCGTCACCGTTGTCTGTAAACGCTCCAATGTGCATTGGGTTTACGAAACAGTTTAACAGCAACCTATCGTTACCACCATATCCTTCGATGTATTTCTGACCACCCAAGTGTAAACCTGGAAGACCAGCAGATCCATCACTGCAATTAACATTATCCCAAGATGGTAATCTCATTACTTGACCAACTTTAACTCTGTGACCAAGCTCAGAACCAGCGTAGAAGGCATCACCTCTATCACCCATGATAGGTGGAATCAGAGAGTAATCTTCTGCTTTCTCAGGCAGGTTAACTGTTGCTTCACCTGTCTCAGCGTCATAAGTTACTTCATAACGGTTGATTTTCTCACCAGTGGCGGTGTCGAACTTTTTGTAAACGATGTTTACATATTTATAAGTCTGGATTAAACCATTCTTAGTGATACTCACGTCATTGAAAGTTGACAACTCAGTCGCTTTCGCAGAGGTGTAACCTTCTTTAACAAGCTCAGAGTATTTCTTTTTATCTACGTAAGTAGTTGTGATATACTTAGCGAACATTTCGGCTTTCCTTGCGGTCAGCTTAGGGTTCTTAAGCAACCATCCCCACGCTTTGATATACGGTGCAGTAGGCATATTCTTTTCAGTTGCCTCTACAATGTAATCAGCAAGTGCTTTTGGTAGCGGTACAGTACTGGTGAAACCATTAGAGTGCAGGAAGAACTTTTGTGACTTGTCGTCAAACTTCAAGTGCTCGCCATACGCTTTAAAAGTATCCTCTTCAACTCTAGTTGAGATCACTTCTTTCGCTTGGTCTAAGATAGATTGCGCTTCCTCAACGGTTTCCGCGACATCAAATTTAGTTTCCAATTCAGTTAATCTCTTTTGAATCTCCTCGTTATAAACGATAGAATACTTTTCATTTCCGATAACACCAGATAATACTGTGTTTAATTTGTTTACTGTAAGTTGCATTTATTTATTTATTTTATTTCTTATTCAATCCCTCGTACTCATACTCTAGTTGATCTTTCTTGCTTTCTAGTATAACTTTAATTTCACTGCTCAGATCGCTATCTAGCACCCTACTATAAGGGTCTTGTAACGGTCCAATATGGTTGAAGATACAACCATATACATCAGCAAATGCGGCCAACTTCTTCGCTTCTTCAAACATTTCAATATCGATTAATTCGATACCAGTGATGTCCTTGTCAATAGTCTTATCAAACGCTTCATCGATTAAATCCTGAATTGCTTCGGGGTCTAAAGAAGGGTTTTCAAGAATAATGAGTTGTATCTCATAATGCTTGTTCAAGAAGTCTACATACTTGTTTCCACCTGGCACGGTTTCCTTCGTAAAGGCTCTACCGTTACCGTGTTGAGTGACAAATTTAGTCAGCTTCTCGAAGCTCTCTCCTATACTAGGATTAAGTTGGTTAAAGTTACGCATAAAATTGCACTTTCTAGCAATCAATTTTGTAATAATTCTAGAAGTAAATACCTTCCTTATAGCATCATTACCTTTAAGTATACCGTTTTCAACCCCTAATAAATAGTCTGCAAGCGGTGTTGCCTCTTTAACATACCTTAAGTTAGTTTTAGCTACCTTAAGTATTTTTACTGAGTCATTCCAATAATAGTACTCACCTTTTGTAGCTGTTCGATCACCATATTGTGTAAGGTTATACAAACAGTTAACAGCGGCCAGATCATCATCACTAGCCAAGACGATTTTACAATTGTCAAAGTCTAACTCACCGCCTTTCACCTCGCATCGATCCCAAGCGATCGTATTTTGATAGCTACTAGCATACTTGTTTTTGAGTTTACTTGCTATAAAAGCTTTCTCCTCTCTTCTCCTTTTAAGTAAGGCCTTGTACTCACGTTTACGTTGTTCCTCGTAATCCTCTTCACTTGTATCTTGCACTTCAGTGTCTTCATCCTCCTCATCGGTATCAGAAATCTTAAAGCTGTCAGGCACAATAGCTTCAGTGTACAGGCCAACTTGTGCGCTACCCACTCCTTGCATTAAGTAGTTTACAAGTTCAGTCGCTTTCTCTAACTGTTTCTTAATGTTCTCAATTTTCTTCTCGTCAGTTTCAACAGAGTCCACCTCTGCATTCAGTTTAGTTTTGAACTCCTCTAAGCTCAATTTCTTCTGTACGAACTCATGAAATATGGGTTCTAGATAACTTAATGACGAAGAAGTACGGAAAACACAGAAACCACCCTCTCTTTCGTGCTGTCCAGCAAGATAGTGGGTTACACGGTTATTACCCGCTCCAAACTGAAAATACAAAGGTTTGTCAAATCCCAGAACGTTAGTGTTATCAGTTCTGTTTATTTTCTTACTCTGTTTCCTTGACCAACTGTTACCACGCTCTATTTGAACGTGTTGCATCGCTAACACTGGAGTGAGGAATCCCTTCACATCACTGGTGTATTTGATCTCAGTGTCTTTAAAGTTTGGTTGTAGTGAAGTTGAGTCTGTAAGTTGAGACATCCTAGCTACCACGTCATTCGAATTTGAATTTGTGGTGTAAAGAATCTTATTACAGGCTCTCACCCAGTCTACAAGAACAGTTTGCTTCAACTCTTTCTGAATCTTAGCTTCTACTGTACGAGCAACACTCGCATATTTAGCTATGATAGCTTGAGTGGTTTTCGGAGTGTATCGAACACTCTCCCTTGATGGAACCACATCCAAGTCTTCCATATTGAATTTAATTCCAATATTACCATGCTTAACTTGTAAGTCAGCCTCATTAAAGTCGATCAATCCATAACTGACATTCTTGATCACAAAGTGTGGTCTTGAATAATAACCGTAATCAGAGAGAACAAGATCATTGTCTTCATAAATAGGTGCAGCTTTGAACGGCACGTCTTGTTTGCGGCCATTTACATCAATATCTGTAAAAGTAATATCCGACTTCAGATACATTAGTTGGCTACGTACAGCCTCAAAGTATTGATGACGATTATGTTTCTTTACTTCCATGGTGAGCTCAGTACCGTTCTTTTCAGTGGTATCTTTGTAGTACGCTTTATAAGGTACCATTCTTGTCCCACTAACCTGAACTTCTATAGTCTCTCCATCAGGTTGAACTTGTGTTTGCATCTCAGTGAACTTCTCTGAAACCAATACACTACTAAACTCAACCCACTTGTTAGCCTTGCCATCATCACCCCATTTACCGTATACACAGTCAACTTTATGCGAATAGATATCAAAACAAAACTCTTTCCCATTGTAACGAGTTAGTATTCTGTAACTCTCAACACCTGTCGCTAATGGTGATTTAGCACCTAAACCAAATCCTCCAAGCTCATTGGTATTCAACCTCTTAGAACTGTAACCAAGAGAGAAGAATCCCTCTAATCTTTTACCACCTAACCCTACACCAGGGTCAATGATTTTAAAGATATCACGTTTAGTTTGCTCACTAGTATAATACTCCAATTTAACAGTATCTGTATCACTTAACCACTGTAGATCGTAATAATCTGGGTTAAACTCACTGTCCTGGTAAATATCGTCTTCATCTTTTGAGATCTTATCCTTCACGTCTTCACGTGTCAGATAGAAATCACTTACTTTAGCTTCACCGCTCTTTATCTTTTTCGCCGTTATCTTCTCTTTTACAGCATCAACTGCGTTACTAACACATTCTCGAACAGCACTTTGTATCGGTTTCTGATACATCAACGCTTGTAAATTGTCTAACATCATTGTACGCGCACTAGCGTGTATACCTTTGTCGAAACCACTCGTATTGTTCGAGACTGTCTGGTTACTATCTAAAACTGCCATTTCTTATTCTTAACTATCACTTAATCCTCTCGCTTCATCTTCCAATCTGTTAAGTATAATCAGATCCTTCATTAATTCACTAATCGCCTCTGCTTCCATACGTGCAGCATGATCCTGTACCTCACTAAATAACAGCTTTCTTTCGTGTGATATGAAATTTAACACACGGTGGATTCTACCATCATAGAGTGGCGGTAACATAACCACTTCATTTTTCTTACCATAAGAAGGAAAACCATCTCTAGTATCAACTACGTCTTTCGGCACAGCTTTACCACGATAACGCTCTTCTTCTAAAGAAGAAAATACAGGCTTATCGCCATCGCTACTTCCACTCATCGTACAATGTTTCTAAGTTTCAACTCCTTAATCCTTCTATAACCGACATCATAGAACTGATTGTGTGTTGCATCCATTAAGAATGTACAGATACCAGCCCTCATCGCTTCAGAGAAATTCTCAAATCTGTCATCAATGAAGATGTCAGTTCCAAGTTTCTTAAGTTCTTCAACTTTACTTGCCCCAAAAGGCACGTGAATCACCGGCCGGCATGGAAGACCATTCTTCTCCAACCATTCTTCAGTCCATTCAACTGGAATACCTCTGCTACTCACATAAGCGTGAGGAATGAAATCAGGCTTTCTAAGCAGGGGTAACCCTGTCCAGAACTCTTTATCGGCTGATAACTTTTTAAGCTCCTCACCGGTCTTATATTCGCTATCCCAGTAGTTTGCTGCTAACTTGTGACCAGTGTAAGCTCGGTAACCCCCGGCCCAATCACAAACCACTTCATCAACATCTAAGACCACTTTACGTTGATTCAGATATGGTTTATACCTATCATCAAATTGTGGGTTGGAACGATAGTAATCAATTAAGAACATGGCATTTACAGCCACATGGGCCATATGATAGATACCACTTTCTGGGTCGAAGTCTTCACAATCCTTATAGGCCATTAAATGCCTTTGTAAACTTGCTTCAACTTCACTCCATGGCATACCTTTACGCCAGTTGTTTGGTGCGTACTTTAACGCGCCCTTTGTCATAACCTTACCTATTTGCTCAAGGGCATACTCGGGAATCAATTGTAATTGATTCTTACCAGTATTGAACCTATCGCCTCTAGCTAACTCCTGCTGTTTCTCTCTCTCTTCTGACATCTTTTTTATTTTAACTGAATCCCTCAGTTAGCACTTCATGTACTTTTACAGCTGTTTCTATTGGTAATCTAGAATTACGGTTTCCCGCAATATTAAACACCTTATAACCTTCAGCAATAAGAGTTTTGATTTGCTCCACTGTAGGGTTTGTAACCAACCTTTTAAAGTGGCTACGGCAATAATTCTTTGCTGCAATGCTTCCTGGGCTGCTAACATCCCCGAACAACAAAGTAATATCACTATTCATTATGTTCATCTCGGTACGTGGATTATATTCGCTACTGTTGTGCTCCATTAATCCATATATTGTTTTTAATGCCATACAAGGGCCAGTTTCAGTACGATAACCTCTTGGCGCACAGCCTCCTGTTTCAATACCTAAATCCTTAGCCACTGCCAATCCTATTTGATCGACACCTGTTTGACCTCCGCTGATGATTTTCATCGTGTTCTCACCCAACATTCATAACATAAATCGCTACCGTCTTTGCCACAGTAACGACAACTTCTACTATTTACAAGTTGATATTTCATTTTAATATAACCTTAATCGTTTAGTAATCTTATCGATCTCTTCTGCATAACAAGGTCCTATAGCTCCACATGTAACAGTTGGTTCAGTAAATTCGGTACGGCCTTCATCAGTAATTCTACTCAGCGGTAAGCCTAACTCTTTTGCTTTGTCAATTACCTTGTCTAATTCAGCTAACGATTTACAAGCTAAGACTATTTTTGTAATCCCAGTTTGCTCCCACTCACTTTTTATGTCCATACAGGCGGATAGACCATATTTGGCTTCCCAATATAAATCTTCCAAAGCCAACTGACTAGCATGAGCACCTTGAGCAATAGCTTTCCCCATTGACATTTCAATATCCTTTCGGACAATTATTACTTGTTTTACCATCTTGTTTTAAATAGAAAAAGCTAACATTTCTGCTAGCTTATAATACGCGTATATACACGCCTGGGTTTTCTTTATCATATTGAAAGTCTCCGAATGAGGGTTTTAGGAAATTGGAATTATCATCCTCTATCCAACCAGCTTTTACCATTAGATCTTGTACAGTCTGACAAGGGTTGATGTAATCAAATCTTCTCCTACTGTCTCGAACAAAGGTGAATTCAACGTTATAAGGCGCTGTCTTACCTTTAATCATGGCTAAGAATTTCTTCTTATTTTCTGGATCACTCCATTCATCTTTACTTGCTTTATAATATTTCTGACATGACTTACTAGCCACGCTTCTTCTGCCGGTCCACTGACGTCCATTCTTACTTGATGCGACGTTGCCTTTGATAAAAATTGCATTCTTCATATCACTAAGATACAAAGAATTACCCAGCTTTACAATACTTCAGTTGTCTATCGAACTCACCAGCTAAGACGAGTTGTTCTAGCTTCTTAATATACTTCTGGGCTTTATCAAAACCATACTTCTTAACAAAGTCGCTTACATCTTTACCATACTTCTTCTTGTCTACAAAAGATAGACAAATACTAGGATACCTACGTCTAGACTGAAGCATGAACAACTGCCCTGCTCCATCCCAGTCACCGTTAAAGATCACCCTTTTAAAGCGTTTGGCTAAAGCAGCATATTGTCTGCTAGTAATAATCACACTTTCAGCTTGTGGGGCAATGGCAGCTACACCCATCTCATGTAAGACCATTACGTCCTTTAATGATTTGGTTACAACTACTATGTCACCACTTTTTGGAAGTTGTTTAACGCCTTGCAACTTGTTAGTGTTGAGTAAGAATCTATACTTCCTTTTAAGTGGAAAGTACATTTTCCAAAGCTCTCTACCTTCTTCTTTACCGTAGTAATAACCATAAATTGGATTGGCTGTAGTGGCGGTATAGGCAAAATTACCATTCAAGAACACGTTCTTTACAGAATGTACATCATACTTCTTTAGTGTGGCTTCTGTGATACCAAAAGCATTCCACCATTTCAGTTGTTCTTCTGGCCAAGGACGAATTTCAGCTTGAATCAATGTGCCAGTACGTTCAGTGATCTTCTCACCTTTGTATTCAACAGCGGCAGAGTTCTTACTGTAGTGTGGCTTATTAATGATTCCAAAGTCATTAGCAATAATGTTTAGTGCTTTAACATAAGTGACATCAAATTTGGCAATAACGACATCCACGAAGTTAGCGTGAAAGTTAGTTTTCCAATCCTTAAATATCAACTCACCATTCTTCGCTCTATAGAACGAAGCTGTTGGCTGTTTATCATCTCTGAGTGGGTTGCAATGCATTTCTTTATCAGGAGTAACCCCAAGATAGAACGACATATACTCTTCCTCACTTTTATTGTTAAGTAATAACTCTTTGGTTATTTTCGTCGGTGTTAGTGAAAATTGCATGTTGTATGTAAAGCAAATAGCATCGACATAATGTCGATGCTATTGTCAATGCTTATAGTAAGTCAATGTCCAGATCTAATGCGCCACCAGTGCTTGCAGCTGGAGCGAAGTTAGTCTGTGGCATAGTTGTTGGAGCAGCTTGTGCTGATGCATCAATCTTTTCCATTTCTTTCGGTGTAAATGCCAATTTAGCACCAATGAAGTTAGTCCTTGGATAAACTTCACCTTTTTTGCTGATAGACAGCACATATCCTGGGAAACGTGCATTTCCGTCTTTATCGGCGAGTAATTTAATCTGAGTTATTGTTCCAATAGCCTTTGTGGTATTTGTTACCACAAACTTACGCAGGTCATCCCAGCTTGCAAATGCAAGCTCACCTTTTTTGTTGATACTCTCATCAACAGCAGGTGCAACTGCAGCAATCAAGTGACGGATTTTGAACATCAAATCCTCAAGAGGAGATGGATTCACGCCACCGAAGTTGTTTGCAGGTCTCACTTCGTCACCATTACGTGGTTCGAAGACGGTATCTTCAAATGTACCTTCATCGTTTTTGAATTTCAAACGTAACACAGAAAATGTGTCACCAGAACCATCTTTCTTAACGATGGTTTCTGCTACTGCACCATCCCATTGAACGGTGTAGATTTTGTTTCCTTTTAAACGAGTTGATTGTGTTGCGTTGGTTGGGGCTGCGCCTAAATTAAAGTTCATAATGCTTATTTTTTCTTATTTGTGATTTCAAAACTAAAATCGATCTCTTCACCGTTATCCACGGTAGACAGAAAATCGGAATCATCTAATAGTACTTGTTGCATCTCTTCTTTAGGTGTATCTATTGTATCATTTGTGAGAAGTAAAAAACCTTCTCCAGTTAAGCGGAAATCCCACTCATTGCCATAGGCTGCTAGCGTAGTAGCCGGCTGACCAGTACACCTTATAGTTAGGTGTTTGGTTATTTTATTGCCGGCCTTTAATGTTCCAGCACGCTTAGGAGTGACTAACGCGGGTTCATCGTTTGTAAAGCTTAAGATTAGTTTATCACCAACCTGAACATTTAGCAAGTCCATTGCTTTTTGTGTAAGCTTTAACGAGTTGCCCGCCATATAGATTTTACCCGACTCTTTAGAAGTTGAAGAAGCCCTAACAGTCTTCACTGCAGGGCTTTTATGTACTTCCAAATTAGTTACTTTCTCACTTATCGGATCAAAATCGAAACTTATTCTCATTATCCTTCGTTGTACTCGTTGATTTTCTCAATAACGACTTTAAGGTCATTATCAATACGTTCCTCATCGAAACAACCCATTGGGGTTTTTGCAGTAGTTGTACCATCGGTTTGGGTGACGAACTTATATTCAATCTTTCCGTCCTCTCCAGAAGCTGCTTCTGCAAAGAACACGTAAGTACACAGACCTTCAACACCAATAGCGCTGTCAATCAGTTTACCTGACGTTTTGAATTTACGTTTAGGATTTAGAGGATCACCATTGTTTTCCTCGTGACCAAAGATAAACACCTTCAAATCGTCTCTCAACGTAGAAGCTGTTTTGAGCATCTGATAGAAGCTTTGAGCAAGTTCTGTAAACTTCTCATAACCTTTCTCTTTCACTCTATCCATCGCGTCAAATGACATCGTGTAACCGGCATCATCAATAACGATTTGTTTAATCTCTGGGCGTTTCTTATCGATGTAATTCAACACCTTTATGATATTGGCGAAACTGGAAGTTGAAAGCATATTACCCTCGCCAGTAGCTGAGTTTAATTGCGTGTACTTCCTTTTACTTCCTTTAAATGGAAGTGGTTTACCAGCTACATTGATGATAAACGTTTCGTTTGGCTCTAAATTCCTAATTGATGTGCTCTTCCCTGAACCACTGTTACCTATTACTAATGCTAAATCAGACATTTTTTACTTTATTTTCATTTTCAATTCTACTCATTGTCGATCTTAAGGGGTCACAAAGATACATTAAAATCTTTGCATTGTCAATCTAAAATTAGTAAAACTAAAGTTTGAAAACAAACTTAGCTTTTGGTGGCTCTGCATTCTCTGCTTCCACTTGCTTAGTGCTTTCAGTCAGTTGAAGATACTGTTGCATCTCTACTTCACTTAAGGCATTAAACTCATCTCCTTTGATTGGAAACTCTCTCCAGTAACCAATACTACCAAAGAAGTTAACACTAACACTCTTATCAGCCTCACCCAATCTGTTCTTCAACACTTGGATGGCCCGATACTTGTCTTGGAGTATACGTATATTAAAGTTCTTACTCTTCCCGAGTTTTTCACGCCAAGGATGGAAGATGGCCATAATAACCTCTGCATCCTCACTTGGACCGCCTGAATCTTTAATATCGCTCAATTCAATCTCTTGCATTGCCGCATTCCGTCTATCCATGCTACTTGCACTTCTATTCAGCTGCAGTAACACTAATGGAGAATAACCACACTCATTTCTTCTACTCATGAGGTAATTACTCGCGAGGTCCATCTCCTCTTTCTTGTTTCTATTCTTCACTCTCTTCAACAAACCTAAGTGATCGACAACTATTTGTACAAGTTCATCGGTATGTGTAGGCTTATAAAGAGTATGGTTGGGATCACTGTCGTCAAATACACCCCACTCATTCGCATATTGCATCATACTTGCATATAATGAATCTGCAGAGGTGGCTTTATCAATAATCTTTAATTGTAATAGAATAGCTTCCATCCAAGGAATACAACTCTCAATTAAATCCCTTTCATCCTGTGTGAGTATTTCCTGTTTAGATATAATCCGCTTATATGACATCTCCAATCCATACGTTTCGTACAGATGTAGTGACAGCAATTTAGCGAGTAGTATCTCTCCAGTCATCTCTAAAGAATAGTAAACAATCCTATACTTCATATCACCGAGGTGAGCTGTTAAAGGTTTATAAACATATGAATATAAGGCAAAAGTGGTTTTACCGCTTCCAGTACCACCGCAAATGATAGAATATGTTTGGCGTTGTACACCATCCATAATACTTTCCAGCTTAGGTAAACCCATTGTCACACCTTTATTTAACCCTAACATACCACGATCAATGATGTGTAGTAGTCGGCCAATTAATGGATTCATCAATCAAGATCCTCCATCGTTTCCACTTTAAAGGCAAGTTTATTAATCTCACCAGTACGCTGCATGATTATATGATCCTCCCATTTTCTGGTTACCACATACTCAACGATACCATACTGAATGAGTTTATGTTCCTTGGCCCATTCTAAACTTTCCAACACCTTCAAGTGGTTTTCAAGTTTATGTTGAATAGCTTTTTGATATTTAAGGAAGAAGTCATTCTCATCAACGAAGCCACCTTTACTGACAAAGTTATTAGCGCATAATTGCATTTCACTCCCTTGTATGAACATAGGGTATGCACGATGCAACTCTCTACCAGCTTCAAAGCTATTTTTAAAGTAGTTATTAAGGAAGGTCTTACTGAACTCCACTTGATCGTACTCGAAGTTTTCCCCTGATTTGGGGACTTTATAAGAACTAGCGAACACCTTCTTATCTTTTAACGATTGCAATGTATCTAATGGCACGCAAACTTTGCAGCATTCATTGAAGTACTTAGACAAATACTCTGGCTGTCCTTGATCGGCAAGCCAGAGCATCTCAATGAATAGCCACTCTTCTGCGTTCAATTCATGCTTCTGCATGATTGTTAGTTTTCTATCAAGATCAAGAGATAGTTTATACATTTAAAACCTAAATAAAAAGTTTGTTTCTTTGTGTCTTCTCTCAGTAAACTCACCAGTAGTGAGAAAGTCGTCTAGTTGCTTTTCGTTAAGCGTAACTACCTTAAGGTCCTTACTACTCTTCTTAAACCACTCTTCTTCCACAGTACCTTTAATTACCAGATGCCATACCTCAGCCACCTTATCTCCTTCTTTTCGGATTGAGCGACCAATTCTTTGACGTTTGGTAATTGATGAGCTATCGCCTGAGAGTATAATTATTGTGTCTACGCCTGTAACGTCAGCTCCCACATTTAAAGCTTGGCATGAATTAAGAGTTCCACTATCAGCATCGTTAAATGACTGTAACATCTTCTCTTTCTTCTTCTTACTCACTTTCCCATGATATATGTCTCCACAGCAGATTTGCTTAGCGTGATCAACTGATTTTGTAAATGTAATGATCTTTGCATTTTCACGTGCATTGATGATCTTATCCGCTATCTCAATCTTCTTTAAGTGGTCATATATAAAGCTCTTTCGGGCTTTCATGGCTTTTATAAACCCCATGGCAGCTATTGTAACCTCTCCTGGAGATTTATGTTTATGTTTGGCATAGTGATACCTGTAGCCATTAAGACCACTGACACACTTCATTGCCTCATTAAAATCAAACTCAAAGAAAGAGAAATAATGTAGGAACTTAGTGTTCCATTTGGCATATTCTGTCAGATCTACATCCAACATGACACGGTATTGCTTATAATCAGCGACCCACTCGTACTTGATAGCATCATCAAGTGTGATACGATCACATATAGGGGCGTACTGTTGTAACATTACCTCCTTACCATCTAGTCTATCGATAGTACCAGTAAGGCAAAGTATTAACTTGTATTTAACTTGATGAAAGATTGCTGAGAAGCTCTCAGCAACCATCATATGCACTTCATCGACAATCAACAAATCGCAACTTAACTCACGTTTGATAGCTGTGTTTACTACATACACGTCCACGTGTTGTATGAGTTCCCTCTCAATAAGCTCTTTTATCCATTGCTCTTTTAAATTGTCGGTTGGTACGATGACTATCATCTTAGCATCCGCTTTCTTCGCTAACATTCGAGTGATGATTTTCATCGCCACTCTAGTCTTACCAAATCCAGTAGGATACAAACATGTAGCCCTTCCACCAGCTTTTTTCCAATGTTCTATCCCTTCATCTTGACGTGCATCACGTGTTAGAGTCAAAATAGTGTTTCTTGTATTGGTTCCAACAAAGCTATCACTTTATTACATGCGTGGATATAATAACGATAATCAATGTCGTATTGTTTTATTGGTCTCTCTTCATACTCATTAAACAGTTGTACGCCGAAACCTTTCAACACGTTAGACTTGATTAACACCTGTCCAACCTGTCCAGTCTTTCTATCGTACTTGTCAACTGTCTTACATTTATAAAGATAAGCACCTTTTCTACTCACGTAGAATCGATTAATGTGTTGTTGTGGTTTAAGATACCACTCAACTTCATACTGCTTACCAATCTTTTGGAATGTAATGAAATCCCATATTGAACGTGCACCACGTATGGTGTCTTCAACTGGTATTCCCTTACCGAAGTAATTAATCAGTGCCTTTGCTACAATGAGACTGTCTAAACCTTTCCCTAATCTAGGATTAGATACAAACAAGCCTTTCTCTTTCACATAGGCGTTCTTCTTAATAGTATTGCTCTCTGGAGTTAGTAGAGGGTATGTGAAGTTAAACTCCACTGCTTTTTCCGGGGTATCGAAATCTATGGTATCTTTAACATCTGACCAACCTTTCTTAAACGCGACATAATCATTAACCGCCATAATGACAATCTTTTCATACTCCACGTATTCTAACTCTAAACGAGTTTCAGTTTGCCATTTGTTGCAGATCTCATAGAACAATTCAACCTTTTCACGTGGGCATTTGACAGTTACACCATCTGTATTAGACGATATCACCTCAATTCCAGCCAACTCACATCTTTCGATAAGCATTAACAACATAAGCTGTCCTGCCACACAAATACCAATGTTAGCTTCTGGAGCATAATAAGGTGAGAACATATTCCTCAAATTCCCTAAGATGCTATTCAACGCCAGTTTATAAGTTGTATCTTTCAATTTGTCTTTTGCGCGTTTGGCAACAAGACGGTCTGTACGAAGATCTTCGAGTACTTGCAAGAAGGCCTCTTTAAATCCTGCAGGACCATACTTGTATAGAATTGCCAGTGATGGATACAGCGATGCCACATCAGCATCAATAATGACGTACTTTTCATCCTCTGTATGCACTTTAGGAGTGTTTACAGAGTGTACGCCACCAACGCCAAATGAATGACGTAGATTATTAATCCTTTGAATGATGCTGGTCTCACCCCAACCTTCAACCCGCTTTAATCCTTCAGAGTCGAGTACCATACCTTGATAAAAGTTTAATACTCTGTTTGCCTCTGGAGTTTCAAACTTAATGAACTCTGGAATGTAGTCTTTAACAACGATCTCATCTAAGTTAATCCTAGACGAATAAAGTTGCTTTTCATCGTAAATACCCAGGTTAGCACATATCCTTTTAGTAAATATGTCCACACCTATACCCACACCATCCTTCGATAGGCAGTCAATGCCAAACTCATTTTGAATCTGTATTCTCAAAGAGATGTCATTTTTTAATAACGACATCAAATACGAGGTGGAATTCACATCGTTATGACAATAATAGATCAGATTATCATGTTGATCAATTGGAATGTATCTGTCCCAGTCAATCAACATCTCTTTGACATTATGATAGCACATTGTTATTTGCAGACTCTTTAATCCGACTCTTAGAGCTTTAGAAGCCATCATAGTCATCAAGTCCATCTGCGCAAAACTGTTCTGCCATTTATACTTACTCCATGCTTGTGGTTCACCATTGATAATTGTACCTGCTAGTTTATAACAAGCATCAGCCACCAACAAGTAATTCCTGTCACGTTGAAACTCCCAAAACCTACTGATTAGCATATTCACAATAGGTGTATCAAAATGTATACAGTTGTATCCTACAAACACATACTGATCATCTTGAAAGAAGTCAACAAGCTCCTTTAACTGAAACTTCCTTGCACTTATCTCAAATGTACGTATTATCTCTTCACCCACCACTTTAGCACAACATATGAAGGCATTTGGCGGGGTTTCAACGTCATATACACAGAGTTTCCGCTTCATTTATAGGGTTATTCCTTTTAATTTTGCAACTTCTTGTAGTTGCCCGATACGTTGCTCCCATTGATCAATGTGGAACATAATATCGTCCTCTAACGATAACAGTATCCTGTAACGTAGAGTACGTAATTGTTCAACTGTCAATTCATTGTAGTATCTGCTCTTAAGGTTCAACATCGCACGTAGCTGTGTATAAGTTAAACCTTTCGAATCAGTTTTCAATTTCATATGATCACCAATGTTCAAACGCTCGCGTATCACTTCGATATAATTACGTTTCTGACCATTCTCATACTCCGTAAGTAATCCCTCATCTTCTTCTGTCAACCTTAATCCTTGTTTCAGGATAAATGTGAGCGTGATGTGCGACTTATCAAACTTACCAAGTTTGTGTATACAACCCTCTTGTACTAACTTAATAGGTAGGTTATTGTATTGGCTACTAACCGCTACAAAATCACTAAGCGGTACATTACGTAACTGCTCCTGTGTTAACCCACTGTTTAGTATAGGTTGCTTAATTGCCTCAATAATAGTGTACCTAGATGTCCCATCTGCCTCACTCTCACGGAGAAATAACTCAACACCACAACGATCCTTCTGAGATTGGATAATCTCAAGTAATGGTCTACGACCTGGATTTTTATGATCTTTATTGTAAAGCATGGAGATACAGTGTGAATGAAATCTACGGAGTTGTTCTTCCGTGGCGTCAATTAGTGTTACCACCTCTTGACTGAAGTTGCCTTCACTGTCTCTTTCTTTCTTACCTTTCCATACATATGACTTAGCGTAAAAATTGCTATCATCAATTGCCTTACTTAACTTCTCTGCGAACTCTGTATTACCACTCATCTGTAATATTATATTTTAAATATGTTTTCTAATTTCTCTTGTACATCTCTCACACACTGTGAGCAAAACTTCAGTTTGCTCACTTCTATCTTTCTACTAACCCAAGAAATAGATTCAATATTACTAATCTTCGCGTACGACTTCAACGTCAGCTTTTTATGCACTACCTCAACGAGATTGTCCACTCCTACAGTGGCTGTGCTGGTGATTGGTACGATCAGCCAGTTATATGGTATACCAATAGCATTCGTGAATACATGCACACAAATGTATGGTCTTTTCTTGGCAGGGTCCGTGTTGTCTTGTTTAAATAACAAGCTTCCGACTTCTGCTTTCATTAATGTTGTTCCTATTACAAATAGGTCAACGGTATTGGTATAGTGTTCTGTTGCCGTTTATGTATGGCCTGTATAACACATTTTTATCATGATTTGGTTATTGCTGTTAATTTTTAAACTCCTTATGGGAGTGGTTATGAAACTTTTAGTTGGTTTGTGTTGGTAACGAAACCGTTCTTCAACACATGTGTAATAGGGACAAAATTTAGAAAGTACGTAGCCGTATATTGGTAGAATTTATGCTGTCCTGAAGATGCTTCGAAGTAGGTGTCTACACCCCCCTTTACATCCTTAAACTCAACATATCCATCTTGCATAACTCTAGGTTCATCTCCACGCCAATTTGGGCATCTACTACACATGACGAAATCGCCAGTGTTTAGATTCTCAAATACGTAGGTGGTATAACCCTCATCTGCTCCCTGGCCTACCAGTCTTGCTTTAATACATTTTTCTAATTTTTGCTCCATTGGTTTTTAATAATTTACTTCGCTGATCTACGTAATGTGCCAGCAGAAGTGTAAGATGCCGGCACTCTAGTAGGTATATCGGCAGTATTGGTAAAACTATGATTGGATATGCCAAGTGATACACTATCGTTATTCCAAGTCAAGTCAGTAGTACCACTACTACCATACAAAGCACCTTGTGGGCTCCTACTTTTTGTTACAGGTTGTTTCCAGCCCTCTAGTCCTGAGAAATGGTCAATTACAGAATTCTTATCCGTTAACCCAACTAGAGGGCTACTTAAAAAGGGCGGATAGAGATTACAACGTCATCAATAACATCATCCCATTTTGCATCAATCTTTCTGATGATATCGCGTTCTACGCTCTTCTGATCTTTAGCTAACACTCTGTCTTGCAGAATGATTTCAGCCTTCGCGCCTTTCTCAGCGTCTTTTTCATTTGGTACATAAAATACCACATAATCAAATACTTTCATTTACTTTTTCTTTAGTTTGGTGTAAACCCAGTAGCCGATAGCTGCAGGGATTAGAAATAGTGCGACAGTTAAAAGGAAACTGACAACCTTGACCAATACGATGATCACTTTAAAAATTACGAATAGAAGGATAGCGGCAATCACCGCTATCCCTATGATTTTAGTCCAGTGCATATTATGCTACTCTTTTAAGGTTTGTTTCAAACTCAGCTCGGATTTCAGCAAGAGTGGGGTCGATGATAAGTTCACCTTCCTGGAAGATAACTCTAAATTCACCACCTGTTTCCTCTTCATCCGTACACTGATCTTTAAGATAATATTCGCCCTTCTCATCCTTGTAAACAGCTAGCAATCCTTTGGCGGATTTCTTAGTGCCATCATCAGTGATAGGGTCTTTGAAGATTTCTCTCGGTTCGATTAGAGATAGAGTATCTTCGTCAATAGTGTCTGGTTCGAACAGATCACGGTCTTCTGGGCCAGCAATCACGAATCTCCCGCCATCACCATATGTAGGGCACTCACCAGTGATAGATCCATCTTCTTCGTGGATGATATTGATGATTCTATGTGCAAGCTCACCATAAGTGGCTTTCATCGCCATACCGTAAGTATCGCGGGTTACATACTGATAAGTATACGAACCGACACCTGCCACCCAGTTAGTAGAAGCGAAACCTTTGTCCATTAAACGCTGACAGATTTGCTCTGCGCGCTCAAATGTGATAGAATCACCATAGATAGTACCAATATGAGAATCCAACTCTTTAAAGCCAAGTTCATTTACTGTACCACCAAAGGTATTCCACAACAGTTCCACAACACCAATCTGCTCAGGTGTACGAGTGATTTCTTTCGCGGTGGTAGTTACCTTACCCATAGTATAGTAACTATTATCAGAGTAAGCGCCACGTTCTTTGATTGATTCGATATCAGCAGTGATCTCGTAGTACTTACCATCCACTTCAGCAAGAAATGTTGCATCAAGGCAAAAGCTTTCACTATCACCGTACTCATTATCATCATTGTTCCGCACTTCATCTTTATAGAATTCAAGTGCTTCGTCAATGGTTTTGAATGTTTCAAATACATCACCGCAAAGGATCCTTACAGGATCACCAGAGTCAGGACGCGGTACCACTTTACCGTCACGAGCCAGAATTTCAGGTTTAAGCTGTTCAAGGATACCTCCTTCTTTACAAACCTCCCATAAATCCCAAGTATCAGATACAATGCTGACATATCCTTTTGGGTAGATCTCCGTGATCAACCGTTTAAAAGTAGAGAATTCCCCGTCTTTCATACCCATACACATTACCGAGTGTTCAGTTGCAGGAATACTGCCACCAATCAGTTCATTGTCTGAGTTCGCGTTGTAATACTCTTCCAGGTAATCGATAGCTGGAATAGTGTCAGTTCCACGAGATCCTAGTAAGTGCGCTGCTCCGGAAGCTGCTGCGGCCATTCTGTTCACATGACCTCTCATGGAGAAATCATGAATTTGGAATGTTGATGAGAAGTCAGTGTTACCGACGGTCAACCTGGCGTACTTGTCAAAGATCTTACGATAGAGGGCTATAGTGGTTGCTGAAGTCATTGGATGCCAAAGCTCACAAGAGAGAATTGTCTCTAAGAAGTTAGGAACCCAGAAGAACTCAGGTATTTCATTTGTGATTGTCAAAACAGGTACACCCATTTTAACGAAGCTTCCTTCAGGAAGAGCTTTAATTGTTACTGGTAGGTAGCCAAGATCATGTAGTTGCTCCACATGCTCGTAAGTCATACTGTTTGGGCCGAGATAGTTATCTAGCCTACGTTTGTATTTTCTTACTGCCTGCTCTTTATCGAGTGAGAAGAATGTATCACTGAACTCTTTAATCAACACTTGCTTAATGAAAGCAGTGATACCAAAGAAGACAACGTGATTGTTATCTTTCACACGTGATTTGCGTGGTGTAAAATTGGAATATACCCTGACAGTGTTTTCAGGATATTGGCGACGGTGATCTACCTTGTAGCCGTCGGTGAGGTGTAATGCTGGTATTTGCATAGTTTCTTTTTGTTTTTATCTTAAATTAATACTGAAGTAACAACTTCTAGATTACCATTCTTATTTGGTTGAATTGTAAACCAACGTGAATGTATAGGACTCGATTGCCCATTCAGGGTGATTATATCACCAGGTACTGGTGTAGTAGGAAAGTCAACTGTAACCGTCTTACCTGTACTGTCATTAACAACTGTTACTTGCATATTATTTTAAGTTTAATCTAATGTTTAAGTGGCGGATAGCCAAATCGAAATCGGTGTAAATTGGTATCTTATACAAGACACACATAGCAAATACGTTATCGAACTTTACATACTCCCTTGGACAACAAACAACCACATGTTTAGTGTTTAAACGTTGCGCTTTTAAGAATCCGATCATCTGACCAAGCTCTAAGAGCGAGATCATAGACATTGTGCCGGGTAAGAAATTAAAGAAGATATGCGTAGATGCCATTAGATACCGCTGTTCCCAAGCAATTTGCTCGTCAATTTCAGCAGCACTAGCTGCAGGGTTCCACTTAATCCTACGTGGATTAATTAGTGTGGTATCTGGAGCCTGTAAAAGGGCTTCCATTTTAGCTTGCCAATCAGTTGAATTGCCATTTTCAATGGTACCAGCTAGGAACACATACTTGTGTGTTGGTATAATACCAACTTCTTCGGGTGCTGTTTTTACATGCATGAGTAAGATATTACCTGTTTATTGTCAACTTGATTTTGAAAACTATCAGTGGTCAGAATAAAGTCGATGCCATTCTCTAAGATTGGTGCATAACCTTTACTAAATAAACCATGAGTGATAGCTAGTACGATACCGTGTATCTTCGGATGATCCTTCCGAATGATTTTAGCAGCCTCCGTAAAGGTTCGGCCACCATCACACAGATCATCAAAAAGGATGATTGTCTTACCTTCCAACACCTCAGGTGCATCCATAATTTTCATTCCTGTAATGTCACCTGTCATCAAGTTCCTTGTTTTGTGTAGGTAACCAACTTCAGCAGGAAGCTTTTCAACTTTAATCAAATTCTCCACTCTTTTCACCGCGCCAAGGTCTGGTGCAAAGATAACGAATTTTGACTCAGGCGGAGAATTAAATATGTAATCGGCTACTATCCCATCTAACGGTGTTTGAACTTCTACTCGCTCTATTAGAGAGGTAGAAACGCTAGAATGCGGTTCAATAATGATCACCTTCCTAAATTGCATGTCATTGATGAGTTTGGCAATGATCTTCAAGTCAAAGCTGTCACCGGGATACATGCGTCGATCGTAACGACCGGCAATTAGATAAGTGCAAAACAGTGTCAATTTGACATCAATATTCAATTCGCGGATTGCATCAACTGCCTGTAGCAGTATGAACATATCATCGAAATTACGGATACGTGTGAGAATTTGAATATTCCCATTCCCCTTTATGAGGGTGACAGCATCGCTTAGATCAATGTGTTTGTGACCGTCTGGAAAGTTGATTACCTTGTATGGCAAGGTGAAGGGTTGATTAGTATAACCCTTAATAAGATCTAAAATCATAAAGTAAATGTTGATAAGAAGTCCTTACGTGTAGTCCAGTAACCTGTTCCAATTCTGGTACCATTGATAAATACCTCTATCTCTGTGCCCAACACTGGATCAATGTCTTTGTGAACTATCAGTTTAACCTCTCGTTTTAATGTAATTTGTTGATTCGTAAAAGTCCTCTGTATAAACTTATCCTCCCTGATCCACGCTCCGTCTATAAGACGAAAGCGCTTCTGGACTAGGAATAAGCTATCTACACAGGGTTTCTTGTGAGTTAACTGTAGTGTCATCGATTAAGTGTTGACTTTTAAATAGTAGGCTCGTTCAGTATCAAAGATCACGCTATCAGAAGATTCAACAGTAAAGTGCATGTTGTGCGTCTCTGAGGCATAAACCACCTTGTAGTTAGTCAGTTTATGCTCAAATATTACCTTAGCCATAGTTCTAGTAATAGGGACAAGCTCACCGTAATTCACAACAAGTGCATGGAAGTAAGCTTCGATGAGATCAACAAAGAACGGATTCTTGAAGTTGTAGTCATCTTTCATACAATCTGTGCAGACATTCTGAAAGATCGCTTCCATCATCTTACCTATCGGATTCATCCCATTGGCAACCACCTTAAATAATTCTGGATCATCACCATCAATAATTCCTGTACTTACATGTGGTTCGAATACGATCGTCATAACTTGACCAGGCTTCATTAAGCTTTGAATATACGCAATACCGGCTTTTACTTGTTCACTGACTTCCATGGCTCTCTGATTTTGATTAACGAAATAAACATTAGTTGCATAAAGCTGAACATACTAGAAGCTAGTAATGCCCAATCAGTATGATTCATGGCGTGTATGCTCCATAAGAGCATACCAACCATTAGTGCTAGTAGGGTGGGATAGCCTAAACCACTCACTCCACTTTTATAAGCTGACCACGCTTGTGGTAGATACGCACACGTCACCAGTATGCATGCTAAGTAACCGTACATACTTTAGTCTTCTCCTAAGAGTTTACTAATGTTATTAGCCACTTTACTGTTACGTGTGAAAGCTTTTGCCAGCACATCATTCTTCGCTTGCAGTTTTTCTATCTTATTAGAGTTAATAGATTGCTCCTTAACTATATCAAGATTCAACTCCTGCAAATCGACGTTCGCTTGTGTGAACGTCTTAAGGATATTATCGCCACGCCTTGCGTGTGATCCCTTAAACCAATTGATAAATCTTCTAATCATTATTCTTTTAATTTGTAACCATGATGGTCTAACCATTTCTTTGGGGCAGCTACCAGCGTGGTAACGGTTTTAAACTTCACACCCTCTTTTGTGAAATACTTTACCTGGTCCTTTGAATACTCTGTGGAACTAATATACTTGCTATCAAATAGATTATAACTCCGTGGACCAAATTGATACACTTCAACATCATAAACGTATTTAGCAGCCAGCATCAAGTGTCTATCTTCATGCTGGCTATAGTATTCTTGCTCTTTAGAGATTGAACTTTCTTTCTTTGCCGGCATAGTAGAATTTACTTACATGGGCACGAGGATCGTCTTTATCATGACGAAGTTTAACGAATGTGCTAATAACCTGCACAATTTCACTCTCTTTAACATCCTTGAAAGCACGTGTACTCACATGATCAGGTTGCTTTTTAAAGTTAATGAAATGTACAATCAACGTGGATTTACGCTCAAACCTTCTATTAGGTGTACCACCTGTAGGGCCTTTTGCATTGGTGTGAACCAATTTGTATTCTTCACGTTCTTGCTCGTTCTTCTTGAACGAGATCCTTCTTACGCGCGGTGGGAGATATCCTTGTTGGACTTTCTCCCTTTCAGTGAGACCCTCATTAACGACAAGTTCACCTTTTGCATTGGTGAACATGGTTGTATTAAGAGGAGAGGTGTCCTTCTTTGCAAAATAACCTCTTGCATCGTCTAAACTTCTCACTTTAGCACGTGAAGTTTTAACCACTCTTTGCTTTTTAGCTGCGGGAACTCCGGGTTTTGCTACTACTTTATTAGCCATCTTTATTGTTTCTTTTTGATTTTTGAATTAACCAGTTGGTTATGATTTAGCTTTCGGTGAGATCTTTACGAACTTCTCAGGGTTGTAACTCACTCTACGCGCTTGCTCTGCCAGGATACGCTCGATTTCCGCCTTTGTGAAATAACCTTTGGTGTTGGTTGTCAACTGTAACAGCTGAGATTTTACCTTCCGAGCTTTACCTTTTGCGATTGCAATACCTTGTTCAGGTGTGGCAGTTTCAAGATCTGCAGGTGAGGTGATCGCCAAACCAAGTTCCAACACGTACTGTTTATAAGTGATATCTTCTACCACTGTTGTGTGAATAGTTTTATTGCCTACTGTAACAACTTTACGCTCGTAAAGATTGTCTTCGATTTGATTCTCTGTAAGAATAGCTACAATTGTAAAAGGACGTGCAACGCCATCAGAAAGTGGCTGAGTTGTACCAACGATAGAGAATTGTTTCTCTTTAATGAATGTGATATCCATACTGTTTAAAAGTTGAAAAGCTACCATCAACTTGTGTGACAGTAGCTTCAATGTGTAATTTATTTAATTAATTGTTTTATAGGCTCATACCTATTAGAGCGGAATGCTGTCTGTAACGAGATGTACACGTCTAAGACATCAATATCGTTAATATTGACGAATATCTGATTGATGATACTGGCATTAAAACCAGCAACGTGAATCATATTATCAATATTTTCAAATTTACTTGATGTATTACGGCCGTCGGCAACAATATCCCAAAGAACGACCACTGGACTAGCACCAAACCAGTTTAGCATTTGGTTTTTGAACTCCATCATGCTACTGGCGGCATTGTAAGAATTATTAACGTCACCATCAGAAATCAACAACAACACTTGGTAGCTTTGAATAGCTTCAATTTTCATTGCAGCTGTATTAGCGTCCTCGTCTACCCACTTTTTAAGTGATGTGGCGACACTTGACAAGTGTGTTGCACCTTCTACCTGGATTAACTTATCAAGCTGTCTGAAGGTCTCTATGAAAGGCTCCCCACGTTTGACAAGTTGATCAAGTTTAATACTATTATTCCGAGTGACAAAACGATTTTGACCAGTCTTCTGATCGAATATACCACCATCATGAATAACGGTTGCCTCGCTGTTGAACTTCACCATAAAGGACTTTAAGTCTTCATCTGGGTTTTTATACAACATCAAAGCGCAGACGAACTTAGCAAATTGCATACGTTCAATTCTGATGTTGCCAACAGATAAAGTACCGCTCATACTTGTAGAGTTATCCAGCACACATAAGACAGGAACATCAATCTTAACTTTATCGACTAACTGTTGTATTTTTACAGCTGTCTCAGGAGTTAATTTAAGACCGTAACCACTAGAGTCAGCATACATATCCAAGAACAAGTCATAGATAGTTGTAGCACCAGTGTTAATCTTACTCTGTTTCTGTAATCGATTGAGTTGCTCTGGAGCCATTGCTTTCTTATCAGCGTCTGTAAGAGAAGCGAGCGTTTTCATAGCTGCTTCTTTATCCTTCATCCACTTAAGGTAGATGTCTCCAATGTCCTGTCCGGTTTTCAATGTCCATTTTTTGGTTGACACCAACTGAGTGCCTTCCTTATCAAACAGACGTCGCTGTACACGATAACGTGCTCCAGATGGAAGTTGCTCAAACCATGAAAGCAATTGTGTGCGATCAAACTCACAAATCTTCTTAGAGGAGAATAAATGCGCTTCAGTGTTAGCCAGGTACTTACTCCTGAACTTCTTATAGTCAACAATATCCCAACCATTCGCCCGGAGAATTGCCTGTATAAGTGTTTTAGTCCATTCATCCTTTCTTAAGGTGTGCTGCTGTTTTAACTGAGCAAACGATTTACCATCTTTATCCTTTCTCCAACGATGCTTTTGTGGTGGCTTTGGTAAGAACTTCGCAATTAACGCTCTTTCAAACTCTGTCGTTTCCTTATTCTCTAACTTCTCTTTCAAGTAGCTAGCAATCTTATTGACATCGACCTCCATTTTCTCCCAACTCAACAATTTCTTACTCTTAACGTCAGTACGAATTTGATTATAGAATAGGTTTTCAAAGTTTGTATACTCAGCGATTACTGGTAGTAATGTGTAGAAGTATTCTTCCACATTGTTCAGCGCCCACGATAAACAGATTCTAAACATTTTACGTTTAGAATGTCCTCCCTGATCAGTGGTGGTAGCGAACATATTGTGTTGCCTGTTTTCAATGTCTCCAAAAGAGAACATTAATATGAAGAACAACTGTCTACCCTCTTTCGTAGAGTAGGCTTCCTTCCACGCCTCATTTAATAGGGCTGTAATAGTAGTCCTGTTTGCATTTTCATCGGTGGTACGCTCCAATGTCCTCTGCATGCTTAATAACCCTTTCATTCCATAGAAAGGATTTTCACTAACTTGTTTGCTTTTTGCTTGATTCATTTGCTTATAAGTGAAAATTTTGTCTTAACGGCGGACGGGTATATCCCATCCTTTTTGTTTTTTGAATTGTCGGTAATACTTAATAGTCATATGCGCCAAATCAGTTAACATTTGATTATTTGTGTTTCTCAACACCTGCTTCTTAAAAGCATTTAGATACCAATGATTATTGCCTAATAGCATCGGCGCCAATCGCCACACTACCAGATCAATTAAAGGGTAACATTCAACTTTTAAACCATCTACTAAAGTGATAACACCTATTCTTAATTTAAGTTTAGCGTGTTCACTATCAAAGTCTACCGATGCAGTTGGAAAAACAACACGTAGGAGAGAATCGAGTATACTTAAATCTTCCCTCGTTATACTATTTAAAGGTTTATACCTTCCCCATTTTACATCGTTAAACATAGCTAGTCCTCCTGTTTACTGAATGCTGAAACCAGTGTACTAGTAATTAGAATACCGGCAACAATAATCAAACTTAACGTAGATTCAATATGCAACCATGGAGCTATAACCATCTTTACCCCAATAAAGGTTAGAATAATAGCTAAACCGTGTGGAAGGTATTTGAAAAGCTTAATGAAGTTGTTAAGTAAGAAGTACATTGTCCTCAAACCAAGAATGGCGAAGATGTTAGACGAATATAGAATGAACGGATCTTTACTTACAGAGAAGATAGCTGGAATACTATCAACTGCAAATAGTAAGTCAGTGAATTCAATTACACCTACAACTACAAGTAATGGTGTCGCATAACGAGTAACATGTGTAAATACTCCGACTGCAGTATCTTGCACCTCACTTTTAGTACTAAAGAATTTATCACCATCATAACTATCACTTACTTTACCTTTAAATAGCCACCTAATAAATTTAGCACCTGGACTACTTGAAAAGTCTTCTTCTTCATCGTCGTCGTCACCTTTTAACACTTCTATACCAGATTTAATACCAGCATAAACTAAAAAGAGACCAAACAACAAGAGAAGAATGTTCACTTGATAACCCGCAATACCAACTTCGGTCATGTTAATGATACCAACACCAGCAAAGATAAATACGGCTCTTAGTACAATCGCACCAATGATACCCCAGAACAGCACTTTATGCTTGTATGCTTCTGGTACTTTAAAATAATTGAATACAAGAATGAAAACAAATAAATTGTCGACACTCAGGGCTTTCTCGATGGTATATGCTGTGAAGAACTCTGTAGCTTTTTGAACTCCAGCATCAACATAGATAAACGCACCAAATAATACTGACAAACCCACCCAGATACCAGTCCAGATTGTTGCTTGTTTCGTACTTACCCCATTGGGATTTTTGCCACCTACTTTGAGGTCGACATATAGCGCTAGCGGTACTATACAGCTAAATGCTATGATTAAATGTAAATCTTGCATTGATTATTCGATTATGCCTTTTGATTTGGCAAGTTTTAAGTAATCCGGGAACTCACCAAGTAGACGGCCATATAGCTCTTCGTCACTTAATGTTTCCAGCTCCTTTTGTGTAAGTTCGAAGAAGTTGGCATTGTCAATGAACCTGCCACTCATAACATCCAAACGCTTTAAGAAAGCGAAGTTATCACCTGTCGACAAGCCGATAAACTGCCAGAAAATGCCATATTTACTGGCTTCAATGATGGCACGCTCAGCTTCTCTTTCATCAAAGTTACTTCCATCAGTGAGGAACATAACGTACGCTGGATACTTCGCTTTAGTACCAGTGATGTTAACTTGCGTGGTTTTCTTCTTAAACAAACCTAAGAAACCCGCTTCCTCTTTCGTCTCTGTTGTAGAGCCAAAGATAGATGGGTCATTCTTATACTCGTTTGTAATCAACGTGATTGCCGGAGCATAGTTAGTACCACCAAATGAATAACGTGGGATCACGTACTTGTTGATATAACCTTCAACGTTATTGATAGTTACAGGTTCTGGAACTTTAATACATCCATCATGGAATACATACTGTTCCATCTCACTGTTGTCATCAAACGCCATTGCGATAGGCGTAAGCCTCTCTTGTACACGCTGTACGAAACCTCTATTATAGAGATTCCTCATACTGCCAGAAATATCACAGCAGAATTTGACCAGGGCTTTCTGGTCAATGCTTACACCTTTTTTCTTTGTCAGGTCAAGAACAACCTGTTTGCTTAAATTAAGCTTTCTTTGTAACTCGCTCATTGCGTTTGATCTAATAGTAAAAAATTCGTCTTATAAAGCTCATGATGAGCGTAGTTGTTAGCAAGACCTGCTTTCCACAGGTCTGTACGAAAACGTGGAGACATTGCACCTAACACATATCCGAACATCCCCCTTGATAGAGATAACAGATACTTAGTCAATCTTGTATTCACAATGATATCGTGAGCCAATAACTCCCAAATGGCAGAACCAACTGGTGTAATCTTAGCATGATTCAATTGAGATTCTATTCCAGGATCACATTCGCCAGTAAGTTGGGCGTAATAAGCAAAGACTAAGCTTTTAGATAGTATGTTCAAACTGTCAAACATCTTTTCCACTCGTCTCTCGTGTGCTCCAGTAATGTAAATGTCATCGATACAAATGACGTGCTTACCCTCAAGTAAAGCTGGTTCGACATGAAATGTCTCTCCTGTTATACTCTTCTCTCTAAGTTCTGCTGACATATTACCATAATCATCATGGTAAGAATGTTGCCTGCTTATTTTAAAGGTCTTTATAGTTATCCACTCTCCTAACCTAGTAGAAGAATGTGGAAGTAACAACCTTTGTAAGAAAGCTGCAGTATACTCAGCAAGAGCAGTCGAAGCAACAGGTACTTGATTGTAAGGAGCTCCAGTGATAAACACTTCCTCTCCCTCTTTCACTGTATCCATAATGTATAAGCCCAATCTCCAGGCAAGTTCTTGAGCGAACTTTACAGTTACTGACATTTTACCATATTTAAACTCTGAATACTGCTCCTTATTAAAGTTTACATCGTCGCTACAACTGAATTTATGAATTGCTATCCTTTGCATAATCTTCCAGTTTATCCCTCAATTCACACCATGATTGAGCGTTTGTTATTTGAAATGCCTCCATACCAGCTTTACGGGCAGGTACGAGATCTGTAATAGGATCATCGCCAATATGTAGTGTCTCCTTAGCTGCATGCTTATTAAGCATAACCACATTAAAGTATATTAGTGGATCAGGTTTACACATTCCAATCTCATCCGAGAAGAAGCAGTTAATCCTGCTAGTGTCCACACCATAATTCTTCAATACCTGCAATAACACTTTACCTTTAACAAATTGCGTGTTACTGACAATTGAAAGGGCATCACTTGCTCCAGCTCTAAAGTTGTTGATGAGATCAACACATTTAGGATAGATTAAGATTGGCGGATGCTCAAGGACCAACTTGTCAAACAGTGACAGATATGCATTATCGCACGCATCTGGACCAATTTTTAACCGATCAAGTACCAGCATATGTTTGAACTCATACGGTACTTCCCTGGCATAACGTTTTTGGAATGTATTCACTTGCCAACTCACCTGTTTAAAAGCTAAGTCGATTTGATTGATGTCCAAAACATGATCCTCATAAACTGTTTGAATAATCTCCGCACGTGCTGCACTGTACGAAGGGTTGCTTTTAAATATGGTTCCCCATAAGTCAAAGCTTAAATGTTTGATTGCCATAACGGCTACAGCTTATTTAAACGCGTCAACGATTTCACGTAAGGTTCCATCAACTGGAGTACCCATCGCATTGAATTTCCACCCACCGTCATGACGATAGAGTTCACCGGCAAATACACCGCTCGCTGTTGAAGAGTCTTCACTCAAATCGAAACGATACAGCTCATCACCGGTTTCAGCATTAAAAATACGGATATAGGCGCGATTCACTTGACCGAAGTTCTGTCCTTTAACTGCAGCGTCATAAATGTTGACTAAGAACACTAAACGTGCGGCTTTAGCAGCAATATCAGCTAAAGTTACAGTCACCACTTCATCATCAGCGTCTGCGCTGTTACCACCTGTAAGGTCATCACCAGAGTGTTTAATACCAGCAATCTCAAGATTGGCGAAACACACAATGGATTCAGGTTCTTCGCTGATCAGTTTGTTCTTATCGTCAATGACAATAACCGTAGCGTCCAGATCGAAAGTTTTGCCACCAGGTGCAGCTTCATCCCATCCTAAACCAAAACCTACCACTTTTAAAGTTGAATTCTCTTTTGTTAAAGCCAGCTTCTGGCCTTTTACTAAATTTAAACTTGACATCTGTTAATATTTATTATTTATAATTAATTATTTCGTGTAATGTTATGATAATTACGATCAACTGCAAGCTTCCACATAAGAAGTACACTTGTTCGCTTAAATTGTAATGTTCAATAATACTGTGTAATAAAAAGAGCATAGCCAATCCAGCTATGCTCTTTAAAAGGATTTTAATCACTCTTACTCTTTTAGATCGCCCATGTTCCAAATTTGACCTTGACCGCTGCCACCAACATAAACCGGCACCTTACTTCCACCTTTCTCCCAGGCTTCAATCCATTGTTGTCTCAATAACATCGGTGTCAATACTGCCTGCCTCAAGTTGTTAGCTTTAGCTTCTGCGGCAGCTCTGGTAACCAGTACAATACTATCCGCTTTAGCAACCGCTCTTCGAGTATAACCTTCAGCATCGGCAACTTTCTTACGTTGCTCTGCCACCTGAATCTCCTGAACCGCTTTTGTCTTGTTACGAATGGTTTCTATCAAATCATCTGGTGGAACCATGTTAGTCCTTAATTGACTCAGTGTAAACCATTTACCAACTTTAGTATTGATCTCTTTAAAGATCTCTATTTCAAAGGCTTGCCTTTTAGTAAAGATAGAATCGATCTTCCAACGGTTGGATACATCATTAATTGCAGTCACAACAGCTGTGTTTAACCACTTCTTTTCAATCTCACTTAATGGTTGTTTAAGTTCAGTGTACATCTCACCAACGCTTCCAGGTTTTGCTGAGTAGTTGAATGATGGTGCAATGTCAGCAGGATAACCTCCATAAGTGGTAACAATCTGTTTTTCATAATGCACTTGTTGCTGTGTAATCGGTACTTCAACAATCCTACTTGTCCAGGTGTTGTAAATAACAATACCACTCTTATACTCATAATTACCAACTCCACGGTCATTACCGATTCTACTAACTTTCAAGCCAACGTTCCCATTGTCAATAATCTCTAGGGTGAATGGTTGTATACCAAAGAGAATAAGTGTAACGATAAAGGCCCCCGCTGGTTTTGCAATCACGCTAGGTGTGTCTCTAGGGTCAATGTTTGTCATACCGTTAGTCACGGATCTGAATGTTAGATAGGCTGCTACAGCCGCTACTAAGATGTAAAAAATTACGATCATCTGTTTTGTTAATTAAATAAATTGTTTATTACACGTATTGCTAGCTTAGTTCCATAATACAAGGTTGCGAGGATGAGTAATATTGCACCTAGTGCATAAAACGTACCGCCTGTAGATACAACTTCTGCCAGTATTCCAATAATCCAGATAGCCACTACAAAGATGACTACCAGATATCCAATGTTTAAAAAGTATTTCTTCATGAGTTTAAATTGATTTAGTGGGCCAGGGGAGATTCGAACTCGCCTACCTTCGGCTTATGAGGCCGCCGCTCTAACCGAGTGAGCTACCGGCCCTCCGAGATTAAGAATTAACCATCTTAATGATGATTGCTTCTCCTTTAACGTTTGCTTTTTTTCTTTTTTTAGGGTGCAGGTGTTTAGTGATACCTTCACTCATTTGCATGATTTGCTTAACAGTCATGTTTGTCTTCATACTATTAAACTCTTTTGTGCACGCTACCACATTATCATCAACATACCCGCGATCATTATCAACTCTATCAACAGTCCTACTAAAAGGGCCGTTAGGTGCTACTGCTTGAGAGACAAACTTTTTACCAGTATAGTGGCAGGTTTTCTTCTTAAGTAGTTGACTGACTTTCTTTAATGATAAGTTAAATTCAATGCCTCTACTGCTTGCGGAGCTCTTTAATTGGATAAGCTTTTTAGCAACAGTATAATCATCTATTATATCACTATCGATAGTAAATGAGTTGGTCACTATAGGAGCAGAGCTAGCTAATGGCGTGTTAATACGGTTCTGTATGTGAGCTGTCATTTGGTTAGCAGTTGGTATAACACCTGTTGCAGCTAAATGATTTCTCATACACTCATTGAATAATTTATGTGATGCACTCAACTCCGAAGGAGTTAATGCCTGTATTGTAGTCTTTCCCATCTGTTTCAAAGTTTAGGGAGTGTCTTGTACACTCCCTAGTTAATTATTGTAACTTTTTCCTCAAGGTTGTGATTTCCTTGTTGATTCTTTTAACGTCTCCCTCAGTTAAAGGAATAGTAATAGCTTTTGCTTTATCCCATTCCTCTTGAGTGTAACCCAATTCAAAAGCTTTCATTTTATTGATGATTTTGAATTTATCACTTAAAGTCCGCTCCAGACGTGCAATAGCACCAAGTCTACGTTCTCTTACTCCACCTTGTTTGTTCTTAGGCTTTCTCTTTGCCATGGCTTCTTTGTAATTTAAAATGTTAATATTTAGGTAAGTGCTTGAATACAATCAAATAATCGCAAAAAGCATCAATACCAGTGATTTCGTGAGTGAATATACCTACTGGGGCAAAATATGTCAATCTCATAAGCTTGCCACGTTCATCTACGAAGACGTCCTCGTGATAGATTTGACTATTCATCGTCGTGCATTTCTTTATAAGAGTTGTAGTATTTGATCTCAGTGATAGTGTTACGGTCGAAGTTAATTTGAAACTCTTGCTTAAAGTAAGAAGAGCACTTAAACTTTGCTAATTTAAAACCCCTTGCTAAGAGTTCTTCAGCATCAGCTTCAGTGAACCACATCTTTAAGTGATCAAGTGACCAACCAGCACATTGCCACTGCACACCATTTACATGATAGCGTGAGTGATCAGGCTCCATAGGCATTTCACTTAATCTTTTATCAGTTAAAGTATCGACAATTCTATTTGAGCTACCATCCTCATTGTACCAGGCACCTCCGAAATGATCAGGGTGCTGAATTCTATACAGCCACATAAGCATTACTTCTGTGGGCGAGCCGCGATTGCTTTCGCCGTGATACCATCGTACACTTTATCAAGCTTGCGTACTATCCATTTACCAAAGTCCCTCAACATATCGTATATGAAGTACGATAGCATAGAGAAAGGCCAATAGAAGATCCAGCCGGTAATGATTGTTTTACTATACCAGCCTGCCGCTTTACGATCCGCATCATTCTTAACATGTAAATACCATTTATAAAAGCTCCACAACACTCCAGCGATCAAATAAGCAATACCAATAATAATTGTTATGCCAAGATTGAAATGCAACCCCTGTACAAAAGCTAAGGCAACTTTAAAGCCTACCACTGAGGCGCCGACAAATGCACCTATTAATAGAAAGCACGTTGCCCACCACGGTGAATCTGTGCCCATTGCAGCTGTCATAATTATGACCAACGCAAGTAAAAATATGATTGTAAATACCATCTGTTTATAAGTTTAAACTTTTAAATAGTTATCTGCGTGAACGACTGGAAGACCTGCTACTGCTAAATGAAGAAGTGCTTTTCCTGTAACTTGGAGTTGAACTTCTATATGCTGAACCGCTTGAACTTCCACTTCTATAACTAGATAGAATACTGGCTTTCTTTGTAGATGAAGTTACAACTCTGGTAGGCGTTACCACTGTCCTCCTTATAACCGTACCATCTCTTCGAGGCCCTGCTGTGTAAGAGCTCTTTGCTGGTGAGACACTTGTCCTGCGTGGAGTTGCGTAGCGCGCATAATTTGCTTTACTGTATGGCCGATAATACTGACTATTGTTACGGTTAGTATGATAGTGATTTCTCACCGCTGTAATACCGCCCTGATTCATCATTTGATTGTATAACAAGGCAGTCATTAAAAACTGTGTCCCGTTATCATCAGTTACTGTAACCATACGAGGTTCTTCAACGTACTGTACACGTTGGACTGGTTGTTGTGAGCAAGCTGTAATTACAGCGCCTAAGCCTATCATTAAGGCAATTTTCAATCTGTTCATTATATTACTTTTAATAGTTTACCAATTAACAATTTGGATGGTTTCTTAAGGTCTTTAAGCTCCTGTATCCACTCTTCATACACTTTATGTATAGCCTGGCCATACGTTATATCAGTATATTGTTTTGGTATAGGTTCTACAGCAACAGTTGCTTTACCTGGGTAGTCTGTCAAACCTTTAGCGCTTGACAAAAACGTATCTCTCAGTTGTAGCCAGTCTATACCTTCCTGAGACCTAAAATCATCTATTGTGATTGTTTTGTACGAACCTATACCAGGGACAGTATTCTCGAACTTACCTTTCATACGTTCGGCTAACATTTCATCAGCCAGTTTATTGAAATCTACACCTGTAGTTGATTCCAAGTCTTTAACTAAACCTGCGAGCATTGGTCTATCTTTAAATCTCTCATCTATTCGGGCTTGATATAAGCCCGATCTAGCCGCTAGAAACTCCGATTTACTGAGTTTCTGCGCGTCAGAGATATCCTTGATTAGATCACCATAAACTTTACCTGGAGTTCCCACCTTAACACTGCCATTACTAAAGATTGTAGTTCTTTCACTTGCTGGCGTACCATTACTACCATCTGTTGTAAATATAGTGATCATTGGCTCACCCTTGCCATTTGATGTCTCAACGTCGAATAGAACTTCCTTTTCACTAGGAAGTTCATTGGGTACGAAATGAAAAGTGACGCTCTGTTTTAAAATACTAACAACGGTGTTCCTAACTAATGTGCGGTCACCACCATAAATAACCCAACCAATATTCACTCCATTATAACTAACTCTACCTGTACAGTAGTTACTATTGGCACCTCTTGCACCACTCCATCTAATATCACCATTGGTCTGTAATCGATCAATATGTCGATCCATTAAACCAATCTCAAACCAATCGCCAGTAGTGCCAATTTCAGGGTACTTCTCAATTAGTAAATCAAGGTAATACTCACGCGGATCAAAGAATACCATTGACCAATACAATTGACCAGCCTCTTTTAACTTAATCTTTTTCAGATCGTAAGTGTTGTCCTTATGATACACTTGAGAAGAACTGTTCCAATTAGGATTTGCTCGTTCAAGTCGACCACATATTGAATTGTTATGCCGAATAGTACCTTCTATAGTAGGACCCTGAACAATCCACTTTAAGGCACCGCTACGTTCAAGTGCTGTAATTTCATCTTTGAAATCTATACTGGGTTTATACTGTGCACCCACCATACTTATACCGCGCTCTTGACACACGCGAGCAATCATACTGCGTTTTTCCCGATCTTCCTTCACCAGTAAGAAATAATACCAGATATTAAATAAGTGCTGAGGATCCATATCTTCAAGATATTGGACTTTACCATCGTAGCTCTTCCAAGCTGTTTTCTTTTGTGGCATCTCTAATATTTTAAAATAAATGTAATTGTCTGCTTTCATACTCTCCGAACCAAGTGTAGACAATGGCTAAAGCAAAGACAAAGACTACACTACCGACCAAGACAAAGCCTAAGGCAAAGTCATTTTTACACGCTTAGTTCTCCTTCAAAGGGAGATACGTGAGTGGTGTAGCGCATAACTGGCTTCTCTACGGGCTCTGCCGTATAGAAATATCCACAGTCTGGAAGCTACTAGGTTTTTGTTTGTTTGGTAGTGTACGGAGTTTTTTCTTATCAGATTAAGATTCTGTTGCTATATAAAGCTATAATTCGTCCTTACGAAGTTGTATAATATAACCGCACGCTCACACTCTTTCAAGTGTGAAACGGTTGGTCATATATAAGATTGGACGAAGAGTACAGATAAAGATAGAGTTACCCACTCATCGGTGGGTAAGCATCTATCAAGCAGACATTACATTCATTATTTTTTTACCTGTCTTAATTCGTTGATTTCCTTCAACCAAGGCTCAACTGCTGCTGGAATAGCAATACGGAGCTGAGAGACATACTTTGTTAAAGCCAATCTCCTTTTCTCGTACTCTTGATTCCATTGATCGCGAGACTGGGCAATCACTTTAAGAGCGTTATCGTAAATCACTTTAGCGCTCATATAAGTGGCGTGATTGTCTTGACTCTCTTTTTGCATCAAACCTCTGATCTCAGTATTTTTAGTATTGAGATCGTTCTTGATTTGAGCTTTTAAATAGTTCAAGCGTTGCTCATACCCGCGGTGTTTCTCTTGCAGTTCAAAATAAGCGTTGTCCACTTCTTCATTAGTGTACACAGCACTGTTTGTAATTACAAAAGTTTTGACACCTTTACCATCAGGTAGCTCTTTCAGCTCATTAGGAGACATACGAGCGAGTTTCTCCCTTAAGATGGACAATGGTCTACCTTTGTGGATTTTCTGTCCTACACCGGCTGCTAATGACTGTAGCGTGTAATACTCGCAACGATCTTGAATTGACCATTCTGCAATAATATCATCTTCAGTGAGTAACTTATGCTTATTACTCGCCAGACTTGGCATTTGCGGTTGCTCAAAGTGAGTAACATTATCATCGTCTAAAGCAAATACGTTACTATCAACTCTACCGATGATCTTTAACGCTTCATCCTTGGCTTTAATGCCCTCACGGAGCCAGGCTGTTATCGCATTATACTGGCCTTCATAGAGAGAACTTGCAACTAAATCAATCTTCTCATAGTTGGTCATTTGAACACTCTCACCATCAATCTTCAAAGATTGATTGTAAGGTCCTGTAGTGTTCCATATACCATCCTTACCCTTAAGAAGTTCAGTTACAAGGTTTGTTACGTGATTAGCCTCTGATTGTGTTAGGCCCTTCTCCGAAAGAAATACATGGTGCTTCTTAGGGATGATTTTGTCGAATAAGTGTTGATTCATGTTTTTGTTTTTTAAATAGTTTAAGAATGCATCAATGTTTTAATTGTGGCGGAAGCAGGGTACGATCCTGCAATCCCTTCGTCAGCGCTAACTCCGGGATGCTCAGTTTAGATTCTGAGTGTGTACACCTCCTAGCTTATAACTAGGCGCCTTTAGAGCTACCACCTTTCCGCCATGTTTGTGCTATTTATAAGTTTAAACTCAATAAGAATACGAGTAAAAAGGCAAATAATGTAAGTCCGCCGATGATCATACCGGCCAATGCGATAGCTTTCATAATTGTTTAAGATTTGGTTTGCGGACGAGAGGAGATTCGAACTCCTGACACGGGCATTAAAAGTGCAAATTAATGACTTCTAAGTGATAGGATCACTATTTGTTTCCTGCTCTACCAGCTGAGCTACTCGTCCGTTTTGTTATTCTACTCTATTGTTTACTGTTATGATCAATCTACGTAATAGACTATCAGACTTCTTCTGTTCTCTTGCGATGTCTACACCAACTTTTTCTATTCTCTTCATAAGTGCTAGCTTTCCAGCGATGTCTACAACAGGTAGACTATCAAGAGAGTCAGTCTTATTCACTCTAGATTGTATAAGAGAATCTAACCTGACGTTATTGCTATCAATGTTCATAGCGATAGCTTCAAGGCGGTGATCATCTGTTACTTTGGGCGCATAACAGATAACAAAAGTGAGAAAGATTACGATTATTGATACCAATACTGTACCGATTTTATCTGTCATGTGGTTAATTGGTTTTAGGTAAATACTCCTTACGGATATGGAAGTAGCTTTTTTTTAATTTGTGCTCGAAGTGGATAGTATCTCCAACCTTATGGTTGTAGTACCACTCCTCATTTATCATTCTACCATATCCACAACTGCTGATTACTGTAAACATAGTTGGATCTTCAATATCCCTTATTAGAGCGAACATACACAACTGTGGCGTACTAAATTTACTCTGCTCCAAAGAACTTTCATTGTTCATACTTACTATCACACCTTTACGATCATGATAAGATTTGTCTTCTTTCTCTGTAGGTATACAGGATGTCAGAAATAATAATGCTAATAAAATTAAAGTTTTCATATTTTACGTTTTAAATGTGGTAGGGGCGTGCGGAGTTGAACCGCTATTTCAATTTATCAGATTTGTTTTTAACCAAGTAATTGATTCTAAGTGAGATGCTCACTACTAATTTATATTTAACGCCCCTAGCGAGGAAGAGTGGACTCGAACCACTGACCTTCAGGTTTACCTTGCTTTATGATTGCTAAGTGACATAGTCACTAAAATTGCACCTGACGCTCTGAACCACTGAGCTACTTCCCCTTCTATTGTTGCGGCGAAGGGAATCGAACCCATATCCACTGCAGGGTAGACGAATCCTTTACCAAGGTGGAATCGAACCACAATCATCCCATCGAGCAGGACTCTAGCCTTGTTGAGCTACATCCGCATTATTTACAATATTAATCCTAACGCCTGCAGACCTTCAGCATGTTTCTCTGTAGTCATATCATAGTAAGTGTCTCCACTAATCTCCTTGAAGGCTTTAGCGTGAAACACTTCATCGTGATAGATCTCTTTGAAGATAGCCTGTATGTCTTTAGGCGCATTGTCATCCTCCATGATGATCTTAATTCTTTCCAACCTCATCTCTTCTGCGTGAGCAGCGATACCTGCCACATAAAGACCATCACCTTCTGGAGCAGCAGTTAACGCGGCCGGCCAATATCTCTCTTCTTTGTTGAGTATTTTGGGTGTCACCCCACGCATAATGAGAAGACTTCCAATCCAGGCTGCGTGACGATCTTCGTCATTTGCAATTCTACTTGCTAACTTATAAGCTGTTGACGTGGGCTCAAAGTGAACGACAATTAACTCTCTAATTCTGGTGGCAGCAGTAGCTTCCCCATGATATTGATTCTTTAACCAACCAATAATCAGGTTGGGATCGTCTTTAATACCGTCCCACCATTGTTGCGGTGTTTTCATCTCTTTTTGCATTGTTAGTTAGGTTTTAAAATGTTAATTTATGGATGTAGGGAGACTCGAACTCCCGTCCCTGCAGCTACTCATACCTACCACTCAAGTACATCATCGTGTTTCTCCCACACGTGGGAGAGTATGGTCTCAAACACCGTCCGCTCTCATCCTCTGAGCTATACACCCGAAAGAAACCCTCTTCTCTTAAGTCAAAGTAAAAATTTGATGTGCTCTTAACACGTGTAAGTATTCTAAGAGGGTTTATATTGTTATTTTAAGCGGCTATTCCTAGCCTACCTATTAATAGAAGCGAAGGTTTCTCCTCACTGCTCGGAATGCTTGGTTTAACCCCGAAAGCACTGTCCACAGCTTTTATCAAGTCCGCTAAGTTCATAGAACCAGCATTCTTTATGATATCCAACACTTCTTTGTGTGATTTTAAAACTGGCATAAATAGTCCTTTTGCTTCATCAGCATAGACCACACTGTGCGGCCATTGTTTAGGTAGAGCTATCTCTTTGCAGAGATTCGGTCTCCCAGAAATGCGTTCACTCCGCATATGCTGTCTGTTCTTCCACTCAGCTATTTCCTTATCTCGCCTTGCCAAATCAGCCTCCTTCTTCAACGCTACAAGATCTTCCAGTGGTGTAGAAAATGTACTACGGCTTTCAATCACGTTATTCCATTGTTTTCTAGCTTCACCCCACTTGATATCTGGTCTGGCGTTAGGATCAGTGATTAGATCTTCAGTGTTAACCTTTGCGCCAGTACCATTCCAACCTTTCGGAACTTCAATAGGAACTTCAATTTTCACGTCTTTCCAATCAGAAAAAGCTTTAATTGGTAAGATGCTATTAAGCGAGTATCTGCTCCATCTAGTAGCGTAAGCTTCACCGTAGTAACGTACCCAATCATTCTTATCAGATAGTACCAGTGAATTTAGCATACTCCACTCTAACTTATTACTAACTGCAGAGGTTAATGCTATAAAGACACCTGCTTTGGGGTGAGCCTCGCGGAATGTTTTAATAGTATCATATTGCCCTCTTCCAATATTAAATACAAAATCAGCACCCATGATACTATTGCTCTGTTTAGGTGGAACAATAAATAGAGTATCTGCATCGGTTATAGGCGTGTTAGTAAACTTAGTACCTTTCGGATATTCAAATACATCAACATCATACTTAGCAAGTTCTTCACGGGCCACTCGAGAAAGTGTTTCATCTGCTATATTTGAGTGGCTCAGATATACTTTCCTTTTCCCACTCATAATATTAAACGGTTTCTTCGGCTACTTCAGTGAACCAACGTTTGGTAACTCGATCTGCAGCGGCAATTAACACTTCAACTTCAAGGATTTCAACCTCGATCTTGTTTAAGTCTGCCACCCATTTCTCAGGCAGGAAGCCGTCGTTTACCACCTTGGTACTCAACTCACTATCAACGTTGATATCTTCCAATCTCATACGTTTTTCTTCCAGGGCAAGTTTCTTATCTTCCAATGCCTGTACATACTTTGCTTGCGCATTTGAAGTCTGTTTGGAGACAATAGTAGTTCTTTCTCCTCTGATACCAGTTCCTGAGGCGTTTAGCCTCGCTTCGAATTTATTCATTTTGTTTTGTTTTAAAAGGTGAGCTGAGTTTAATTAGCTCACCTTAGTTAAGATAATTGTACGTATTACTACATCTGGCTTCTGTCCCTCTGCTATTTTAGCATCGTCTTCTGCCATCAGTGGTGAGTAGTGATCATGCATATACTGAGCCAATGGTCTGAATTCTGTTTGTCTCATGTGATGTATTTCCTGATCGTATATACTCAGAGTTGTCAACCCTTCAAGAACTGTTTTACACTTAAAGTATTCTCGAGCTGCTCTCGCCATAGGACAATCAGCGTGATCTTGCCAGTTTGAACCTTTAAAGTGTTTAGCTTGCAATTGTAATTTAACTTCCATAGGATGTTTAAGTGGTTCAAGTAAAATAAAAGACTCTTCAAACACAATATTGTCTGGTATCCACGTATGCCCAAACATCTCTGCCATTTGTAGAGGTGTAAAGTAGTTGAGTGATGGTTTAGAAGTGTAAGGTACATAAAAGTCAAAGGTGGGGTTATCAAAAGCTACATCATATAAGCCTTTCACACCTTTAGTGATCTGCTCTTTAGTTATAGCAGGATAACCACTCCTTAACTCCTTTGTTATAATACCATACGCTCTTCCCACCCAACCTTCAGCAACACCATAAGGATAACCAAAGTTCTCTCTCATTAATAAGGCGATACCTTTACCATGTCTTCCTTGAGGATTGGTACCACCAACAAGAACACCATTAGCTGGGAGTTGCGTGAACTCCCCTTTAAATGTCTTCCTCATTGAACTCAGGTGGCAGTTTAGGATTACGTAAATCATGTCCGTGACCTTTCCTTTTAATCCATTCACCTGGCGGATGTCCTGTACCGTCCCACTTAATGTGCGCTTCAAAAGCCTCTTTAAGTGATGGATAGCAATATCTCCACTCATAGAATTGACCGTTATTGCTGACACCAACCATCAATCCCACCGTAAATGCCATGCGTTGAAGACAAACGTTGACCACTGTTCCTTCAACTTCGAGCTTCCGGACAAAGTAGTTGCCTTGTTCTTGCAAGACGACATCGAGTGCATGTGGATGATGTTCACCACACTGTAAGTAAAACTTCTCAGAATATGGACGAAAGAACAGCTTGTTAACTTCTGTAGCATCTAAACCCTGTAGTTGAGCGTTAAAGGCCTCACGCGTTGTTATGTCTTGCATAAATCTTGTATTGATAGGTAAACAAATGGTGTGACTATCAGATCTAATATCACACAAAAACTAATTCTTAAAGCTTTGTCAATGCCGGCAAATGGACTTTTAGTCTCATCCCATTCATCAGACTTTCTGAATATGAGATAACAAATCAATGTAAGCATATCTAATCGATATAGATTACATCCGGAAAGCCACGTATGAACATCACTTTAGTGACATCACATAACCACATTGTTTGCTCAATTGGTACACCTTTAAAGTGTTTCAAATGATAATAAGCTCCAGTATGTGGTGGTTGCATCAACTCAACTAAATGCATTGGTTCTGAACCTTCAAACTCTTCATCAGAGAAGGTTATCCAACAACGATCATGTTTAGTTACATGATTTAAGAAATCATCAGCACCACAAACCATTTCAAGTTCAGATTTCTCACCTTGCCATTCCGGGATTATGGCGTACCATTTACCGTCAGGGTCTTTTTCGAATTCTAATTCACGCTTAACCATGTAAATCAATTGCTTTTTGAGGGGCAGTGTAAGCACTACTTGAGAAATACCTTTTCAATTGTACCGCTGTCATGCTCTCAGGTTTTAAATCTGGTAAGTTAGCATGATTGAACCATCCCCATTGAATGTGCTCTCTATTAGGGAATACTTTCGTTGGATCCTTAGCCACTGTAGCTTGAAATACCTTGACGATGAACTTATTATCAGATAGCCAATACTTGGTTTCTTCAAATGATGTGAGATGATAACCAATCTCCTCATTAAATTCCCGTGCAGCTGATTCAGCATAATCCTCCCAACGAGAGAAGAATCTCTCACTAGAAGGAGTTTCTATGTTTTCACTCATAAAATCAAGCTTTCCACCAGGGAAACACCATTCTAACGGATACATTGGATGTCCGTCACTTCTTTGCAACAGGAGAACTTCTCCTTTAGGGTTTGTTGTCAATACCACTTGTGATCTTTTCATAACTGTTTGAGGGTTTGAAATTAATATTCTCCTTTGGTTTCATCGAGTTCTAGGCGGAGTTGCCTGTTTTCACTCTCAACGCGAGTTTGTCGCTCTTTAAGTTGATCAACCTCCCATTCTAGACGTTGTACTCTATTGACACAATTCGTATCCACAACATATCCCACACTTTTTGCATCAACTGGCTTAGTACAGCCAATCATGTACATTACACCTATAATGAGTAGGATCAACACCATTGTTTTTGTATGTTTTCCACTCATCTGTTTATAAGTTAAAACTGTTAATTAATCTGTTAATTGCAGGGGCGGAGAGAATCGAACTCCCATTTACGGCTTGGAATGCTGAATAAATGTTTATAAGTGACAGAATCACTACTATTTACGTTGTCCTACCATTAGACTACACCCCTGTTTATTTTAAGCAAGAACGAGTGATTGTTTAGGCCACCCGTTCAGGCTACCCTCAAACTACCTGCTGTCTTAATGCAGTTAACTTTTCTTGTATTTTTCCCTTCTTTTCTTCCGGCGTTTCAAACAATCCCAATTCTTTCTCAAGAAGTGCAATCTCTCTAGCCAGTTTCGCTTTCTCCGATTCTACCGCTTTTGTGAAACGGATAAGGTCGACAATATCAGCCAACTCTTCAGCAGTGATATCCGCTACATAGAATTTGGCTTCAGCGCTTTCTTTCTTAATCCTGGTTGACACTACATTAACAGGCATTTGCTTCAAGCTTGTGAATAGAGCTTTCAAAGTCTCATCTTTTGCTTCATGCAATAACTGCTGTATGGTTAAGTGATCTGTAAAAGCTTTCTTTATTACTGGAATCACTATATTATTGTTCACACACTTCAGTATGAACTCATTCAATTTAAGACGGTCTTGTTCGGTCATTGTCGTTCTATGTAAATTATTAATTTCTTATTTATATATGAGATGATGAGAGTTCCCGTGACTAATGGGATCAATATCATTGGTACTTGCACGTACACACTTAAACTTTTAAACCATAAGGTGGCACTTATAGCAAGTGCGCCTTTCATGGCAATTAAAGCAGCAATAGCTAACACACAATATGTTGTAAGTTGCACTAGAGTAAATGTTTTCACGTTGAGGGTGTGTCTTCTGTTTCTAGTACTATTCATAATGTGTTTGCTAAAGTGTATGTAGGTAATGATAATGTAAGCGAGTATACATATGATTAAGCTAGTCGTACTTATCAAAATGTCTCTGCCGATAGCTACGCCAACTCCTAGAGTCAGGTATAGAATCTTGTTGTTTATATCGTTCATCTTAGTAATCCTATTATAATTCTATAAGCGATGTATGCAAGCATAATTGCAACACCCCATAGCATTAATTCATAAAACCATGATACAAAATAGTATAAGAACGCTACTCCCAACATAATTCCAGCTAGTTGTCCTAACTTAGTCATTACACTGAGATTAGCGCTCTATAATATTTCTTGCCTTGTGTGTTCACTTCATCACCGGGGACAAGCAGATCAAATCTACTATCTCTTTGAGATTCAGCTACGTCTTTCGAAACGATATATAATACACTAAGGTCTTCAACCGGACGAGGGAGCCCTTGCACCCTGCCCATACGCTTGGAGAGAATTGGAACTCCGTCCACTTCCCTATCTTTAACTGTAGTAACCACGCTAGTAGCCCTTCCTATTACGGGAAAGGATTTAACTACTGTACCGCGATCGTTAACTACATTGATAGTTTCTCCTGTTAAGTTAACAATTTCCATTTTATTAGTTTAAATGGTATCTAATAGATGATTAATTAAATTAGATTAAATAAACTACTTGAAGAACGTTCCTCCTTACCTGTTGCACTGGTTACCACACTCCATTCGCCACGTAGACATTGAAAGTACACTGTGGAGTAACTCCCATCAATATCATCTTTAAGGTGTAACATCTTAAAGTATAATTGATTGTGAGCTCTTTCAAAAGTGTCTAGTAACTGTAATATAGGTTTGAGTTTAAAAGCTGATAATATCCGCACATCTTTAAATGTGAATTGGATGAACTTCATGTTCTTTCCAACTATTAGGAATGAAGAGCCAAAAGCATTGATTAGCTCCGCCTTTATTCCAGGTTCAATCGATATTGTTAGTTTTAATTCTCTCATAGTATTTAATCGTTTTTCCCCACAAGCCTAGCCTGCAGTTTGTTGTACAATTGATTATTTTTCATTCGTTCTTATTTAAGTTTATAATAGTCACCCCACCCAGTGTACGATCTGAGATTTCCAGCTGGTTTTGGCCGGCGTCCTGACGTTTTAGACGATAAGGCGGTGGAACTCTTTAGAGTTCATTTAGGTTTTTAATTTGGTTCTTGTGCGTCTAGCACGATTCTAATGGCATCACATTCAAGGGCAAGTTTGGCTTGTTCCTCAACCAGTTCGTTAATGTATAAAGCCACATCGTAATACTCTTTATACTCGCTATCATTTTGCATGATTTCGGTGTAGTGAGCAATGCTGTTAAGTAACTCTGATACTCTATTATCCTTGGTTGCGCTTCTCAAAAGGTCTATATCGAATAGACACTCAATTGTACCAATCTTATCATCTCTGATAAGTGAAAGCTTTAACCTCCTTAACAAACAGGCCTGTTTATATTCTTTCTTATGTACAAATTCTGCATAAGCGTTCTCATGCTCAAACAGTAGGTTATCTAGTTTCTCTTGTATTCCATTCTTTTTCGTATCGGCATGTGGTCTGTTTCTCAGACTCTCTAACTTACTCTTAATCCACAGCATACGCGCTTCTTTGTCATTAAGGGCAGAACGGACTCTATCCTCTGATTTCTTGAAGAACGTAGTGATGTCTGAAGAAGTGATCGTATTATCCGCTGGTTGGAGCTTGTATTCTTCCAACGCTTCTTCAATTCTCCTCATTGTAATAATTTTGATTACCCCTAATCTGTTTATTGGTATTTAGCAAGCATTAGACGTGCCTTATCCAGCACCTCTTCTGTTGGTGTCTTGCTCAACACCCGTTCGATCGCTTCATCTATTTGCACCAACTCAGACACCGAGAACTCTTCCTGGAAGATCTTCAGTGCATATGCCATAGCTTTCCACGCTCGTAATTTATCTTCCTCTTCACCATTAAAGCTTATTCTTACAGCTCTAAATGCCTCTTCAGTTTTAATAACTTCAAATTGAAAATACTCTCTAAAGGTAAGGTTGTAAAACCAAACCAATTCCTCAGAACTTCTGAGGCCATCAATAACTATAGAGAAGTTATCAATGGTATATTGTAAGTGTTTCTGCATTTTCATCATTCCCTCGCGAACACACGCAATAAAGTATAATATGAGAGCATTGTTACGTACTATATCACGTGAGATGCCAGCATCAAGATCCTTCTTAACACTGGCAGTAAACTCACATAAGTTCATGGTTACAAGATCTTATAAGGATCCGCTACAGGAATTAATTGCATTTTCAAAATGCTACTTGTACTGTCTTCACCATGTTCTTTCAAACCGATGGCTACATTCGCGCATCTCACTTCAGTGATTAACGCACAAGCTTCAGTGCCCTCTTCTTTGTAAAACTCATTGTAGAAGCGGATGGAGATATTACTACCTTCTATCGCAAATCTAACTTGTTTAACATTGCTGATGGTCTGATTCTGATTTAATATAACATCAGTGAGCAATTTCCTTGACAGACCGCCCATATACATCAGCTGTTTATAAGTAAAGACTGTCCCCATAGCTTCCGTGATGACTAATTTATCAACTTTCGGCACCACTTGTTGCTTAGGCTTGCTCTGGGGAGTTTTAATCGCCTTTGGTTGCTCAACTGCAGCTTTTACTTGCTTTTGTGGCTCCTCTGATTGCGGCTCTTTTGGAGCTAACGCCATTGCACGGGTTTTATATTTACCGCGTTTCTTACCAGTTTTGTCATTCTTTTTAGGCTCTTCCACTACAGGAGCACCTTTTACTTCAATTGCCGGTTTAGGATTGATTGACGCGGTTTCCTTTTTACTGTGGTTTTTCTGGGTGATTGCTTTGATCTTCTCATAGACTTTCTCAGCGAGTTTGAGATCAATTGCACCGGCACCAAAGTTCCATTGCCACAATCCTTGTTTATTTTCTTCCTTTACAAACTTCAGGATTTCTAATTCCTTTAAAGCCGGTAGGGTTTCATTTTGTACCTTGTGCTGTTTTAGAAACTGCGTGAGAGATACTTTTACTGGGGTTGGCGAGTTAGTCGCCGTTTTGATGCTGTGTAAGCAAGCGGTTATAGCCGCCAATCTTTGTGCTGCATTTGCTGCCATGATCTAGGTGTTTGAGGTTTAAACATTTAATATCATTATCTACGGCATTTCACCGTAACAGTTTTAACTTTTAAAGAGTTGGGAGAGAAGCTTCTACTTTGCAGCATTGGTCTGCATTGTTTCCACTCCTTTTTCTCCCAACAGTGCTGATGGAGTGAGGAACCATCTTCCTAAACAAAACCAACTTGCAGACTTAGGATCTTCTTCCATTTGCGGGCTACAAGCAGCTCCACTTGATAACTTGCCCGTTCCATAGGTCAAAGAACATTAAAATCTTACAATCAGATATTCTTGGTCAATACTATCCAGCGTTAGACTGCACTCACTTTTAATACCCTTTTCTTTGAAGTAGTTCCATAATAGCTTTTAATTGTGGGTCATTATCAAAAAGACCACTCAATTCAGAGCTAACGGCAGTTTTCTCTGCCTTTTTCTTACCTAATTCTCCGTCACGCTCTTCGATGATGTGTGATTTAATCACTTCCAATACAACTTTAACCATTACTGTCGGTGAAATTCCTTTATCCTGGCCACCTTTATGCATTACCTGCATAGCAATTTCTGCCACTTTGATAATATCGAACACGTGATCAACCTGTATATAGGCCACTTTACCTTCCTTATCAGTGGATTTATCAGCTTTCTTCTGAGTGATCTTATCCTGATTTAACAGGGCCATACCACCTTCATAATTAGCTTCAATTTCGTAATTGTTAAGGTAACAGTACATAGCAACTTTGTATTGCTTTGGAAAGATCATCGCACTGTATTGATCACTTGGGCAGAACATTGGAACATGGAGCTTATCAACTTTTATGGTTGCTCTGCCTCCACCTTTCGGTAAAGTTATGAGTGCTCTGCCATCGGTAACTTCCTCAACAATAACAACCTGACCATACAACTGCTCTGTCATACCAATCATCTTTTCTCTGTTTTTAGGTATTGCAACATATATGCCACCTTTAGCTACATTGAGAGCTTGTTTTAGAATTATTGTACCTTTCATTAGTTTGGGGGTTTATAATTAATGGTAATTCAATATTTTACTTGATAACAGTACCAACTTCATAGTCACTATCTGGTTTCTGTAAGCTAACAAGAGCTCCTTGGAAACCGAAGTCATTTTGACTGACATACACTCTATCACCTACATTAAAGGCTTTATCTGTGTAGACTACGGAATTGTTACGTAATTTAACTTTACTTTTGACATTACTAATACAACTAACCAGAAGCATCGGTAATAAGAATAATAACAGCTTTTTCATTTTGTTACGGGGTTTTAATTAACAGTTTAAAAAAGAAGAGTGACCGGCATCCACCAGGTCACTCTACGGGCTAATAGTTGTTACATTATGAGGCGCGAGTGAATGGATTCGAACCACCGACCTGTGTCCATCTGCTAAGCATGGGGAACCACCGCTCTACCGACTGAGCTACACTCGCATGAGATTACCAACCTGGATCTCTATGCTTAACAAGGTAATTATATAACTCCTCGCCACTCATGAATTTACCAACTTGGTAATTTGGGTCTTTGAAACGTTCAGCGGATGGATTGGTCACTGTAAGTATGTGGTTATTGTGACGTAGGGTCCACAAGCTATAACCAGCTTTATCACTGTAGGTTTCCATCATACGCCAAGAGAATGCTTTTACATAGTCTCCTGTTGTGTTACCACGTTTATCATAACCAGCATTTGGATCATACGTTTCATCGTCTCCATCAACTCTATTAATGTTTGTAGGTATCCCAACAGTGAGGAGTCCAACCTTTAACATGGAATCCACTTTCAATTGGTATTTGTTTTTCACTTTAACAGGCACACTCACTGGAACCACTACAATAGGCTCTACAGTTTTAGCTGGCTCTGGGTAAAATACTGTTTTGTCACAACTCATTAAGAATAGTGGTGTTAGTAACAGCAAGACTAAGTTGGCTAACTTTTTCATTTTGATTTGGGGGTTTTAATATTATGATTGTTTGTCTTTTCATTAACTGGCGTAGGCGTTTAGCATTTGTACAAGAATGTCGAGATCAGTGGAGATAGCAGCACCTGCAGCACCTCTCTGTGCAGCTAATTGACTAACTGCATAAAGTGACTTTTGCTGGTGTACATCAAAACCATCAAGTAACCCATAGAATATGGTACGCTTGTCTTTACGGTAACAAGAGTCTATAACTTCAGCAATACTAAAGAAACCGATTATCTCTTTGCTAATCACATATAAATGCACGTTACATAGGTCTTTCTGTCGCTCTTCTTCTGCTTGTGCTTCTGGTGTCCAGTCAGCTACTACAGGATTGAAATAGTCCACTTTTAATTGAGGGATAAGTTGGTCTCTCCAAGTACTGTTGTTGCAAGTACCACCTAAAAAGATTTTAGTCATGATTGTATATTTAAGATTAAGATTTCCACTTCATAAGTAATGCGTGCATTAGAAACTCATTAGGATCTTGCATTACCACTTTAAATGACATATCAACATAGATCAACTCAGTTTCTTGTTTATCCAGATCGGTCATTTGATCAAAGATTTCACCAATATCAGGGCATACGAGATGTGAGGTGGATTTAACGTAGAATGGTATCTCTCTAATCACTTCTGGGCACCCACCTATCCACTCACCTAATTTGCCACCAGCATATAAGTAAGAAAACTCACGTGGTGTGTCTTTCACTTTACTCATCACTCGATTACCAAATGTGTAGAAACCGTACTTTGTGCCACCACCTTTCCAACCTAGTTGAACTGGTGTAATCCTCTTTAATAGCTCGCGGCATTCCTCATCAGAGGTACGGCCATAATTCTTTAATAAACGTTCGATGTTTGTCATCATTGTGGTTTAGCGGTAAGTAAAAAAAGAGTAATACACCTCTAATGCATCACTCTTCGATCAATAAAACAATAACAAATTTAGCACCCTCTACATTTCATCGCCGGGTAAGCAGCAATATAGCAGTTAGGGTCAAGCCTGACACTCTTACGCCCGAAGGCTATTCGCATAACTCTAAAGGGATTATAAAAACCCTCACGCTTGTCAAAGGCGTATATACGGTTAGGATTACTCCATTACTCGGTGTCAATTCACCGATAACATCTTTAACTGCTCTCCACCGTTTTACTGGTGGGTCATGACAGTTCAGGATCAATGTTTAGCCTGGTTTTCCTAGGACACTCTTGTGTACACGTTCTTCACGAACTCTAGAATAGCACTCACACCGGTGTGAGTTGGGAGAAGGACGGGATTCGAACTCGCGACCACGGCAACCAAAAGCTTATTAAAGGCTTCTAAGTGATAAAATCACTGTGTTACGTGCTCTGAACCAGCTGAGCTACCTTCTCCGTGTGTTGTAATGTAAAAAAGGTGACGTTCCTCCGAACAATCACCTTCTAAATTAAAAAAATTGTCTAACAATGAAAATCCTTATTTAAAAACAAGAGCGTGGCAGGATTTTAGGCATGAACAGGTAAATGGTGATTGTAGCACCCCCCTTGTATTTAGCGCCTCTAGGAAGCCCCCGCGACCGTACGCTTAGCCGGTCCTTTGCCGCATGCCACCCTGCACACGCTCTAACTCGTTTATGCGACCATACTCATATAAATGTGGTCTTTAACGAATATGTTTGTGAGTTTCGCCATAGCGGACTCTCTACCCATTTCGTCTATAGGTGTAATCACTACTTTGACAGCCATTGGATCTACTCTTTTCCTCTCCAATGTTGTTAATATTGTCTTCATGATAACCTGATGCATTTCCTCGCAACTACCTGCATGTTTTATGTTACGAATGGCATCATCAACATCTTGATGATCGATCAGAAAGCCTCTGCTATCTAAACGAATTGTTGGGTCAAATACAATCTTGCAGGTGTAGTTGTAGCCATGATGGCCAACCCCTTTACATTGATTGCTTGTTGCTTTGTGTGGTTTAAAGTGGCCCACTCTTTCCATGACGAAGAACTCCATAATATAGATCTTTTAAAAACAGTTACAAAGAGATACTTTTCTTTCCCCATTGAATGTTGTTCCATAATCTTTCATATACGAGATAAACTATGGTAAGAATGAGGTGAATTAAGATGGCACTGCCTATGCCAGTAAAGCAGGCAGTAATTGATGTGGTGATCAACTTGAAGAAGATGGTTTTAACTACACTACGTTTTACAGTGTCTAATTGTTGTGTGTTGTTCATTGTTTCGCGGGGTTTAAATGTTTTTACTTCGCTCTTGCGTAGAGAATCCAATTCAAGTCATCAGCATCTTCAATTGTCGCTATATAAGTTGACTCGGTATTCTTATCATACACTGTATTACCAATCTTTGTTTCGGTGTAGTATATAATATAATCCACACCATCAATAGTTACTATTTCCATTTTTGTAAGTTTACAGATTAAAGAGACGAGAGGCTAATAGATTGTTATTCTTGTCTGTCTAGCTTATTAGCTGTTCATGTGCCGAAACATGGAGATTCACCATGCACTCTCGTACGCACCTTAGTGCTCTCTTTTAATGAAGCTATGTGTAACTACACCACTTAGCTTATTTGTGGACCCGAAGGGTTTCGAACCCTTGTCCGGTTGTGCTGCAAAGCAGCTTTCTACACGCTTATCCTTTTTTATGTCACTGTTAGGATCAGTCTTACCCTATTTCACGTTCGGATTTGTTACATCTTTAATGTGAGGTAACTCCCACGTTTTAAGTTTTAATTTAGGCAAGCTAAGCTGTTTCTCACTTCGCTTCATCACAGACTTTACTGTTCGTGGGTTCATTTAATCTGACTAGTTCATAGATTTTCACCTACGACCGCACCTCCCGCCCTTAACATGCTATTTTCCGTTCCCCGCATAGCTGCGCGTTGGTTAAACCAGCTCGTAAGCCAGGTTTGCTTCAATGTGTGCGAGCACATCATCGATACCAGTTGTAGAAAGCTCTACGTTGTTTGTGTTGCCACTTATTGTTTTTACACCTTACTTTGTACGGGTTGGGTGCCATGCCGTGCGTGCTTACTACTCAACTATCACCCCGTCAAATCCATACGGGCCCATGTTGTTTGTTTAATTTAAAGCCACCACTTCACCAGTTCCGTAAGATGAAGTGGTAGCCTAAGGTTGGAATGAGTTTAATAAACCCACCTGTCCCACGCATCCTGGTTTAGTCTCCAGAGCCTTGGAATGTTGTTGGTTTAGAACACTAACATAGGTCCATTCTAGTACCTAGATTTATTGCTAACAGAGCGTACACACTGCGTGTGCTTCAGTGTATTTCTACACTTCATTCGAAAGCACGGATTTCTGCCCGCACTTGCCACAGATTAATAGCAAAAGCATTCATAAGGATTGTGCACATCCTCCCAATATTGTTGAATGACCAGTATACGAGTTTAAGGAGATACGTAATTAGCTCCGTTTCAATGTGTTTAAGGGTTAACTGGTTCCATTATAGCCCACACTTTTTAGTTGTTCATGTTTTGATTATTGTAACTCCCAAAGCTCATCACTGATTTTATCTTGCTCGGCTTGAGTATGACGTATTTTAAACTTAACAGTGCACTTTCTACGTGCATTGATTTGTTTCACCAACTTCTCTCTTGTTAGAGTGTAGGTGTTGAGTGCAACAGCATGTTCCTGACATGGAACAAAACCGTTAAATGTAGCCTCTTTCACTTCTGGGCTACGTAAGAGATGTGGAATTGCTTGATTACCAAATGCTTTAATACAGCATTCAGGGTAGCCAAGAAACTCTCCATATACACGATTGTACGTTGTTTCCATAGTTTAATAGGTTGTGATTACTTTAACAGTTAATTTAGGATGCTTTGTGCGATGATATTTAACTGTACCAGCTCTACTCTTTAACACTTTAGTAATGAATTCGTGCGCTTGCCACTGCGTGATAGACATTGGTGTATCCATCATTAACATAAATCTAATGTTATTATAGAGTTCATCATCTTTTATAGGTGAGGTGGAAACAAGATCTTTTGTGCCATCTTCATTGATGATTGCGTATTGGAACTTCTTCATACTGACTTTACTTATAAACAGTGGGCAAAGTTACACATTATTACCCAGAATGTGTAGAGAATGATTACAATTACCACCCATCCAAATAAGCCAAATAGCCAATTCACTGGTGGTTCGTCTTCTTTACCTTTTTGAAAGAGTAAGGAGTTCTTGGCAAATGTGCGGAGTGAGGGTTTCTGTGTCATCGTTATTTAGTTTATCTCGTGAAGGAATGCCAACTCCATCTTCTTACAAACTGCCTTCGCCACAACACCGTGGTATATGCATTTGCCATTGACGAAGTGAGCTAGCCCTGGACTGTTCTTTTTTATGTCGGCTAACATCTGCTCAGCTTCTTCTGGATCCCAATAATTGGTCCAGCTTTCACCTTCCATGAATAAAGTTACGACCTTTAACTTGTGTGCCATTGATGGAATGATAAGAACGATTGGATGCTAGCACATCCAATCGTTGATTTGTTTCGTTTAACTTTCGCTTTCAGCTTTGTTAGCTTTGGCACCTTTGGCATCGAAATCTGGATGATCAGAGTTCTTATGATAGACTGGTTTCCCGTCTTTCATTTCGGCTTTATCAACGTGCTCACTTCCTGTATTACTCGCGTGTGGTGCTGAAGAGTGATACTGTCTGTCGTTGTCTCTAGGTCCATTCACATTGGTGGTGTTGCCACTTTTCGCTTCGTTTTTCATAGCTTTTGGTATTTAGTTAAACAATATGGCCTGCAAAATGCAGGTTGTGACGGGTATGGGAATCGAACCCAAGTCAGTGAGTCTCTGCATCCCTGCATTAACCCCTAGTAATGGCACCCTTTCGTGCAACTATCCGCATTATACTGAACCCGCCATGTGTTGTTTAAAATGTAAAATTCTCCGGCAGCTGAGCTTCTGCACCTGCATGCTTCAGTCTGTTTTCAATCTCTGGTGTCCATTCAATGTAATTGAATATTGGTAGTTCTTTGATTGATTGCTCTTTACCATCTAATAAGACGACTACAGAGTTACCAATTGTACGATTACCAGTATCTTCTACAAGAATTTGTCTGTGTTTTGGTACACGTAAGGATTGAAACTCCTCTCTAAACTCTGCTGTTACATCATCCCACTTGTTGTTCAACCACAATACTCTTAGTTTGAGTAGGGCTTCAGCGGCGAAGTCAGCTTTGTAATCTAAGGGTATATCGTTTACACTCTTTTCAATGGTTTGCTTAACTAATTCATAGAAGTCAGCAGTAAGCACATAGATCAAATACTTTTTCATGTTTATATTGAAGGTTTTGGTTACTGTTTTGATAAAACGGGTGAGTGTGCTTACCACTCACCCGTTTTACTGTTTATGTATAATAGAAGACAATTTGGTGATATTTGTTTATACGTGAGGATGCATGACAACATCTAGTGTTAGTTTACTGTCGTTCTGTTGAAACGTGTGTGGGTTTCACACACTCGACATAACACCCGTACTATCCCTAGTCCGACTATTCATTTTTTGACTACTGCTTTCAGTATGGCTAGCATTTGTGGTGCTATTGGTATCATTTTATCTGCGAACTCTTTGTTCTCTCTATGCTCTGTTCGTAGGAAGTGATATTCCTCTTTAAGCTTGGAGAGTTGTTCATCAGTGAGATTGAAGCGGTAGATGGTGTGGACTTTACCACGTTGATCGATACACTTTAGCCAACTATATGGGCCATTACCAATAGTGGCGAAGCATTTGAGTGCTCTAGTAGAAAATGCCATTTTTATTTGGTTTAGTGTGGAAAAAGTTGTATTTTTTACTATTAATAAAGACTTTACTTATAAACAGTTGATATCTGTACTCTTCTTGTATTCTTCTAGTAATGCAAATAGTCTAGCGTGATCGCTGTTAGTGTGATCATAGATCACCTCCTTGCAGTAATTCTTCGCTATTGGTACTCTCTGTCCTTGTGGTGTTAATATCCACCAGACATTCTTGTTACCTTTAACATCTGTATTCTCCATCTCTAGGAATACTATGCCAACACAATCAAACAATCTTGATTCGTAAGCGTCTTTGTTCGAATGGAACTTTACGATAGCTCCCACTGATGTTTGTTCGCTCATCTGTTTACAAGTTAAGTTGGATAATTAGTAAGTACAATAGGTGAGCGCCCACGTTAGTTCTTCAGTCAACCAATCCAGGTATGTTTAAGCTCACCCATATGTACGTTTATTTAGTTAAGGGTAAAAAACTAAAGGGTAGACAGCAGCTATTACAAGGTCTCTCAGTTCTTGTTTTTCACTACTGTCTGGTTTTTGTTTTGAATGTGATGAATACAGCACGTATGCAAGTGCGATGTCAGAGCGACATCTTACTGTGTGAGTAACCAAACAAACTGTATGCACTAGATAGGCTACGTGCTGTATTCTTCATTGTCGGCTGCATGTAATAGCTTGTGAGCTTGATTACATGTGAGATAGCCAGTACGGTATTTGGTGTTGTAAAGGGCAATATATGCTTCCTCCCATTCTTTGATTGGCATCTTTACATTAAGCCATTCAATATAGAATACTCCACCATTGTGCACGTGATAGGTGCCTTTTTGTTCTTGTTTGCCGTTATTAATTGGCATATGATCATAACTTCCACCTGCTTCTTTATGTGTTAGAAATAGGTGAGTGTCCTTCCCTCTGGCTGCTTCAGCCCCCTCAAACATTACTGTGTAAGATTTAAAGAAGCTACTAAACCAGAAGACTGCTGACCACATTACGCCTGGTAATGGCACTGCCTTTGCTAACTCTCTAAGAATTGCAGGGTCTACTGGCTTGATTACCATTAGTTCAGAAGATCTGTAGTATACCAACCATGTTTCACTATTCTGTTTAATAGAGTGGTGAATGAATTGGTGATTCTATTTATTAGTTCTTCTGTGTCACCAACCACACGGTGATCTTCACACTCTACACCTATCATCAACTTAATACCTTGGGCATTTAGTGAATCTAACATTGGAACTTGTGCGGTAGTGAGAGCTTCGATAAGTAGATGCTCTGTGCGTGGACCAATCCATCTCGCTGCGAGTAACATTGATTCAATCTCACGAGTGGTTAACTTGGTTCTTTGATAATGATGGATTGGCATACTCCTTACTTGTGGAATTAGTGCCACTTTTTTTGACTTTTTCATCTTGTGCGGGGTTTTTAGATGTTATGTTTGTACTAAGCAGAGCCATACTCTCTAGATGGACTCACTCGATGAGGAATCGCTTACACTAGCTAGAAGGCTCTGCTTTGTTAATTTGCTCGTATTGTTTTTGGATCTACTCTTAGTTCGAGTGGATATGGCATGTCACTGTGTTTGATGTAGTTCTCACCAAAGCCAATGTATGCTTCTATTCTCTGACTGATTGTAGGTTGTAATCTCTCTAAACACAATTGCTCTGCTTCGTCAACTAACAAGTCTGGTAACTCGTAAGATTTACTATACTTAGTTTTCAATGATTTCATCTCCCATCTTGTTCTGAGTATAAGGAGTTTCATCTCACTGTTTGCTAATATGTAGAATGCTCTTGTTTGTTTATTGACTCTTTTACAGCTTTCTGCAATAGTCATCCCTCTCTCAACGAAGAAAAGGATGACTTTTAGTTGTAGGCTGTTCATAGATTAGTCTTTGGTGACAGAGATTGCTGGCTCTTCAGTTTGTAATTTAGCGTATTGCTCATTAAAAGTGATGAGTTGTAAAGAGGATGGTTTATCCAATTTGGTATGTTTCACCCATCTGGTGGTTGTATTATTACCACTCACATGCTCAATCTCCACGTTATTCTCTGCGTATTGATTGATGCTTTTCACTTTGGCTGCACCTAATGCTCCATAACCTGGATTAACATACACTTCTTCTGTACAGTATACAAGTTCATCAATTTCAAAGTCAATACCGACATTGAAACCGTTCATTGCATTATACACGTGTGAGATTGTATTTTTATCCAGAGCTGAGGCAATGATGGCTTCAGTTAGAAGTTCGGCATGTGGGAATGTGTGGTCAAACTTGTTGCGTAGGTTGCTGGCTATAGCATCAACACTTACTTCGATTTTGATTGTTTGATTGAACTTTTTCATTTTGGGGGCTTTTAATATTGTTAAACAGTTGGTTTATTTTGCATTTAGTGCTTCCACTTCCTTGCACATGGATTGCCAGTTTTCTTCACTGTAGTCTGTGCCAATGATGGCTGCACCTGTCTTACCGAATCTAATTAGTTCGATATGGTGCTCGGTTTTGTTTTTACCAATATAACCATTGGTGTAGTTTACCAGATTTTGCACGTGTGCCATGTCCTCGACAATTGGCCACATTAAGATGATCTTTCTCATTGTGCGGGGTTTACAATGTTTTTATTCGTTATTTTCGAGTGTGTTTAAAGCCTGCTCGTTCGCTATGTCTTCATTGGTCCAGACATCCAAAATGCCATCTTCGTATGTGATATAATCACCTGGATGCGCTATTTTCTCACCATTTGCTGTTCCAACGAGTATGACACTCTCTGTTGCACGATTTTCTCTCATGATCCATCCTGGTTCATTGTAATTGAAGTTGTTCAATGCTACAACCACCCAATTCGGCACCTCTTCAAGTTGTGAGCCATTCCATAGAACAGCTTCTAATCCATTTGGTAAGTTCATGGCTGTTCACTTAATTGTTTCTTCAATAAGGCTATTTCCAATGAGTCTTTAGTGAGGTTGATCACTTGTATGTCTGCATCTTCAATTGAAATGATAGCATAATGCATGTTGTCGAATGTGTGAACACTTTGACTAATTGTCACCTCTCCTGCAGTGTTAACAAATTCAGCTCTCGCTATCTTCTGTTGTACTGGCAGCTCACTCACTTCTTTCTCAAAACGGGTGGATTCATCGTTGCTATAGCATGATGACAATAGTGCGATACACACTAGTAGTAATAGATTCTTCATCTTTTTGGGGGCTTTATGAAATTGTCAATAATTGGTTAATTATGTTGTCATTCTCACAAGAGTGAAAGTGTGAGATTATGGAGTTGGCAAAATAGTGGGCATGAGTGTTGGCATGGTTGAACTTCGATTTTGCAAAATTGAAATAATGGAGAATAGTGTGGGTTGAAACCAGCGCTACGCGCTACAACACACGCTGTCATTTCATTTTGAAATACTTTGAAAGTAAAACAGTGGCACCAGCATTACCTGTATGCCAACTGTTTAAATCTTCACACTATAGAGTGTTGTGTGTCTTGTACAACGCGCCATTAATCCTCCAACACATATAATACATGTTGTTTTCATCCATTCTTGTTTGACCTACAAACTCGGTTTCGAATGAATCGGCAAGCACATTATATTCTTCATTAGTAATTAATTTGCAATCTTCTAACTTTACCATGATAATATTGTTTAACAGTTGGAGCTTCGCTATGGATCTAAACCTCTTTCGAGACCAACACAATTGTGTTTGCACTGTTATACATTGATACTATGGGAGAAGTGTTATACATGGATAAATAATAAAACTAATAGAGGGACAAAGTCCCTCTATTAATAGCATTACGGTTTAGCGTCAGCGATAACCGAGAATGTGTAAACGCGAGCAGCACGCATTTCAGTCTCACCTTGTACAGCATTAGCTTTACGAGATGGTCTTGGAAGCGGATTGCTTTCGTCTGCATAAGCAGCAGTACATTCGATGGTAGTACCAACCAGTGATTTCCACTGTTTACCGGTCATTTTCGAGCAGCTTACCTCAGTGCCATCACTGAAAGTGATCACTGATTTAGGCGACTGGAACAGAGCCGGAATAGCCAGCTTACGAGCACCGCCTTCGAAGATCAAGAACAGAGACGAAGGATATTCGCCTTTGGCAGCCAATTTAACTGGCTCTTTGATGCCAACAATGCGGATCTCTTGATCGTCAGTACGCTTTTGGATGCCTTGACCTGCAACCTCATCAAATGCAATCTTTTCAACAGTGCCGACGAAGCCCTGGATGATTGCTGCTGTACCAATGCCTAAAGCATTAAGTGTTTGATCGCTGTTCAACAGCGCATCTAATACCTCTTGGGTATTTGCATTTTCAAATGTTTTCATTTTACTTTGGATTTAATATGGGTTTTATGTCGAGACCAAGAAGGGGGGTTAAGTCGGACCTGGTTTTCCCCCCGAACCACACAGACAATTTTCAATTAAGGAACTACTTCTATATCCATTTAACTTTTAAATAGCTGATGGGAGGGGTGGGTAGAAATAGCCGAGTTCAAAATTTTATATTTTATAATTTTTGCTTTTCACTTACATACTTAATAAGATAAGAAGAGGGAGTACGTAAAGGGTTGATTCATAACGAGTTAACCCTTTCACTTTAGTACACCAGACGTGTAGTTAGTCTAATAGACGGGAATAAAGTCTATTGAACGTGAATGTTGTAATACAAATACTACATTTTGTACTTTCAATAATTATTGTTATATTTGTATTACAATAAAATTATAATCAATGGCAAAACATTTAGTCCAGTCGACTGAGACACAACATGTAGATGAAGAAACCGGCCAGCTTATCGTGACGACAATAGAGAAAGTACATACTATTAAGGTGAATGAAGAAGGATTCTTCATGACGTATATTTCTATGCTACGTCCATTCTATCAGCTTGAGCATTTAGCAGATGTGAAGTTGATAGTAAAGCTTTGTGAACTTGCAGAGTTCAATACAGGTAAGGTGTCAATATCTACAGCAAAGAGAAAAGAGTTATGTGATGAACTCAACATCTCTACATCCAACTTCTCAAAGTATATTAAGAGGTTGAAAGATAAGGAGTTAATAAGTGGAGGGCAGGGGGAGTGGACAGTCTCGCCAGCTTTGTTCTGGAAAGGCGATAGGAAAACACGAGCTGCTTTGTTAAAGAACAACACATTAACGTTAACAATTAAACTGGAGGAATGATGGAAGTATTCTTTGATATGCAAGTGCACTTTAATAAAAGGAAAGGCGCATACACGAGGACAGTGTATAAGGTGGACGGTAGGTATTATGTATTAGAGTTTACGAAAGGGGAAATTGCATTCTTCTTACGTAGCGGTAATAAGAAGTATTCAGCTACCCACATCCTTCCTATGGAGCTCTTACGAGAACTTTCAAAAAGTCAAATTTAACCACACTCTTTACAAGTTAAAACTGTATCTTTGTCTTACTATTAAACCAACTAAGTAAAACATGTCTAAAATCATCGCAATTATTTTAATCACTGTATTTCTAGGTGTACTGGGTGGAAGCGCTTACCTATTAAAACAAAACAAGATACTACAAACAAGAGTGAGTGATCTCACAATTAACATTAAATCTGCTGAGCATGGTGTGACACAGTATCGAGATAAATACGATAACGTGTATTCACGTGTGATTGAGCAACGCAAAACTCTAGCGGAGTTAACGGCATCTAAAGATTCTACTATAACACAGCTGATGCAGAGATTGTTTGCGGCAGGTATTAAATTAAAAGATATCAAAGGTGTAAGTATAGAGACTACAAAGATTGAAAGAGATACTGTAATTAAATGGAAGCAAGGTGAGATTAATAAATATTACGACTTCTCCAAGTTACCACATATAGTTAATACTGTGGCACTTACAGACTCCACTGCAACCAACAAACTACAAGTGAACGACACTGTATCTACAATTCCACAAGTGAAGAGGGAATTCATTGAACCAAGAAAGAGTTTCTTCCTGGCAAGATGGTTCCAGAAGAAACAAGATGTTGTCTATATTGATATCAATCACACCAATCCATTCCTGAACGTGACTGGCAACACACAAATTACTATATTGGATAGTGATGGTAAAGCCAAGAAGTAAGAAATAAGAAAGCCGCCCACAATTAAGTGAAGCGGCTTTTCTATTATAATACTGGTTCTGGTCTCGTACGTGGAGGGGCTGGTATCATTCCCTCCCAACTTGAAGGGGTGGTATCATGTTCACCCCATTCTAAACCATCTTGTTGGTTTTCATAAAGATCATCCAACCTCATATTGTTAGTTGCTTGAGTTTCACGCAGATACTGTAAGCGATCTTCAATCATACCTGGTTTATTTGGTTGCCATCTACGTAGATCTTTACTAATTTTAAGTTGATCTACCATCCATTGATTGCCGGTAGATTTTGCATTCTTCAACTCTCGGTTCAATTGCATAATATCTTTAGTTCCTTGTGTAATATCCTTACCCACCATCTTATAGCGGGTGTTGATATCTCTAACCATAGCAAGGTTAGGTTGTTTATAACCGTCTACGATCACTTCATTCATAGGGAAGTTTAATCCACTCCGCTTATTCATGTTTATAATACCTGCATCCATTACTGGTTTATAGTTATGGAGGAATTCTTTCTGTAAAGACAAACCTTCTAAAGAGTTGGCATCCATCTTCTGGAGGAAGTGTGTGTTAAGTTGATTCTGCTGGAAGTCAATGTTATAACGAGATTGCATTTTTGTCTCTGGCCACATCTTACTCATTCTCTTTGATTCATTAATGTTGTTTAGTATAGCATCAACAGCAGGTTTCTCCTCTGCTATCATTGACTTTGGAATAGCTTCAAACACTCTCTTACCATTTACACCACTCATATTAGTGTCTTGTAATTTACCAGTACGAATAGGAGTCCACTCTTTGCTAGCAGTACTGGCTTTCTGCCACATTAAAGGTGAAGAGTTAAAAGATAAACTAGTTTCAGTTTGATAAGCACCAGGTTTAATTTTAACTTCACTATTCAACTTGGCTAAAGCTTTCTCCGGACTCATATTAAAGTAGTTGTGCGCTGTAACATCATTAGCAAAGTTCTTAGCAAGTGTACCAGAGTTTGCAGCGTTCTTCACACGTGAGACTAAACCAAGATCTTTAGTTGCTCTGAAGGTTTCCATAGCGGTACTACGATAAGGTTGTGTGGCCTCACTTAATGCAACACCAGTTTCACTAGCCAACTTAGCACCCCGTACAGCTGGAACTACGGCAGCAAGTCCATTGACAACATCACCACCCATATTCAATACAGCACTCTTAAGCTTTTCATCACTATTTACACCATCAAAGTATTTGTCAGGACGTAGGAGTTTAAGCACACTCTTTACAGGTGAAGTCAGTAAACCAACAAGTGGGCTGTCGTTTGTTTTATGCTCCAACTTAGTCAGGCTACTAAGCCACTCCTCTCTTCCACTTTTATTGTACGTAGAGATTGTGCCTTGATCTCTCACCATATTTTCATTTTGTACTATACCCGCCATACCTAGCTTAGCAGCTATTTTGTTACGTGGTGCGAGAGTCACTCGTGTATTATCTATTTGTGCGGGTGCACTCTCTGGACGTTTACCTTTCATTTTAATAAAGTCCTTCAAGGTTAATTTACCACCCTCCTGAAACTGTTCTCTCTGATTATCAACGGAGAGATCGAGTTCTTCTAGTGAGATGACTTTCTTATTTGATACTTTCATGTATTTTCTCTATATTTGTATGTTCATTATTGTATACAATTCTATGTGGTGCTATGTATTCTTTTGCCTACAGTATGACCAAAGACAAAGATAATCAATTGTTAAGAGATATACAAAGGCAAAGTCAAAAACCAATAACAAATGCTCGCACAAATAATAACTGCCATCAAAGACATTACAGGAGCACGCTTCTATATCTTGGTGCTCACACTGTTTCTCGGGTTCTTAGTATACACGTTCAAAGACTCTCTCAAACAAAACGCTTTCTCCCCAAGAGAGCTACAAACAATAAGTAATGAAAAAGGTTTACAAGCTACGTTAGAAAACTTAAAGAAAGAAGATCCACTCATACGTGGTTATATCTTCTTTGTATATCAACCCAAGCACGATAGCTATTATAAGAGGTTGGTTGTCACTGACATTACATTTGTCAAAGACAATAAGTACTTCCAAGCCATGCCCCTTAATGCACAGAAATACTTAAACTACTTACTTATTGATAAAGAGTATGCACTTCTAGAATACAAGGACAGTCAAGCAGCAGATTACATCACCACGTATAATTCAGATTATGTACTAGTCTATAATGTATACGTGAAGGAGACTATAGCGGAAGTGATTCTCACATTCGATGTTAAGCCGACAGAAGAGGAAATAAATCTCCTGGTTAGACGTTTACGTAGTATCAAATATTATGTGATTTAATAGAATAAACCATGCAGTTTACTTGCATGGTTTTCTTTTTTTCATTATATTTGTATTATAACAATTTAATAATGGAATTATACATAGACAAAATAAACGGTGATCTTGCATTTAACGACGCAACTCATAAATACTTTAATGTCAAATATCCAGAACGCGCTTACACATCAGTGACCACCTTAATTGGTAAATACCATGAGAAGTTTGACGCGCAATTCTGGTCTTCATATAAAGCTCTGGAAGCACTAATGGGCGATGAGTTTATCATAACAGGAGTTAAGCATGAGTTGCTAAATAAAAAGAAATGGAACGACGCCTATCTTGACACTTTTGGTATTGAAAAGAAAGTATTCGTAGCTAAGAAAGAAGAGATATTGGAAGGGTATGATAAGGTTAGGGATGAAGCTTGCGAGAGAGGAACTAACTACCACAACGCAAAAGAGAATAGATTCTACGAGAAGAAAGAACACCTACTCACTGAGTATAACTTTAATCTTCCATTAGAAGGAACCTTCGTTTGTGAGAAACACAACTTTGATCTTAATAGAGAGAAGGCAGTATTACCAGAATACCTTGTATACTTCTCCACGCAAGATGCTATACTTAACATGGCAGGTCAGATTGATGTATTGATTAAAGAAGGTAATGATCTTTATATCTTAGACTATAAAACCAATGCTAAAGGAATTGAAACTAAAGCTTACTTCGACCGCAAAACGAAGAAGAAAAAGAAAATGCTTTACCCTATAAACCATCTGGATGACACCACTCTTATACATTATACACTGCAGTTATCCCTCTATGCGTATATGTTACAGAGAATCAACCCTGAGTTTAATGTGAAACTTCTCCGTATCTGCCATGTGGATGGTGCTGGTAATGAGACACTTATGGATCTTGAATACCTGAAGGACGATGTGGAAAAACTACTTAAGCATTACAAGAAAGAACTCTGCATTGATTACTACCGTGCAACCGGTAAACACTTGCAAGATTAATATAATTAAACTATCTTTGTACAATGTCAATAAAACAAATAATAGAAGGACATGTTAATGAGGCGTTGAATAAAAACACCGACATCTCCCAAGAGCGAATGACTATATGTAAAGCATGCCCATTAATTAAAGATTCCACTTTCGGACCACTGTGTAACCCAGCTCTATGGATTAATCCATTAACTAATCAAACATCAGAGAAGAAAGAACAAGGCATGTTTAAAGGATGTGGATGCAGATTAAATGCTAAGACCAGATTAGAAGATGCGCACTGCCCAGCAAATAAATGGTAAATAAGAACTAATGAAAATAACAATTGAACAACTGAATTGCACCACATATAACTTCATGAAAGTGATTGGTGAGATTTCAAAGCAGTCTGGAATACTAGACCCTAGTGTTAATATAATGCTAAATGATATTACATTAACTATCGACGCTTCTTCTTTGTCAAGAGACAAACGTGATGTAGATCCTTTAGAAGATTTACTTGATGCTAATATTGACATTGTTGACGAATACCCATTCGAAGAAGCTAAAGAGATGATCATTGATCTCGCACCTGTAGCGCCTAGCTTAAAATTTAGCGATGAGCCACTTAGTGATGACAACGTAGAAGATGATGAAGAGTACAATGATCCAAGTGAGATTATTGGAATTTATAAAGCGAATTAATTAAACACAAAATAGAAAATAAGAACATGAAAGTAAATGCAATGTATGACCAGGTGATATTCAGAGAATCACTAAACCCTTTTGTTAAACGTAAAACTAATAGCGGATTGTATATCCCTGCAGGTGTAAGCTTCACCGATGAGACTGGTGATATGGAAACTATGGATAAGATCGTAGGTTTTGGTATCGTGGCTGAAGTTGGAAGCGAAACACGTTATGTAAAGCCAGGAGATGCGATCTTCTATGATCGCCGTTCAGTGAGGGCTGTTCCAGCCGGTGAGGTGTTATGGAATATGTCCGAGCGCGGTATGGTTGCCTACGTAAAGGCAGATGATCCAGACTTGCAAGCAGCCTTCGCAAGATACGCTGAAGAAGAGACCGAAATCACCAACAGTTTAAAAGCTAACGCGGCTAAAGAAGACGCTGTTAGACAAGAGAAATTAAGAGCTATCCAAGCGGATATCGATAATGGAAAAGAGTTTAAGAGTTCACCACTAATCAAAATTAACTAATGGAACCAATGGATAAGATATACTTCTCACCTGGTTGCGTCGTGACTATCAAGCACGATTTGCCAAATAAGCCAGTGATGCTGGTGAAGGGTAAGGAGACAAAGACATTCCGTGAGTACGGAGCAGACGGGAAAGAGAGTACCTTCTTTAAAGGCATTAAATGCTTCTGGTTTACCACTGAAGGTGTGTACCAAGAGGAAGTGTTCTCGACTAAAGATCTCGAGCATGTGACATCGAAAAAATTATAATACTAAGGACGAGGTTGTTTATCTCGTCCTTTTTTTATATATTTGCAAATTACCATTTGGTATTACAAATTATTTTAACTATGAACGACAATCAGGAAGAATTCATCAGTTGGTTAGCTGGTAAACTAGATGCAGCAGACGAAGGGGATCTAAAAAACAAACTAGAAGAACTGGGTGATGATGGTATCAAGCAAGCCTATGACCAATTCTTACAAGATATGGTATCTGTAAAGAGAGAGGGAGGCAGGATAGATTATATTAAATGCCTACAAGCCTTCAAGAAAGGTGGTAAAACAGGCTGTGGTTGTAGTGGCATGACACTCAAACTATCTAAAGATAAAGGTGGAAAGCTAGAGAGATCTTTCAATGGTAAAGCTGTTAAAGGTTTAAACCCAAAGAAGGTGATCATGGGGCAAGGAGCTGATGGTGTATTAGGTGGAAGACCGGCATTAAAACGTCAACAAGGCGGTGTAGTTAATACATTAATCACTGACAACTTTAGAGTGGACTCTCCTTTAGCCACTTCACCTATAGTGAATCAAGGCGTTGCAATTGCACCGACAATCTCACTCAGTCAGAGATTACAACAAGCAGCACAAAAGTTCTTACTAGCCAAACAAGCACCTGCTCCAGTACCTGTACAATTAGGTGCCACCACACCTCTTGCCGGTCAACCTAATCCATTAGGAACTTTGGCTATACCAAAGGTTGGCCAAATGAATCAAGAGCAGCAGGTGCCACAACAAGCTGTTCAGCAAGGACAGCAACTACCTTCACCTGCAGCTAAACAATTCCAACAAGGTGGTAAATTGCAATCACAGCCAAAAGCTGGTGCACCAACCACTGGTGGAAATGTCATGCAACCTCTTACACCAGAGCAAGTGCAAGAACAAAAGGTTGACAAGAAGGTGATGGAGATTGAAGGTAAGAAAGGCCCACGTGATATACTTACTCCAATGGATATCCTAATGGAGCAAGTAAGACCAAAGCAAATCAAAGCCAAGCCTGAGAAGGAAATTAAAATCTACATAAAGAATGACAGAATGTTTGGACAAGAAGTCTAAGCAGTACAAACAATAAGGACTAATATGGACATATTTACATTTGAAGACAATCGCCTTCAACTAAACAAAACCTCAATTTTACTAGTTAAAGAGTTCGCCGAATTATGGGAACCTATGCGGAATAGAATTGATGGAGACAAAAGCGGGTACGATAGAAAGCGCGCATACAAGGAGTTTACCTACATCTACTTAATGTATGATTGGGAGTCACCTTATAAGAACTTCTCAGAAGTTGAGAGACACCTCACTGCAGTCGAGGATTGTGGTTTGAGTAAGAAGTTCTTAGAAGATGAAAAGTTCCTAGCGGCATGTCGGAAGTACCAAGATATGCAAGACACGATAGAGGTTAAACTTTTAAAGAGTGCGTATAAATCGTGTACGGAACTCACCTTATTCTATACCAATGTCGATCTCCAAGAGAGAGATATGGAAGGTAGATACATTCTCAACCACAAACAAGTGATGGATAGTATTGCCAACTTAGGTAAGATGGTAGCAGGATTAGAAGTGCTACAAGAAGTTGTACGTAAACAGAAAGAAGCCAACGCACCTAAATTGCGTGGTGATATTGAACCAGGAATGTTTGACTAATGCTAACTACCGCACAATTAATTAATGAGGAGTGGAGAAAGAAAATTAAATGGGATGTCACCCATGAAGAGGCTCTTCGCAGAAAGGAGAATGGAATATTCTGCTTTGATCCACTACTCAGTTATGAGACAACTGGTTATCGACCTATCAATGAAACTAAAGGATTAGACTTTGATCCTACACCTTTCAGAGAGGCCGGTCAAACTAGAATGCGAGATGGAAAGTATACAACACACTATCCTGGTGGTAAAGCCCATAGAGACTGGTGGCGCACACAACACGAGTTGTGTCAGGATGGTTTCATCCATAATAATTACCGTATAACTGGTGATCACTACTTCTTCTTGAACTACTACACAATGTTGGTAGCTGACGCAGAGAAGAAAGCTGGTAGTGGTAGGGTTAGGATTCACCCAGAGTTTTGGGCAGTCCATTACGAATGGTTTCATTATATAGAACTAGCAGAGACATTAGGTTATGATTGTGCCGGTTTAAAAGCTAGGGGTGTTGGTTTTAGTGAAGTTGGCGCCTCGTTAGGCGTGAGACCATTCATTACAACACCAGAGTTTCATACTATGTATGTGGCTTCATATGAACCATTCCTAGTTGGTAAAGGTATTATACAGAAGTGCTGGGTACAATTAGACTGGCTTAACTTAAACACTGATGGTGGAATGAGGAGAGTCAGACAAGCGTTAAATCAAGGTTTACATAAACGAGCTAGTAAGCTTAATAAACAAGGTGAGGAGAGTGGCCACATGGCTCAAATCTCTGGACAGGTTGTTGATAAGCCGGATAAGCTTAGGGGTGATAGAGCTGAACGTATCATATTTGAAGAGAGTGGTTCAAACCCTCGCTTACTTGATACATTCTCAGTTAGTCAAGCCCTTGTTGTAGTAAATGGTGACCGTCTTGGTACGCGTGTAATATTTGGTACAGGTGGTGATACAGAAATTATAGAAGGTAAGAGAGCATCTACTTCAGGTTTACACGGACTAGAAAAGATGTTTATGGATCCCCACACATATGGAATCCTACCTTACCGTCATAAATACAACATGAAAGAGATTGAAGTGGAGACAGGATACTTTCTACCAGCATGGAGAACAGTACGTTCAACCATGGATCATAGAGGTGTTGTTGACACTAAACGAGCTAAAGCTTATTATCAGAAGATGAGGGATGTCCTTATTAAAGATCCTCAAGCTTACTCTAAACATTGTGCAGAATATTGTTTCACTTACGAGGAGGCCCTCTCACGTAAAGGTAGCAACAGGTTTAATCAAGACAAACTTGCTGAACAACGTATCGCAGTTGATATACATAAGTCAACTCCAGTACCACG